AGGGGAAGTAAAATATCGTTATTGTCGCCCATTATCACAAATAACACACAAAGGGACAACACCGGTTTCACATCGTCTTCTTTCTGCCGAATATTATCATCCAATGGAACCATCTCCTATTCCAATTGTGTTGACCGATGATTATTACATGACCGGAAATACACTATTTACACCGGCATTTGTGTTTCGTTATTTAGAATATAATGTGCCTTATCGCCATTTTTATTTTGATATGGATTATAAAATTATATTTATCGATGATGACGCAAATCGAGAAGAATTAACGTCCAATCAATATGTAGAAATTACCGATAAAAATATGATTATTAGAACAGTAGAACAGTAAACAGCATAAAGAATAATATACATATATTCTACAAGTGTCTGGAATGTCGTCAGCCAAACACTTAGATGGAGCGGATGATTCGCCACCTCTACAAAATGCATGGTCTCTTTTTTATCATCTTCCTCATGATAAAAAATGGGATTTGCCCAGTTATAAAATCATCATGGATGATATTGATACAACGGAAAAACTTATTGCCATTAATGAAACAATGCCCGAAGATATTGTGAAAACATGTATGTTATTCATGATGCGAAAGAATATTCCTCCTTTATGGGAAGACCCTAAAAATAAAAATGGTGGGTGTTTTTCTTATAAAATTAGCAACAAACAAGTATATTTAGTATGGCGACATTTAGTATATATTTTGGCTGGCGAGACTCTTTTTAAAAATAATAGTGGAGAAAATATTATGGCAAATGGAATAAGTATTTCTCCCAAAAAAAACTTTTGTATCATAAAAATATGGTTTCCCGATTGTCTTCAACAAAATCCGAATGTGGTGTTTGATATTCCAAATCTTCAAAAAGAAGGTTGTTTATTTACCGCTTTTGAAACAAAATTTACGTAAAAATAAAAATATGCATATAATAAAGACACATTATCTTTATTATGTTTCAATCATCGTCGCAAGCCAGTCAGGATATATTTGTGCATACGTTTTCTCCGTTACAAACATTTGTAGAAATTGGGTCGAATCATCCGATAATAACAAACAATACCTATTCATTAGAATCGAACTATGGTTGGTCTGGAATTATGGTAGAATACGACGCTTCATTTGAACCATTGTATAAAGAATTACGGTCCCCGAAAACAACCTATTATATTGGAGACGCACAAACCGCTCCCTATCGCAACATGTTTGTTTCGAAATTCACGTCAAAAAATATAGGGTATTTACAGTTGGATTTAGATGTGAATAATCGTTCGACATTAAATACATTGGAATTATTGGATAGGACTTGTTTCGACGATTATACATTTGCTACCGTAACATTTGAACATGATATTTATACGGGAGATTATTTTGACACTCGAGCACAATCCCGTGCTATTTTTGAAAAACGTGGATATATACGGATGTATAGTGATGTATGTGTGTTTTTTGATGGAGATTGGAGACAATTTGAAGACTGGTATGTACACCCAAGTTTGGTAGATGCAGGTAAAATTGCAATCTATAAACAACCAAATAATAGTGAAATGCACCACACAGACATGTTATTTTTACTGTAATCTTTTTATAAATAAATATAAATACAAACAAACAAAACAATAAATGTCAAATATAACTGAATTGAATTTATCGGGACAAAACTTAACTGTTTTACCGGATTTATCTTTGCATACAAATTTACAAATATTACATTGTGTAAACTGTCAACTTACTTCGCTTAACAATCTTCCTCCCAATCTACAAGAATTAAATTGTTCATTTAATCAACTCACTTCTCTTAACTATCTTCCTCCCAATCTACAAATAGTAAATTGTTTTTATAATCATTTGACTTCTCTTGACAATCTTCCGCATACTTTACAAATAGTAAATTGTTCCAAAAATAAACTAACTTCTCTTGACCATCTTCCTCCCAATCTACAAATAGTAAATTGTTCCCATAATCATTTGACTTCTCTTGACCATCTTCCTCCCAATTTACAAATAGTAAATTGTTCCAAAAATAAACTAACTTCTCTTGACCATCTTCCGCCCAATCTACAAGAATTAGATTGTTTCATGAATAGACTAACATCTCTTGACCATCTTCCGCATACTTTACAAAAATTAGATTGTTCACGTAATAATTTGACATCTCTTGACAATCTTCCGCATACTTTACAAAAATTATGTTGTCAAAACAATCATCTTGATGATATTATTCCAAATGTACAAATAGTAAATTGTCAACACAATCAACTCACTTCTCTTGACCATCTTCCACCCAATTTACAAATATTATGGTGTGACCATAATCGACTGACTTCTCTTGACCATCTTCCACCCAATCTACAAGAATTGTATTGTTGCGTAAATAAACTAACATCTCTTGACAATCTTCCTCCCAATTTACAAAAATTGTATTGTGAAGAGAATAAAATTACTTCTATCGACAATCCTCCTAATTTACAAATATTACGTGTCTAAATAATCCGATTTTTATAGAATGTGTAAAAGTGTATGGGTATCAATCTAATTAAACATTGGAAAAAGAATGTTGCCATAAGTAATGAAGATGAAGTAAATCTTCGAAGAAAATTGAAAAATTTTGTTTTATATATTTTTTAACAATAATAAAACAAACAAAATGTACAGATATATAATTGGGTTATATTACGGGCGTATTACTGAATTGAATTTATCTGGACAAAACTTGACTGTTTTACCGGATTTATCTCTCTACACAAATTTACAAATATTACGTTGTTGTAATAATCAACTAACTTCTCTCGAAAATCTTCCTCCCAATTTACAAGGATTATATTGTTATGAGAATCAACTGACTTCTCTCGACAATCTTCCTCCTACTCTACAAACATTATGGTGTTCAAACAATCAACTAACTTCTATCGACAATCTTCCTCCCAACTTACAAGAATTATATTGTTGGAATAATAAAATCACTTCTCTTGACCATCTTCCTTCCACTTTACAAATAGTATGGTGTTCAGACAATCAACTAACTTCTTTGGATAATCTTCCTCCCAACTTACGAATATTTAATTGTTTTCCAAATCCAATTTACACAATATGTAATGAAACATACGGATATCCATCGATAGAAAAATTTAAAAAATACAATGAAATCAAACAATTGGAAAAAGAATGTTGCCCTTTATTGAAGTAATGAAGATGAAGTAAATCTTCGAAGAAAATTGAAAAACTTTGTTTTATATTTTTTAACAATAAATAAAACAAACAAAATGTACAGATATATAATTGGGTTATATTACGGGCGTATTACTGAATTGAATTTATCCGGACGAAACTTGACTGTTTTACCGGATTTATCTCTATACACAAATTTACAAAGATTATATTGTTATAATAATCAACTGACTTCTCTAAACAATCTTCCTCCCAATTTACAAATATTATATTGTTGGAATAATAAAATCACTTCTCTTGATAATCTTCCTCCTACTCTACAAACATTATATTGTTATAATAATCAACTGACTTCTCTAAACAATCTTCCTCCAAATCTACGAATATTACATTGTTCACGTAATAACCTCACATCTCTCAACAATCTTCCTCCAAATTTACAAGAATTATATTGTTCAGATAATCAACTAACTTCTTTGGATAATCTTCCTTCCACTTTACAAATAGTATGGTGTTCAGACAATCAACTAACTTCTTTGGATAATCTTCCTTCCAAGTTACAAATAGTATGGTGTTCAAACAATCAACTAACTTCTTTGGATAATCTTCCTTCCACTTTACAAATATTACATTGTGAAAAGAATCCAATATGTGAGAAACTGTATGTATATCCATCGATAGAAAATTTTAAAAAATACAATGAAATCAAACGAATAGAAAAAGAATGTTGTCCTTTATTGAAGTAATGAAGATGAAGTAAATCTTCGAAGAAAATTGAAAAACTTTATTTTATATTTTTTAACAAAAAATAAAACAAAGACGACAAATATGTACAGATATATAATTGGGTTATATTACGGGCGTATTACTGAATTGAATTTATCTGGACAAAACTTGACTGTTTTACCGGATTTATCTCTCTACACAAATTTACAAATATTACGTTGTTGTAATAATCAACTAACTTCTCTCGAAAATCTTCCTCCCAATTTACAAGGATTATATTGTTATGAGAATCAACTGACTTCTCTCGACAATCTTCCTCCTACTCTACAAACATTATGGTGTTCAAACAATCAACTAACTTCTATCGACAATCTTCCTCCCAACTTACAAGAATTATATTGTTGGAATAATAAAATCACTTCTCTTGACCATCTTCCTTCCACTTTACAAATAGTATGGTGTTCAGACATTGTGAAAAGAATCCAATATGTGAGAAACTGTATGTATATCAATCGATAGAAAATTTTAAAAAATACAATGAAATCAAACAATTGGAAAAAGAATGTTGCCCTTTATTGAAGTAATGAAGATGAAGTAAATCTTCGAAGAAAATTGAAAAATTTTGTTTTATATATTTTTTAACAATAAATAAAACAAACAAAATGTACAGATATATAATTGGGTTATATTATGAACGTATTACTGAATTGAATTTATCCGGACGAAACTTGACTGTTTTACCGGATTTATCTCTATACACAAATTTACAAAGATTATATTGTCATAATAATCAACTGACTTCTCTAAACAATCTTCCTCCCACTTTACAAAAATTATATTGTGGAGATAATAACCTCACATCTCTCAAAAATCTTCCTCCCAATCTACAAATATTACGTTGTAACCATAATCAACTGACTTCTCTAAACAATCTTCCTTCCACTTTACAAATATTACATTGTTCACGTAATAACCTCACATCTCTCAACAATCTTTCCCCGAATTTACAAGAATTATATTGTTCAGATAATCAACTAACTTCTTTGGATAATCTTCCTTCCACTTTACAAATATTACATTGTTCACGTAATAACCTCACATCTCTCAACAATCTTTCCCCGAATTTACAAGAATTATATTGTTCAGATAATCAACTAACTTCTTTGGATAATCTTCCTTCCACTTTACAAATAGTATGGTGTTCAGACAATCAACTAACTTCTTTGGATAATCTTCCTCCCAATTTACAAAGATTATATTGTGATAATAATCAACTAACTTCTCTTGACAACCTCCCACCCACTTTACAATACTTAGATTGTGAAAAGAATACGATTTATACAACATGTAAAGAACTATATGGATTTACACTTTCCGAAAAAACAATTGAACAATACAATGAAATCAAACGATTGGAAAAAGAATGTTGCCCTTTATTGAAGTAATGAAGATGAAGTAAATCTTAGAAGAAAATTGAAAAACTTTATTTTATATTTTTTAACAATAAATAAAACAAACAAAATGTACAGATATATAATTGGGTTATATTACGGGCGTATTACTGAATTGAATTTATCTGGACAAAACTTGACTGTTTTACCGGATTTATCTCTATACACAAATTTACAAATAGTATGGTGTTATAATAATCAACTCACATCTCTCGAAAATCTTCCTCCCACTTTACAAAAATTATATTGTGGAGATAATAACCTCACATCTCTCAAAAATCTTCCTCCCAATCTACAAATATTACAGTGTTCTAATAATCAACTCACAACTCTCGAAAATCTTCCTCCCAATTTACGAAAATTATATTGTTCAGATAATCAACTAACTTCTTTGGATAATCTTCCTTCCAAGTTACAACTGGTATGGTGTTCAAACAATCAACTAACTTCTTTGGATAATCTTCCTCCCAACTTACAAGAATTTAATTGTTTTCGAAATCCAATTTACACAATATGTAATGAAACACACGGATATCCATCGATAGAAAAAATTAAAAAATACAATGAAATCAAACGATTGGAAAAAGAATGTTGTCCTTTATTGAAGTAATGAAGATGAAGTAAAATGTGAATAAAGACAATTATTTTATAAAAGGTGTTGATGAAACATTTTCGACAAATCTTCCATTTTCCCAGTAACCTTCTTCAATTGTTTTTCCATATCCATGTTTTTCATTGTCTTTCCACTCTCCTTCATACGAACTTCCAGCAACATATCTATTTTTACTATTTTTTTATATTTTATTTTCTTTTATTTCCTTTTTTAAATCGGTCCTATTTATTTATTAAATATATATGCAATCTTGTCGGGCAGATGACCGAGTGGTTAAGGTGATTTTAGTGAATTAAATTGTTCGTAAGAACGCGTGGGTTCGAACCCCACTTTGCTTGACTTTTTTGAATGAGTGGTATAAAATTGATAGTGCTATTATTATTTTATATTGATAATGATGGAAGATTTACAATTATTTGGAATTGATTACTTTGTCGATAAATATAAATTAAGTGTATGTTACCATACATCATTGCCATTGGCTATTTTAAGTTATACGACAAAAACAAAATTAATAAATAAAACTATTTATATGAAATGTAGAGGAATGGTAATTGAAACATATTATCCATTTCGTATCGTGTCAAAAGGATTTGATACAATGGATTATAATGGTAATAACGAACAAATTGTAAGCGCCTCCATAAAAGAAGATGGCACACTTATATTTATATTTCGTTATGTAAATACATGGGTTTTATCTACATTACACAATTTTGGGGATGATGTTATATTGGATAAATCATGTACGTATAAAGAACTGTTTTATGAAAATACAACTATTCAGTTTCATGATTTTGAATTCCACGACAATGTTACATTATGTTTTGAAATGTGTTGTGCAAAAAATAGAGTTATCCGAAATTATGCCAACAATACTATATTTCTACTGGCAATATTTTATGGAAATTCATTTGAACACGAATTTGATATTTATTCTATAGATACAAAAATACATACTGTTTCCATTCCAATAAAATATAATATTCAAAATATGAGTGAAGCCCAACATATACTCGATACATTCGTATTGTCCGAACCTTTATTTGAAGGTCTGGTAATTCGTTCAACCACTGGACGACGTATTAAATTAAAAAATAAGAATTATTTGATATTACATAAACTTCGGTATCGAAATATACCTGCATGCACTCCCGAATTTATGACAGAAATTATTTTAAATAATTTGGATATACTTGCTATGCAATATCTTACATGTATATTAGATACATATACATTATCTGAAATACAAAAACGGCTTCATTATTATAAAACACTTATTTTACAAACAAAATATGCCGTATTGGCGCATATACCAGAAATTCGTGAAAAAAATAGTATTGAATTCTCTTGCTTCCTTAAAAATCTATTTTCATTGTTCTCTCCCTATTCGTCGGTCCATTCCATCCGAAAATTATATATTGAATTGTATAAATCGAATAACGGTGAGTCCGAATATGAAAATATATGGAAAAAACATGCCGGTTTTATTTTCAATAAAACGCCTGATCCATTTATCTGCAAAACAAAACAACACGAACACAAATATTGCAAATATATAACAACGCAACATAATAACAGTAATAGTATGAGTAATTGCCCTACTATTTGTGTATGTGGAAATAATATGATGCCAATGCGACTCAAATACGATTTTACTATCTATAAAACATGTCATTGTAATGTTGATTTTGGTTTATTGACATATTCAACAGGTACTTTACTAAGTATTTGCGATAAATGCTTTTGCACCCATGAAATAAATCCGCGCACGGAAACACCTTTGGGGTTTCCAGCGTCAAAAATATGTAAGAATATGCGGTTGCACGTGCATCAACTAATAAACGAAATTATTATACAACAAATAAACACTCGTCAGACATGTTATGAACAAATTGCAAGTGTATTGTGTATTCATAGTGATGTTGCTCATATTTCAATGTGTGATTATGATATGTGTAAAACACTTATACTTTATTTTCAGACCATTTTAGATGCGCATCACAAATAAAAATGGCATAAAAATAACATTTTATTATTTTGTTTGTGTCTTTGTAAAAATGATATTTTATCGACATATATGATTATTCCTTCACCCAGCCATTTCTTGAACGAATCCAACAGAATTGTATCGGATTTTTTAATTTGGGCAATGGTCATGTGTAAGTTGTGATTGTTGCCAAATATATGTTGTAATATTTCATTATTTGATGATTTCAGATGAACCGATAAATACTTTTTTTTTGTGAAAAATCCGATTTCATCCAAATGTATGTAAAATGGTCTTATTTGCATGAATTTTATTTTCATTTGTTCAAAATCTTCAAATGTACATGGATATAATATATTTATATGTGGCATCCAACATGAATATGCCTTATCGTATAATTTCCTAATTTCATTTATTTTTATTTCTTGTTCTTCAATAGTTATTGCTATTGCATTCATTTATTTATTTACTGGTTTTAATTTTATTCCATTTTTTCCAAAGCAAGGTAAGTCCTCCATGTAAAATTGATAAAGAATATCCTTGTAATACAATAAACAATAAACAATGATTATTCCCATTCGATGTTTTACATGTTCTTCTGTTTTAGCAGATAAATACCGTTATTATTTACAGGAAGTTCGACAAAAAAAACTCCAAGAAAATGGATTTGTAAAAGACGACGTAGAATATCTTACCCGTAGTAATCTTGGTAAAAAAACCGCCGAAGGTCAAGTTCTCGACCAGTTGAAACTGTTTAATCCTTGTTGCCGTAGACACTTTTTAACACAAGTCGATATTATTTAACACTTAAATAAAAAAAAAGAAAACAAAAAAAGAAAATAAACAAATCATCCATATTAATTTAGTCATAATATGGATGCGAATTCAAAAGCGCGATTGGAACAAGCCGTTTCGGAATGGTTTCGATATAAACTCGAAATTAAGGCAGTAAAAGCTGAATTAGAAAAAAAAAAGAGCGAACAAGCGATTGCCACACAAACAATTATTGATGTTGTCAATCAAAATAATATTGACGAGTTTTCAACAAGAAGTGGTGGGACCATTGCATATAAAAAACGAACAAATAAAAAACCCATTTCAAAAAAATTACTCACTACGATTCTCCCCAAATTTTTTCAAAATGACGAGATAAAAGTCGCCGATTTATTGGCATTTATCAATGAAAATCAGGAAACGGTAGTAAAAGAAACCATCGATTATAAAGAAAAAGAAAAAGAAAAATCTCTTTCTCTTCCATAATTCTCTCTCCTCATAATAAAGTATAAAATATGTATTCAAAACGACAATTACAAACAAGTATGAGTTCCACCGTGTTTTCACATAAAAACAATGAACGAACCTTTGGCTTTACCGTTCGTCCTCCCTTACTCGCCCAGCAACAGACGCGACTTGCCCAATTACAGGCGCAACAAGTGCCTCCAATTACCGACCCCGCAAAAAAACCGATGAAGTGGGGAGAACCTACGTGGTATTTTTTTCATACCATGGCGCATAAAATAAAACCGGAGTATTTTACACAAATTAAGGACGAATTTTTAAATATGTGTTTTATGATTTGCCGTAATTTACCATGTCCCACCTGTGCGCAACACGCCCAAGCGTATATACAAAATATTAATTTTAAATCCATTCAAACACCGGCGCAAATGAAGGATTTGTTTTTTGAATTTCATAATACAGTAAATAAACGTAAGAATTTTGCGGTATTTACAAAACAAGAACTGGAGACAAAATATGCAACGGCTATTACGGCAAATATTATTCAACAATTTATGGTAGCGTTTCAAGATAAAACGCGAAATCAGAGAATGATGGCAGATGATTTTCATAGAACTCGGGCGATTAAAACCGTGCGAGACTGGATTGTTAAAAATATTCAGTATTTTGATATGTAAGTCGAAGAAAATTGATTCGTAAAATACATACATGATGTATTAAACTAAACAAATCATGAATTATTATCCTCAATCCGATGACGACGTTCTTTCATACGGTGTCTCTGTATTTACCGTTACTATAATAACTATTTTCTGTATAGGAATTATTAGCACATGTATTGATATTTGTATTTCTTTACAAAATCCCATTGAAACGGCATAAGAAAAGACCCATATAAAATATTAATACCTTTTTTTAGTATATATGTCAGAAAAAACAGTAAAGGTTGTTAAGCTTACTATTTTAATGGATGCTAGTGGTAATGGGTTTTTAGCACAATTGGAACAACCTCCAGATGATATTTCGGTAAAAAAAGATACGTATCCTTTGATAAACTGTTCCGGTTGGACCGGTTCCCAAGTAATTACTGCCTTTAATCCCAGTAATAATTTGGATACATTAATTCTAAACATATTTACATGCTTGGGTTCATCTCCAACAACAACTATTTCTCCAACTATTGCAACTATTTCTCCAACAACAACTGTTTCTCCAACAACAACTATTTCTCCAACAACAACTGTTTCACCTGTTTCTCCAACAACAACTACATTAACATCACAATTACTTCAAGAATTAAAATCCAAACAACATACTATAACTGGACCTGGTAAAACTACTTCTCAAACAATACCTGCATCTCCATCAACTAAAATCAATCCAGTATCTCATCAAGAAGAAGAACAAAAAGAAAAAAAAACCCCATCATCTTTAACTACTCAATTAGAAAATTCTAACCCTTTTCAACAACTTAAGGCTGCTGCCAACAACAAACAAGATAGTAGTAGCGACGACAGTAGTAGTAATAGTTTTTCGTCGACAGGAGGCAAACGCAAACGCCCTCGAAATATAACAATAAAAAAACGTATTAACGTAACAACGGTATAGATTTTATATCCGCCTCCCGTGATGCCGTCATTGATTTCAACAATTCATCCATCGACCCAGCATCCAATTTTTTTATTTCATCCGTTCGTTGGCTCTCCAACACCTCCACTTTTACATCCGATGAAACCTTGTTTGACCTATAATCTTCCGGTGCCGTATAAATCGGAACGACATTATGGTCTGCATTTACCAAATGAAACGAATCAGATAATGTTCCCGTTCCATATGACGTATATGTTCCACCTCCTCCTCCAATATATCCAATTGGTTCGCCAGAAGACCCGTTTTTTATATCTGTCGGTAAAACTGGTGCCGATAAATTATATACGGTGTTCAAATACCGAATGATTTCTGTATCTCCGAATACGACACTAAATTTTTTACCTTCTACTAAAGATGGAACATGATGCACATTTGGAGGAAGAAGCCGTTGTTGTCCATTCTCCAATAAAATAATCAGTTGTCCTGTATCGGGACGAGTTTGACGACGGTCTAACGAAATAAAGGACATCTTATCCATCAAATTCGATTGTTTTATAAATTCAAGAATCTTTTTTGAATGAGGACAATAATTACTGTAATATAAAATATCTGCCATTATATTACAATTTTTGTAGCTTTTTAAAAGTAGCATACAACGAAGTAACAATAAAGAGTTTTTGCACTTACTTTAAAGAGTTTTTGCACTCACTTTAAAGAGTTTTTGCACACATATTATACAAGAGGCGATTCTGAAAGTAAACAATCAGATATGCCACAGAACCCATAATCAGATAATAATAGTATTCTAAACCTTTGCGTTTTGAAATACCGATATACAATCCACTAACTAACAATAATACAACCATAATAAATCCAATTAAGGATAAAAAATAAAACCATGCGCAATATTGTTTTCCTAAAGGTCCGAAAATTCCCTGTAACGGAAGAGTTGTCGTCGTCGATTCCATTTGTGTTGTTGGAACTGATTGTGTTGTTGGAACTGTTTGTTGCATATTCATGCGAGTAGTTACAAAAGCGGGAGTCATACCAGACATCTATTATTATACAAAGACTGAGATATATTACTACTTACTACTCTCTATCGTCCATGTCATCCAACTCTTCCTCCTCTAAATCATCCTCATCTTCCTCCGCAAATACAGACACAACCTTTTTCGTTGTTTTGTCTAAATACCGATACATGCGCTTAATATCTAATTTTTTGATGGTAGGGTCATCCAATAAACGTTCAATGTCCGCCAATGTATCCGTATTGTTTAAAAATGTATCTTTTGATTCTGGATAATGTAATCGTATTTCCTGAAATAAATAAAATAAATCTTTACGGTCCATGTCCAATTTATTGCATAAATTATGCACAAATACCGTATTGTTATATTCGGTCGAATACTTGGTAAGAACTTTCGTAAAACGCATAGGTCCATCTGCCCGAATTTTCGAATTGTTTGTGTATGTGTGGAACATTTTGTTACTATAAAATGTTTTTAAGAGAGAGCTCATTTCATTAAATTGCCAAATCTGATATTGAAATGTAATACGGTCAATATAATCGGAAAAACATATATTTTTCAAAATACGTAAATACAATTGTATTACCGACATGGATGTATTTGGCAAAGCGTCCACAATGTTTTCATGCCACAATAGTGCTACCGTTGTTCGTTCGGTTTCATTCATTACGAAATTGTGTTTTTCCAAAGGAGTCGGAGTTTGGATCAGTGTTTGGACAATTTTTTTCGTATCATCATTAAACGATTTCATACATATCATGTCCCATGTTGATGCAAGTTTTTCTTGTTCTTTTTCTTTGGTTTCTTGTTCTTGTTCTTTGCTCTCTTTTTCTTTCAAAAAAAGCTCGGGTTTTTTTGCATATACCTTCATGAAAAAATTTAATTTGCGGAGGTCTCCCTGAATTCCTGTTAATAACGGATGTTTTTGCGTAATAGTGGGACATATTTTCTCCAAAATTCCCGTTATTTGTTTGGGAGTTGGCGTTTTTAATTCAAATAAATGACACACTTTCATTAATTCTTTTATTTTTTTATCGGTGTAATAATTACCAATGCAAATAATCGGATTCATTGTCCTGCTCTCCAATTTCTGTTTCTTTGTTTTCTTTTGACGGATAAGTTTAATAAGTGAAGTAATACTTCCTTTGTCGCCGTTGTTCATTCCGTCGATTTCATCCATGACAATCGCCAATGGTTTTTTTTCATTTTTCATCATGTGTAATACGTTTTGATTTGATATATTGTTGTTGGTAATAGTATCAATCAACGATTTATTTCGTATATCTCCCGCATTATATAACACAATATCATAATTCAATTCTTTTAAAATAGATGTTATAAAATGCGTTTTCCCACATCCAGACGACCCGAAAATATAGATGCCTTTTTTGAATTGGGTATTTTGAATATTTGTGGAGAAGTTTCGCAGAATGTCTTTTATTTGATTTGATATTTCTGTTCTCCCCAATATATCCGTATAATCGAAAGAAGAAAAGGAAGAAAAAGAAGACATACAAATAAAACCAGTTATATTTGTATATTATTTATGTATTAAAAATTTAACGCTTACTTTGAAAATTTGGAAAAATCCGTGGTGATTGGTAGAAATAAGGAACTATTTCCTGATTGGGCTCCGTATGAATTTTCGTAGGATGCTTGTCCTTGTCCTTGTGGTTGTTGTTGTTGACTTTGTCCTTGTTGTTGTGGTTGTTGTCCTTGTCCTTGACTTTGTCCTTTTGTGAAACTTTGTTGTCCTTTTTGTCCTTGTTGTTGACTTTGTCCTTGTCCAAAAATACTTCCAATATCATTTGAAACGGTTTGAATGGCAGAGCTAACTCCAGAAACACCATTTAATAAAAGTCCTTGTGAATTGCGATTATTATTTTTTGTCGAAGCACCGATATTTTGGGAGCTATTGTTATAATCATTTGGATTTATAGATGCCGATGATGGAAATGACGAAGGCGAAGACGGGGGTAAAGAAGAAGAAGACTGAGAAGATAATGTGGACGATGGCGAAGAGGAGAGAGAAGACAAAGAGGGAGAGGGAGACGAGAGAGAAGACAAAGCGAGAGAAGACAAAGAGGGAGAAGAAGCAGACGATACATAATTATTACTAATATCGATAGTTGGCGTTGGCGCACAATTTATACAACTTGAACCATTACAATTTGGACAAGTGGCTACCGGTGGAACTATTTGTGATTTTAAAATATAATCATCCGAAATTCCGCCATGTGAGTTCATCATATTCATCATCCAAAACATCTTATAATAATCGGAAATAGGATTTTGAATAGAGGTTGTTGTTGCCGGTGTTTCTGGTGTTTGTGTAGTAGGAATTGTAGTTGTTGACGCCGAGGACGCGCCTTGGATAGATGTAGTTGTTGACGGAGGCAATCCATTGATTAAAATAGGTCCCGCAACACTAAATAAAACAGATGTGTGTAATGAATATCCGCTACTTCCCGGTTGAATATAAAATACGGCAATAAGAGTAAGACCTGAATTCGGGAGTCCTGCATATAAAACCAATTGATTATCGGAGGTTGCCGTTAAAAAAGGCGCAAATGTGGAAATAGATGTAGTGTTACTTCCAGTGTATTGGTTTGCAGTGGCGGGAGATGATGATACCGTGGATTGATTATTGTATGAAATAATCGTCAATTGTGTTCCATTGGCGGATTTCAAGAGAAGGTTTTGATGTGTTATGTCAAATTTAATCAGATGGTCTAATTGATATACAGATATGGTTGGGTCATAATACGATTCTAATACCATTTGTCCGTTATAAGGGTCGTTTACAACAATACTTGTCCCTAAATTTGTAGAGGAAGAAAAGACAGATGAAAAACTATTGATTCCATCATATAAAAAACACGTGGAGCTGGTTTGGGTAGTTGTATCCATAATATACACAAGACACCCTGTGCTGTATGTTTTTAATGGAATTACAAAAACTAAATATGTGTCGGTATATGGAGATTGTGTAACATACGACCACGGTATCATGGAAGTTGAGGATGACGGTGTCGTGGTTTGTGTAGTTGTTTGTTGAGTCGCAGAACATCGTGTATCAATTGAACCAGAAACGGTAGAACATGAACCGGGTGATACCACATAAATACCATTGATGGATACTCCTAATTCGTCTAATCCACTGAGTTTTGAGACAGTTGAGTTTCCATTTATAGGAGAATTTGCGGAATAGGTAAGTCCATTTACTTCCACTAAATTCATGGAAGTAACATCTAAAAATACATTGTCGTAAAGTTTTAGAACTGGGGTTGTTGTTGAATATGTGGGAATCGTTACAACTCCGAGCGAACTCACCGATTCTTCAAAGGCAATAAATCCCTCTTTATTTCGTGACCACCAAGAATGAATAAATACAATCACCAGTAAAAAAACCAAAATAATAAGAAAAACATGTAATGCCGAAATAACCATTATATTGCCGTTAATATATGTCTATATTATACCTTAGACCTTTTTGTATCGAATACGGATAAGATAATCCGTTACATATATACGAAATACATCAACCTCACGTAAATATGTTTCCGGTTCCATAGTTGTTTTTGGATAACCTACCCACTTTACTTCAAAAGTAAGTTTATTATGTTTATCATATGTGTGTCCGTAAATCGCCTCAACTTCATATAATGTGTCTGTTTCTGTTTCATCATCTGTATCAACTAATTCGTCATCATTATCTTCTTCGTCGGTATCTTCAATACTTTGTTCGTCAATACTTTTTTCGTCAATACTTTTTTCAATGGTTCCATCAATAAGATAGCCATTGTCATATTGACGAGGTTGACATGAACGACAATGGATATTACATCCATTTTTATTACGAATGGATTTTTTTACGGCATAATTTGAAAATTCACGTCGATTTTTCAAATTATTACATGTCATGCACAATAAATTATCTTGATAATATGTTCCGTCCATATATTCAGATGACGAAATATAAGGTCGATTGCCATTCAATCGAAGATTTGTTCTACGATAAATCCCATTTTTTCGCGTGATTCGTCGGTCGATTCGTTCGGTTCGCGGTTTTCCCGCAACCAAGTGCGAAAAGGTATGTCCGCCGTTACCTCCACCATTACTGTTACATTCTTCACCGTTACCACATCCGCGTCGAGAAATACGAGTTAGAATTGTCATTTAGTTGTTTTATTATGTTGTTTTTGTTTGTTGAAAAAAGATTTTCAATTTTCTTTGCTTCGCTTATTCATTCTTCTCTCACACCTACCTCGCACCTAATATGTATAATGTATATATGTCGATAAAAATAATATATAGTGAAGACGAAATACATGAAATCCCAATAAATATTCGTTATTTATATATACGATATATTCCTGAAAACAATGTATTGCCCGACCTCTCCAAATTTGTTGAATTGCATTTTCTAGAGTGCGAACAATGCCATCTAACTTCTTTAGAAAATCTTCCCTCTTCCTTACAACAATTACATTGTTCAAATAATCAATTGACTTCTTTGGAACACCTTCCGGCAAATTTACATGAATTAGATTGTCGCAATAATAATATTGTTACGTTACAAATTCCAGATGCATTACGAATATTATATTGTCAAGGAAATCAAATAGATGTATTGACTATCCCCCCCTTAGTAGAAAAGGTGATGTGTGAAAATAATAAAATTACACAAATTCATTTTATTGGGGAGGAAGAAAACCCAACCCTACATGAATTAAATTGTGATACAAATGAACTTACCACGTTAGACAATCTTCCAAAAAATCTTAAAATATTATCATGTGCGAATAATAAATTGACTTATTTGCAACTTCCGCCACATATATTAGAATTATCATGTTCGAACAATAATTTGGGTTCATTGGAAGTTCCCGAAACATTACGATTTTTGCAATGTTTTGACAACAATGAACTTACATCTATCGGTAAACTTCCCAACACATTACAAAGTTTACAGTGTTATAACACGCCAATATATGATGAAATATATGGGGAATATAATTTAAAACTTGATTTTATGCCTATCGCAAAATACAATAAAATATATGATAAAATGCATCCATTCGGCATTGGATTAAAAGGTGGAATGCGACGGGAAAAACAAAGAAAAAGAAAAAGAACACAAAGAAAAAGAACACAAAGAAAAAGAACACAAAGAAAAAGAACACAAAAATAAAAGAACACAAAAATAAAAGGACACAAAATAAAAGGACACAAAATAAAAGGACACAAAATAAAAGGACACAAAATAAAAGGACAAATCTGTAATTATTTTAATAGTGGACAACATTCTTTTTCCAAATATTTGATTTTATTGTATTTTTCAATTGTTTTTATTGAAAGTATAAATCCATACATGTTTTCACATGTTGTATAAATTGGATTGTTTGAACAATCAAATTTTTGTAAATTGGGAGGAAGATTGTCAAGAGATGTAATTTGATTGAACGAACAATATAATTTTTGTAAATTGGGAGGAAGAGTATCAAGAGAAGTAAGTTGATTATTATAACAATATAATGCTCGTAAATTGGAAGGAAGATTGTCAAGAGAAGTCAATTGATTACTACTACAATCCAATATTTGTAAATTGGGAGGAAGATTATCCAACGAAGTAAGCAGGTTATGTGAACAAGTTAATTCTTGTAAAGTGGGAGAAATATTTGTAATAGAAGTGAGTTGATTTTGTGAACAATATAATTGCAGTAGATTAGGAGGAAGATTGTCGAGAAAAGTTAATTTATTTTCACGACAAAATAATATTTGTAAATTGTGCGGAAGATTGTCCAGAGAAGTGAGTTGATTGTTGTAACAATGTAATTCTCGTAAATTGGGAGGAAGATTGTCAAGAGAAATAAGTTGATTCTTTTCACAATGTAATGTTTGTAAATTTGTATAGAGAGATAAATCCGGTAAAACTTGTAAGTTTTGTCTCGATAAATTCAATTCTGTTACGGTATAGTCTGTCATATTTGTTTTATTCGTTTGTTTATTTTCAAAAAATGATTATCAATTTTCTCCATCCAATCGATAGATACTTATTTTAATAATGGGCAACATTCTTTTTCCATATAACGTATGTTATTAAACATCTCTCTATTTGCCAATGTAAGTGGAAATTCATATGAATTAAAAATGGGATTTTCCGAACAGTTAAACTCTTCCAACCCAATCGGTAATATATCAATCGATGCTATTTTATTTTTTTTACAAAACAATATTTGCAACGATTCCGGCAATTCATTCAAACACAGCAATTCGTTGTCATTGCAGTTTAATTCTTTTAATGTGAGAGGCAACAATCCGATATCATCCAAATGGTTGTTCATGCATCGTACACAAATCGCGGTTTGAGAAAGAAATAATTGCGTCAGCTGATTTTCCCAACAATAGAGAGTATGTAGGTGAGTGGTTTCAAGTCCAGACAATTCCGTTAAACAATTATGAGAACATAACAATTCCAATAAAGTGGGAGGAAGTTTGCCAATAGAGGTAAGTTTGTTATAACAACAGCGCAATTCACGTAATTCCGGCGGAACATATTCTATACTGGTCAGGTTATTTTCGGAACAAGTTAATTCCTGTAATGTATTTGGAAGACTCGGCAATTCCGTAAGTTGATTTGATGCACAATTTAATTTATATAATGACGTTAAACAAAGTTCGGGCAATGTCATTATTTCATTATGGCAACAATATAATGTTTGTAGCGATGATGGCAGAGATTCTATTTTGGTTATTTTATTATAACAACAAGACAGATGACGCAAATGTATATTATGTGAGAGATTTGGTAAAACCGTTAAACAATTACCATCGCACATAATGGTTGTAAGAGTTAAAGGGACAAAATCGTATATTTCCGTCAAACCCATATCACGACAATCGAATACCAAAAGATGGTTGTATGCCATGATATATTCGGGCATATTAACATGTAATTCAGTTACTTGGTAATCAGATTCGTCCATTGAGAGAATATATTTACAGAGAGAATATATTTACGGGAGAGAATATTTTTACAGAGAATATATTTTTACAGAGAGAATATTTTTACGGGGACTGTAATTGTATGTGGATTTGCATCATTGATAGAAACATAACATTGCACGTGTTTGTCATCTATCTTTCTACAAGATATACAAAATTCAATGCCATGTTCAAAAAAATAAAAAGGGTCGGAATGTGCGACTGGCAGAAAATTCGTCTTGTCAATTCCTATAAATAGATGATAATAAGCTCTTGTTTTTTGTGTTGTCGTTGGTTCTATACTATAATGCACTATTCCCAATAACATGGTATCCGACCACTCAATAAACGGGGTTGAACCGCGAATATTGGGAAATGGCGGACGGTATTCATCGTATTTTATATCAATACACATTTTATTATGTATAATATGTCCAATTTGATAAGGTGACCACGAATAAATAAATCGTCCATCTGGTAAAGGCACCCAATTTTTCTCACATATTTGATTAAATGGTGATGCGATTACCTGAATATCGGTAAATTGATATGAATTTATATCGTAATTTCCGACAACCATTTGATTTATATTTTGATTTTGTTGTTGACTGTGTATGTGTTCCGCCGATGTGGCGATAAATCGTATTCCACCAGTTTTTATATGGTCATTATTATTATGGTCATTATTGCTATTATCATTATTAAAATAAAGTCGAATATCTTCAAGCCCCTTTGCAAAAGATGATTCTTTTTTAAGTGACGTTGATTCTAACATAATTGTGTGAGACGATTCTTTACATAAAACATTTATGGTTTTAATCGTATTTCCACCGTCTGAAAATATATACTCACCCGAAGAACCAATCGTATAGTTTACATAACGAATATTTTCTATAGACGAACATAATTTACTTATAGATGAAGGATAAAACAATGGTATATTTGGACACACGACTTTTTCAAAGACAGTCGAATTTATTTTTTGAGGAAATGAGGGAATTTTCACAATAGAATCGTCGTGATCCGCCAAAAACCATAATGGAGACCAGTCCGTCGTTTGTTCTATATGCGCCCATATATTTGTCTCCCATGTGAGATATATAGTAGGTTGTTGTAGTTGTCGATATACACGAGATTCCATATCCAATATACTTTGTTCATCTCCTATAAAAAAACCACCACAAAATCTCCAAGAAATAGTATCTGGAGTTACGTGTGAATCTTTGTTCCAACAACCCGGAATTGCCAAAAACGGAGAGGTGAAAGAAAGAGCCGATGTAGATACAGATGAAAACGTTTTCAGAGTTTGATGTTTGGTAGTATCACGAAACACATGCGATAAATTAAAATCCATCCATGCAAATATTTCTTTTTCTTTTGGTTTTTGTTTTTGTTTTTCTTCTTCTTCTTTTTGTTTTTCTTTCTTTATTCGTTGCCTTATTCGTTGCCTTATTGCATCACCCATAAACTCTGTTTTTGAATTCATTAGACAAAGGTATTCAAATGTGTCCTTTTTTTCATTTCGAAATATTGGCAAATGAACCGATGCTATATTTGATGCGTATTTTATATACGCTTGCGTGTCTTGAATCGAAAGAACACGACCAATCATAACATTTGGAAATATATCAAACACCAATTTATGTAAAATCGCAAAATAATCTGCACTAAAATGCAAAATAATAGAAATTCCAGTGGAGGCAATTTCAGCAAATTTGGCAATACGCCATTCTATATTACGCTCATCATAAAATTTATCTTCATAAATATTTAACAAACATGTTACAAAGAATATAGACGACATTATTTTTTATATTTTTATGTTTTTATATTGTGTTTTTATTTGGTGTTTTTTGTTTTTATTTGGTGTTTTTTGTTTTTATTTGGTGTTTTTTGTTTTTATTTGGTGTTTTTTGTTTTTATTTGGTGTTTTTTGTTTTTATTTGGTGTTTTTTGTTTTTATTTGGTGTTTTTCTTTTTCTTCTTTTATCGGTGTTCTAAAATACATAAAAAAGTATCGCCGGTTATACAAATGGCAAGTGCCGGAGGACTTTTAAATTTAATTGCAAAAGGACAAAATAATATTATTCTAACAGGCAATCCACAGAAATCGTTTTTTAAATCATCATACAAACGATATTCCAATTTTGGACTTCAGAAATTCCGCATTGATTACGACGGTCAGCGCGACCTCCAACTCACAACGCCTTCTCAATTTTCCTTTAAATTTCCCCGTTATGGCGATTTAATAATGGATACATATTTAGTCGTTAATCTTCCCGATATTTGGAGTCCTATTTATCCTCCCTCTTCACAAACAAATAATGCATGGTCCGCATACGATTATCGCTGGATTAAAGATATTGGATTTCAAATGATTCAAGAAATAACAATTACATGCGGAGGACAAACACTACAAAAATATTCGGGAGCATATCTTTCTGCCATGTTACAACGCGATTTCACGACAGACCAGAGAGCTAAATTTAATAGAATGAGTGGAAATACACTCGATATAAACAATCCCGCCTTGGCATTTGGTCGAGTGAATTCCTATCCTTCTGCCTATTACACATCATCGGCAACAGGCGCAGAACCGTCTATTCGCGGAAGAGCTATTTATATTCCTATTCATACGTGGTTTTCTCTTAATTCCGGTATGGCATTTCCATTGATTTGTTTGCAATACAATGAACTTTATTTAAATGTTACCCTACGCCCCATACAGGAATTATTTCAAGTTCGAGACATATTTGATGTCGCGAATAATTTTCCGTATATTCAACCGGATTTTAATCAAGCCCAATTTGCCATGTATCGTTTTTTACAAACACCTCCCTCGGTCACTCTCGCCGATTACGAAAATACAACAACTACATGGAACTCCGATGTGCACTTATTAACAACACAGTGTTTTTTGGATAAAGAGGAACAAGCCAATTTTGCGAAAGAAACCCAGAATTATTTGGTGCGAGATGTCTATGAATATTTTTTCGAAAATGTAGTGGGAACAAAACGTCAAAAACTATTTAATTCGAATGGAATGGTAGCAAACTGGATTTTTTATTTGCAGAGAAACGATGTGAATTTACGAAATGAATGGACCAATTATACGAATTGGCCCTATGAAAATATTCCGGGTGATATCAATATAGCACCTTCTTCCGACCCAAATAGTCCTTATAGCACACAGACAATTTCAAATGTAGGTCCATTAATCAATCCCAATGGAACCAATACGGGATATTTCATTACCGGAGTTTTTAATAGCGACAATCAGAAGGAGATTTTACAGACAATGGGTATTTTATACAACGGCAATTATCGGGAAACCACCCAACCCTATGGAGTATATGAATATGTAGAACCATATTTGCGTTCGCCTGGGGCAAGCACGGACGGACTGTATTATTATAATTTCTGTTTAAGCACCGACCCCTTTTCAAATAATCCGTCGGGGGCGATTAACAATAGTTTATTTAACAATCGAGGAATTGAATTTGAAATCGCCACCTATTTGCCGACGATTGATACGGCGAATTCAAGTTTTAATATTATATGTGATTCGAGTGGAAACCCTATTGGAATTTACAAACAAAATTACAAATTGTATGAATACACATATAATTTAACGGTGTTTGAAGAGCGATGGAATGTATTAACATTTCAATCGGGCAACGCGGGTATGTTGTATGCGCGTTAGACGTCTAATGTTTTTTTTTCGACGAGTTTTGCGATTTTTTTTCAATCCTCTTTTTTTTCGTTCTACGAATCCTCCCGTTTTTTTATGTTGATATGCCTGATATTCTTGCCATAATTTTTCTATATCTTCTATATATAATCTATATAAAAAATACATAAATATGTATATACTATGGATAAACATGATTCAACAGAAAACCAAACAAAAGAAGAAACAATAAAAACAAAACCCATAATTGACCGATTGGTTTTATCGGGAGGCGGTGTATGGGGAATGTCGTGTTATGGCGCATTACGTGAGAGTAATATTCGCGGATTTTGGGACATAAAAAACATAAAGTCTATTTACGGAACATCTGTTGGCGCAATGTTGGCGGTGTGTCTATCTCTACAATACGAGTGGTCATATATTGATGATTATTTAATTGACCGTCCATGGGACCAAATATTTAAATTTAATTTATCTGCGATTGTTGCTTCTTTTCAACAACGAGGTATATTCGGACAAACCCAATTACGCGAAATATTTTTACCGCTTTTTAAGGGAAAAGATATTTCTATTGATATTACTATGGCAGAATTTGTAGAAAAAACGGGCATTGAATTGTTTTTATATGCAACCGATTTGTCCGACCTCCGGCATATTGAATTTTCAAGTAAAACTCACCCCCAATGGAAACTTATGGACGCGCTATATTGTTCATGTTGCCTACCTATTTTATTTTCACCCTTTTTTCTGTCAGATGAAAAAACGGTTTACGTAGACGGCGGTATTTTACATAATTATCCTCTCGCTTTTTGTTGCAACAACCATTCTACGGAATGCAACAACGATTCTATATTTGGAATTAATAAAAATTATTCGGCGATTGAACCATTAAGCACCGCTTCGTCTCTCTATGATGTTTTATTGTATTTATTCAGCAAAGTAAATGAACTTTTTTTAATTCAAAAACCGACCATTGCAATTAAACACCAGTTGGATATATGTGACACGCCAACGAATATGTATGATATTTATTTATTTGTAACAAGTAGTGAAGAACGAAAAAAACGAATTCAAATCGGAGTCGAATCCTTTATTAACCAATTGAAAAAATTTCTACCGACGGACTCCAAATAAAATAAGGGTGTTTTATTTTCTCCATTATGAATAAATGTATATGTGGCTTGATATACCCGCACAATATTTGTTTTTTTATAGAATAAATATATATTGTATATAATAAAAAATAAAAACGAATACATGATATCTGTTTTCAAGTGAATCGGCGAATTTCGTAGCAAATACAACGGAATTCCTTTTGCTAAAACAATTACAGCAAGATACATAAAAAATATACGCACCGACGGAACAATGATTAGCGAGAGAATATTTTCAATAATTGCCACGTATAAAATAAATCGAGGGTTCGGAATAGAGGAAGGACTCGCATAATATATTATAAACCAAACAAAAATCCAATATGAAAATAAAAGGTCCGGAGTTAAAAAATCGGGAGTAATCATTTGTTACTATAGGCGTTGTTTTTTTCATATTTTTCTTCTCTTAACAATAAAACAGAGATATGTCGAATTTTCTTAATTTAGATGACATGGAAGCAACACAAAAAATAAATATCGATGACCTATATGAAAAAAATCACATAAAAGATATTAAACAACTGTCTATTTTTCAGAAAATTTTAAATCGAGTTCATAAACGCATCAATACAATTTCACGACAAAATCACGATAAATATACATGGTATCAAATCCCAGAATTTATTTTTGGAGAATCGGTCTATGACAAAGGTCACTGTATTGCATTTATTGTTGCTAAATTGGAAGAAAATGGATTTAAAGTGCAATATATACAGCCGAACATTCTATTTATTTCATGGGAACATTGGGTTCCATCCTATGTCCGTGAAAATATAAAGAAAAAAACGGGAATAATCGTAAATGAATTTGGCGACGTTATCGAAAATATACATACAAAAAAGGAAGACGAAGATGAACCAATAAATACAAATAATACGAATAAAAAAACATATGCATCCACACGTGAATACAAACCTACCGGAAAACTTATTTATACAAAAGATATGTTTGACCGTATTGATAAAAAAATAAATAGCGATGGAAATGGAAATAAGGATTTATGAAATAAAATTGAAAATGTTTTTAATGTATAAATGATACAAATAAGAAAATGTTAGTATCATTGTTTAGTTGTTTCTTTTGTTTTTCGAGACATAATTCTGTAGTGCACGATCCTTCTATATCGCACATTTCAAAAAAAAGACGGTCCAGTTATCATTCAAAAAGAGAAGAAGTATTCGGCAAATTTCCCGAATTTGTAGACACGTTTGATTATTCTGCCTCTGAATATAAAAATACCTCTCCATGGATTCCTCAATTGCAACGAGGTAAAGTGATTAAAGTATATGACGGCGATACCATTACGGTTGCGTCAAAATGTTATGAACACTCGGATGTATATCGTTTTACGATTCGATTGAGAGGAGTCGATTCACCTGAAATAAAAGGTAAAACAGACGAAGAACGGCATCATGCAATCGTGGCGAGAGATGCATTACATAAACTTATTTTTGGAAAAACAATCATAATTAAAAACTGTGGCAAAGAAAAATGGGGAAGAGTTTTGGCGGATATTTATATTGAAGATATTGGAAAACATATACATATAAATCAATGGTTATTGGACAATAAATATGCAGTAGCATACAATGGTGGAAAAAAATGTGATTGGGAATTTGATTAGATAAAACAAATAATTTATATTTTATTATCGTAACTTTTTCATTGTCCTCGTCCCTTTTCTTATTGTCCTCGTCCTTGTCCCTTTTTTCATCGTCCCTTTTCTTATTCGTTTTTTCGTTACTCCGCCTTTTTGTCCTTCGGTTGGAGAGATGGATTTGGATGTTATGGAATTTTCATTTTGAACATATATAAGAAAATTTGCGCCCAATGGATTGGTTGGTTGCTCGCGTTTTAATCGAAGAAAATCCGTATATATTTGCATGATATGTGCATCCTGCATAAGTGCATGTAACAGTAATTTATTTAATTTAAATGTCATTTGTGTATCTTTAAAAGCATCTTTAATAAATTGATAAAAATAGGTTTGGATAAATTCGTATGTCTCCGGTTTTGTTTTCTGATATTTTAATATATCCGCGAAATAATCTACGGTCATGTTGTGGAGTTTATGTTTAAATTCGGGGTCCGTTTTTATGGTAAGATTCTCGGCGATATCTCCTATCTGTTTATCGGTAAATGAACTGTCGCCCCCTTTCATGGTAGAGGTTTCTTTCATGGTAGAGGTTTCTTTCATGGTAGAAAATAGTGGAAATGAAGTCCAGTCTTTTCCCGCATTTGCGAGAGCCAGACTTTCCGGCGAACTTTCTAACAATGCCTCTAAAAACATTTGTTTAAACAATATTCCTCCCGACCGTTTTTCCTGAAAAACAAAATCCATTAAAAAATACAACACAATCTGAAGAAAATTATCACGTATTTTTTGGGCATCTTCAGCGGTTTCCTTTGAATCTTTTAATATTGTATCTATACCTTCTACAATTTTATCGGACGGGTGTTCTCCTAATTTTATATGTATTTTTTCGTATAAAGAAGAACTAATATCATTTGACAATGTATCTATATTTGTATTGGGTGGTGGAGATGATGATTGTGCCGATTGTGGCAAGGATTTTTGGATAGATGCAAGTATATTTGGTCCTTGTTTTAACGCCTTTTTTGCCATATTTTTTGCTATGTTTTTCATAATATTTGTTTATATATCATGAGATATTTGGATAAATAAGTATTGTAAATTTAAATGCAATACATATATAAGTTAATTAGAATTTATTCAAATAAAAAAAAAATATCGTAAATTTTATCATATTCGTCGTTGTTGAATGTTAAAAATGTATTATTTTGATAGTTATAATTATTTATAAAATCAATTATATTTAGTTGGTGATTTTGTAGTTCGAACAAATGTAATGATATTACTATATTTGGATTAATTAAACTTAATTTATTTAATAAACCATAATTAACAATATCTTGGTGTGATTTATTTTTCAATTGTTTTTTAATTAAATTTATCATTATAATTGTATTTATATAACTTCTAAAATTGTCATTTTCTTCTTTATTTCTAAAATGCACATCAATTATTGATGATATCTTGGTTAGTTTTGTTGTTTTTGTAATATATTTTTTTATTTCATTAAATAAGTTAAATTGTTGAAATAGCTCAAATATTATAAAATAATTATTTGGACTAATGTCAGTTGATGGATAATTTTGAAAAAAATATTCATTTCTTGGTTGAATATTTAATAAATTGAATTTACCTTGTTTTTGTAAATCAATTATATTTTTTATAACTGTAAATAAATTATATTTTACTTTATCATTTAATTTTGTCAAACTAGTTATGATTGCATGTTGATTACTGTCCATTGATGATAATATTATAAATATAGCTTTAACTACTTCTTTACAAATACAAACTGTACGATGTTGTTATATATTTCAAAATCATCGGCTCAACAAAAGACAATTTATGTAATAATTCTATGTTTTCCGGAAATACAGATGTCACCATATGAATAATTTCTCGAATCGTATTTGCTATTTTTAATACAGCTTTCACAAAATCACCCACCGATATTGTATCGCTATGTTCGTATAAGAATGCTTTACACGCATGTTCATTATTGCAATCACACCACGACATCATTATATCGGCAATAGTTACACATATTTGAGAATCATCTGTAAGTAAATTCTGATATTCTTCCGTAAATAAACACGATACAGACGCATGTTGTTTTTCTTTATCGTCGTTTTTTCTTTCATTGGTATTGTTGTTGTTGGTATTGTTGTTTCTTTCATTGTTGTTTCTTTCATTGTTGTTTGTTTCTTTTTCTTTCACATCTATAAAATGTGCTAATAATCCGACAATTTGAGTAGGAGAGAATGTGGAGAATTGTTGCCAGTGATTCACAAATCCATGAGCAAATACAAACGGTGAAACTTCCGCAAAATAACTGGCAATATCTCCTTTTTTTGTTAAATGCCATTGCTTAGAAGACACCGTCCTCATAAGAAACCCTTCTTCCGTTAATTTATCAAACACTCTCTCGATTTCATCGGTAACATAATCTTCCATATTTCGTAATGTCTGTGTTTCGATTTGTAATTGTTTTCTGTGTTTTTCGGATTCTTTATACGCCAATAAATCCGCATCGAACAATGTTTTTGATATAGATTCTTTTAGTGCAGTCATTTGTTTTTCAAGGTCTTTTCGTTTCTTATGATTGCAAAAGGAGAGAGATGTTTCCAGTGTTGAATATTGTTGAATTACATGTGACGGTAAGGGAAGTAGCGACACTATTGTTTCCAGTTCTTCGACAATTCGCGTTTGTCCGTGAATGGTTTTTTGAATTTCGGCATTTTTCATACTTCGTTTAACGAAATCATGAACCATTTCAATATTGGCGTCTGCATCTGTTTTTTTGTTGGGGTATGCCGATAAAATAAATTCGGGAGAAATGTGAAACTTGCTTATTAATTTGGGAGGCACGCCTCCCAACATTTCCTTGTATTCGGATAAAGTTGGCAACGGAAATAAATTATTGCAGTGAACCACATGTCCAACGGTATCAATACCACGTCTTCCTGCACGTCCCGACATTTGCGCATATTCGTGTGAATATAACATACGACTTTGTCCATCAAATTTCTGCAAAGATACAAATACAGCCGTGCGAATAGGACAGTCCAATCCAACCGCAAATGATTCGGTTGCTATCAATACTTTAATGTATCGTTTCATAATAAACATTTCTACCATTTCACGAAAGATAGGAATCATGCCAGAATGGTGGATGGCGATACCTTTTTCCAATAATTTCACGAGTTGTACGAATTCGGGAAGTTCGGTGTATTCGGGTTTTCCTCGCAACAAATCTCGGCATTCTTTTTCAATGGTATAGGGTATTTTGGAATCATCTTCTAACAAAGGAATTGTAATTTCTTGGGCGATAAGTTCGACTTGTTTTCGCGAAAATACAAACACAATTGCCGGTAACATGTCTCGGTCTTTTAATAATTGCATAAGAGAATTCACAATAAATTTGCGTTTTCCGTGTGTTTGTCCTCGCTGGTTTTGAGGGTCGTGTTTATTGTATAATTGCAACATGTGTTTTAATTGATGATAGGTCGGTTCGTTCATCCGTCCTTCGGCTGAACGTAAAACCGTTAATTGATTTGATGCGCGACGTATTTCTTGTTTTAAGGTATCATCTTTAATTCCCTTATAAATAGATTCGCCGACGGATAGAAATGAATAATGTGTTAAAGGCACAATTCGTTTTGATGCCATACACAAACAAACTTCTTTTTTTTGTTGTTGTTCTTTTTGTTCTGGTTGTTGTTTTTGTTCTGGTTGTTGTTTTTGTTCTGGTTGTTCTGGTTCTTCAGGGAGCGAACGGTTTTCAATCCATTTGGCAAAAAGTTCAGGAGAATCGATGGTGGCAGAGAGCATTATCATTTGCACATTTTCCGGCAATTGTAAAATAGATTGTTCCCACACATGACCGCGTTGCTGATCATTGATATAATGAACTTCGTCAAATATGACACACGCCACATCGTTCATATCTAAATCAAGCACTGTATTTGCAGATGCACCTTTTGTTATATAATTTAAAAGAATTTCGGTAGTCATAATAAGAACATCTGCCAATACATTGTGTTTTATATCTCCCGTTAAAATGCCAAACGATATATCGGGGTATTTTTTTGAAAATTCATAGTATTTTTGATTTGAAAGAGCTTTTATGGGAGAGGTATAAATAACTTTTTGTTTTTTTGTTTTTTTTATTGTTTTGCAGTAATATTGAATGGCAAATTCGGCAGGAAGTGTTTTGCCGGAGCCGGTTTGTGCCGTTACTAAAACGTGATTTTGTAATACAATATGTTCAATCGCATATTTTTGAAAATCACTGAGAGGATACGGAAATTGTGCGAAATAAGGAGAATACGTGATTTCATTTTCGGTAGGATAAGGAGAATTGCAGATTTTTACCATTTTTTATTCGTTATGTTGTGTGACATAACGAATAAAAATATTATCAATTTTATTCAGTGACGAAATTTTTTACTGGTTTTTCTTCCACCCGTTGTTCGTAAAAAATACATGTTCTATTTCGATATATAATTATTCTCCGTAAAAATACTAGGATTTAACGATAACGCATCCCAATTTATTTTGTCTTTATTATCTTCCAATAAAGAAATGGCATTTGGATTTGCTGATAAATTGTCCCAATTTATTTTATCTAGATGCTTTTCCAATAAATGTATGGCATTTGGATTTTCTGATAATTGTGCCCAGTTTATTTTTTCTGGATGCTTTTCCAATAAATGTATGGCATTTGGATTTTCTGATAACCAAACCCATATTATTTTTGTTGGATTATCTTCCAATAAAGGAATGGCATTTGGATTTTCTGATAACGAAATCCAGTTTATTTTTGTTGGATTCTTTTCCAATAAATGTATGGCATTTGGATTTGCTGATAACTGACTCCAGTTTATTTTATTTTTATTATCTTCCAATAAAGGAATGGCATTTGAATTTGCTGATAACTGACTCCAGTTTATTTTATTTTTATTATCTTCCAATAAAGGAATGGCATTCGGATTTTTTGATAATAAGTACCAGTCTATTTTATCTGTATTCTCTTCCAATAAATGTATTGCATTTGGATTTTCTGATAATAAGTACCAGTCTATTTTATCTGTATTCTCTTCCAATAAATGTATTGCATTTGGATTTTCTGATAATAATCCCCAGTTTATTTTTTCTGGATGCTCTTTCAATAAAGGAATGGCATTTGGATTTTCTGATAATCTGTCCCAGTCTATTTTATCTTGATTCACTTCCAATATAGATATCGCATTTGGATTTTCTGATAATTTTGCCCAATTTAGTTTTGTCTCATCGATCCAATGTAGTAAATGCATGGAGCCTCCTTTCAATATAGGTTGTCTTCGTCTTCTTGTAGTTGTTTTTCGTCTTCTTGTAGTTGTTTTTTGTCTTCTTGTATGTCTTCTGGTATTTGTGTTTTGTCTTTTTGTTAAACGCATAATCTTCTATAATATTTACACACATAATTATCTAAACCATAATTATCTAAACCCACGGCTTAAGTTCCAGTTGTTTAAATTCTCGGTCGTGGTTGTTCGGCAATCGTAAAGGCACAACCAAACTGGATTGGTCTTGTAAATAATTCACATGGGCTTTCGCCGCAGAAAATAATTCAGGAACACAATAGGCGAGAACCGCTTTGTTTAATTCTTCCACTTGTTTTGTGATATCTCCATTGTAAAATTCGGCATACGACATAAAAATACTCTTCATGACAATTTTCAAGTTGTCCATTCCGGGAGGCGCAACAACATATTTATTTCCACTTAATTTATATATTTCCGCTCGAATTGCATTTTGAATAATTTGGATATTTCCAGAAGAAAAAAATACTTGAGACAAAACATTGTCTTCCCACTGTCCTTTTAATGCGTCGCAATAGGTAGTGGCTCTATTTTTAAATGCCGTTTTTTCCATTAATGCAAATTTTGCTTTTGGGTCAGGTTCTTCTAAAATATTTACCCGTCCATTATAGGACATTTCGGGTAAAATACGATTTGGATTTCCATAAGCAGATTGAATATTCATTATGTAGTGTTGAGATAAAAACCCTGAAAGCTAACTCACGGTCTATTTTTTAGCGCCCGATTTCATCTTTTGACCACTCGGTATTTTTGCAGGACCACTCGTAGTCAATCCCTCTTTAAATCCAATACCTCCGCCAATAGTTCCACCAAGACCTGATGTATTTACATTTGCTCGTGCTCCAACATTCGCACCAAGTTGTCCAATATTCACATTTCCATTTACACCGCCACCCACAATAGATGGTCCAGTTGTCTTACCATAAGCAGTGCTATAATCGGAAAATCCATCAACCGCAATAGGCATTAATAACGAAAGTAAAATAACGACCAAAAGAAAGACAAATAAACTTCCTAAAATAACGTTCTTTGATTTAGACGGAAAAAGCGACGATAACTTCATTTGTATATATAATTATACACATAATTTGTAAGATAATTATATACATAATTTGTAAGAATGTCCGAACCATTTATTTTTGACGAACAATATACAAATATAAACGACAGTATTCCCTATATTCGTTGGAAAGGAAAGGTATTTTCACAAATATCATCTATTGTTCAACCGACCCAAGATACAAACGCAAATCTGGAACAAAACCTTCTCATGAAACCACGCCCCATAAAACACGCATATCGTCGTGAAATTGCCGTAAATACACTACATAATGGAAATGCACTTACGACTGGAAGTGTTCGCATTTCATCCAGTATTGATGTATTAAATCAGCCGGGAGGCTCACTTATTTATGCAAATGGTATAACGAACACTGCCGTATCATCATGTGACGGACTTGTCCAAACCTTGGACCCCACCTTACCAAACAATAGTGGAGAGCTTGGATATTCGTGCACAACCTGCAATTTACCAACACAATGTGTATCTACCTCTACAAATTCATCGAATGCTTGTTTTTCGCCTCAACTCGATGCGAGACGGAGAGTTCGAAGTGCGGGTATGATTAAAAAGAAATTTATTGAATCGAAAAATAATGACAATGCGTATTTTACAGACAATCGTCAATATTTGGTGTCTCGCAATCGCACCATTGAACAAAACGACTACCGATATTTGCGTCAAGGAAATCCGACGGTTACTCCGGGAACAACAGCATCCAAATCCAATATTTATTCACCGGCAGGTCTCTCACATTGTCGATTAACGGCAATTACGGCGAGTTTGCAAAACAATGTATTTCAATATGTGTGGGTAGATGGAAATACATATGTTGCAACGATTCCCGATTCACACAGTTATGATATCAATTCATTTAATGACGCATTTCAATTGATTATGATAAATAACGGACACTATTATCTGAATAATTTTAATCGGTCGAATAATTTTTTATTGGTATTTTCGTATAATACGCTATATGGAAAGATTGAAATTCAATCCATATCCGCCACACAATTTTACAATTCAAATTATAGTCAGCCAGTTGGTTCAACATGGACCGTGGTTCAGCCCGTGCCACAGATTCACGTGTTATCCAACGGTTTAACAAGTGCTCTCGGAATAAATGCCGGATTTTACCCCACTTCCGCTACAAATACCACCAGTCAAACTATTATTGCGTCGTCCGTTGGCTCACTTCAACCGCCATATGTAGCACTTATTTATAAACCGTCAAATCCACAATTTGGATGTCAAGGAGGGGTGGACGCGGGGTCTCTTATTGCGCGAAAAAAATACGATGCAATTACAAACAATGGATTTGCCTATCGAATGGCATTGGGTTCAGGTGTGGCGGATGCAATGGCATATGGTGTTTCTATTCCGGGATACAATGTATATACTCTCAAAGATAAAATCGGATATCCTTTAAAACTAATTCCCAAATTTCCCAAAGTTGCATTGGGGTCGGCGCAAAATGACACATTGACGAAATGTGTGCCGAAGAGATTTTCAAACTTATATTAGTAGTAGTATAAAAAAATGTATTGTCCATATAAATAATGAATTTGGAAAATTCATACCCATATATTTTTTGTCTGTTTATCATTATTTTATTTTGTCTATGTGTGAAAATGTTATATGACCATTTTTTTCCGAAAAAGGAGGGGTTTCAATTGTCCGATATTGGCGATTTTTTCGATAAAATAATAAACGTATTTGACCAAATTGGTAATTTTTTTAAAAAACTTCCCGAGTATTTTAATGATGTAGGCAAATTTGTTGTGTATATTGGTCAGGTATTTGAATCTATCATAAAACATATTATTTGTGGAATTGATAAATTAACAAAGATATTTACAACATACTGTATTATTTTTTATTTATTGGATTTATACATTAATTTTATTCTCTCTATTTTCTATATTGTGTTTGAACTTGAATCGTATGTAATTCGGGAGGTGGCTGGTGTAAATTTAGATATCAATGGAGAAATAAAAAATGCATACAATGAAATTACGCAAATTATTACAGATATGATTGGATATAATCTATTTGAATATCCACAATCGGTTCGAAATTTGTGTTATAGTTGCGACCCGGGGACATTTCCTTCATTTCCGTTTTAAAGAGAAAGCGAAAGAGCCAATCATTATTATGGAATCCAAGCGTCCAATAATTCCTGCACCTTTATATCATTTTCTTTTATTTTATCATAAAATACCGATTGTTCTTGTTTGTATTTTTGCATTTTTTCAAACATTTCTGTTTTTGGTAAATATATAATTTGCGATATAAATTCCTCTCGATGTTTTTTTTGTTGAGCACGAATTTGACTTTTTTTTCTTCGTAGAAATAGAATTTTAATGTCTATTTCTGCATGTTGTTTTATTTTTTTAATTTCTTCTGTAGGAGAAGAAGAAGGTAACGAAGGTAACATAGCCATACCAACCGTAAGTAAAGGAATCATCAATAAGCTCATATTTATTTTTTGGATTGGTTTATCTCTTTTTTATTTATCAATTTTATCCGGTGGATTGCCTCACACATTTTGTTATCGACTCGCTTCGCTCGTTTAAAACCTATTCTAACAAACCTATTATAGATGAGACTATTTTATAACAATACAATATAATATGGCAAAAAAATGTATTGCAGGTTCATCTTTTTGCGTTGAAAATATGACTCTTTTTATTTTATGTTTTATCCTCCTATTAACAACCTATATGTTTTTCACATTACGTCGGTATCCAACCCAACAAAGACAACAATCACCTATTCTTATTCCACCGCCAAATTTAGGAATTAACATATCTGCCTCTCAAAGAGATAATAATGTATTTACAAATCCGTTTTATCCGCCATTACAACCCGCCTTTGGAATCCAAAGTGTGCCTACACAAAGAATATCATATGCTTTTGACCAAATCGGAATTATCACAAAAGCGGGAGATAAGGAGGGCGCATTAATTCTCCCTCTTTTTGGAAGAATGGTTCTCTCAAATCGAAATAAATGGCAGTATTATACGATTTCAAATACGGGAAATATAAACTCAAAACTGCCAGTTCGTGTAAAAGGAAGAGATGCCATGTCTGACAATGGAGTCGATGAATTATACAATGGCGATGTTGTTTATGTGCAAGGATATAATGAAATATATACGGCAACTATTTATGAAAATCGTGGTATAAATTATATCCCATATTTATAACCGGACAAAATGTCGTTCAAATACAATTATGATTCGATTGAAATATCTCCTTCTATAACTTCCATAAAAAATCACGGATATTTAAAATCTCGATTTTCAAACCCTCCCTCCGTTTCTTATGCAAACCCAAATATCGTATTATCAAATGGAAATGCCTATGTAACAAAACATTTGTATATCTTCGGAATGGACAAACAAAAACAACCGCAGCAACAAAACGGTTGGTTACTTATTGAACACTCTCCCATTTCAGATTCTGGGAGAGAATCCGTATTTGTTCTTTTTCCTTTACAACATTCAACTCAATCCACCGATATTGATACATATATTCAAGAGAATAATTTAACAAATCAAACAAATACAAATCAAACAAATACAATCACATTAAATTCGGATATACCATCCTCTACGTTTGCCGTGCATCAACAACAGAAAAACGTATATGTGTGTCAAACTCCTATTTTTATTTCCACTATTCTTTCTCCCTCGTTTATTTCGTTCAAAAATATTTCATTGTCTTCCGATTTGACATTTATATCTTCCAGTGAAGATGTGAAAAAACCGTATCCTATTCTCGGAGAAGCCTCTCTATTACTACAGGAAGGTTTTAAAGGAAACAAGGACAAAAACAATGAAGAAAAAAACAATAACAACAACAACAATAACAACAACAAAGGAAAAGAAACCGGATATATACACATGACACCGATTTCATCAAGTGACGAAGAAACGGCACTTGTCCGCATCGACAGCGAATTTCTAAAAAAAATAAATCAAACCGACATGATAAATATGACATTTCACTTTTTAATGTTTTTGGTTCTTCTTGGTATATCGGTATTTGCAATTCCGATGGGATATAAATGGCTGTTTTATGATGTTATTCATTCACAAAATCACAGCGTTACAAATGTGTCCGAAAAACTATTATTGGTAAATGCGTTTGTTTTTGCAATGGTCTTTGCTATATCACACAGTTTAATTGCAATAGGATTCCAAAAAGGAAATGGCACATGGTTGTCGTATGGAATATATTTGGCGATTGCGTTATTATTTTCAACAGTTGCCATTATTCAAACCCAATTCACCACATTTCAAACTACCGAATTTAACTGGAACTTATTATTGTTATCCTCTCTATCACATATAGGCGATGTCTCTGACTTTATAATGAAATTTGCCGGATGGTTGGTTCTTTTATTATTTATTGCATTGTTGGTATTTTATGTAGGAAAAGGGTTTAATCCATTGTTATGGTCGACGATAACATTTTCTATTTTATTGGGGGCATTTATGGGAACATTTTTGATGTTTAAGACGCAGTAGTTTTAATAGATGTAGTCCCAATGTATTTTTCATATATAGCACGATTTTTTTCGGTATCTATTTTTCCTCGTAATACATTATATCGAACAGAAGGTGGATATCGTATTGTTAAATAATGAACATTTGCATCCGAACATCGAACATAGTAATATGTATACGACGGAATAAATGAATTCTTATTTTTTTTATTTCGAACGGTTCTACATTGTTTTACCCAAGGATTTGACCGAGATGCTGTGAAAAAACGATAGATTGAATGACATACCATATATGTATTATTATATGGTATATTTATTAGCCTTGTATTGTTTTGATATATTGAACCATCTCTCTCTCTAATTCCTCTTTTTTTTCCAATGAAAGAAACAAGGATGTGTGTTTTTTATGTTCCGTTAATTCGTTCATTATCCGACGATATTTTTCGGTTTGTGAATCTACTAAATTTTTCGTTTTTTGTCGAGGAGTTTTTATAATTTTCAAAAAAAAATGTAATATTCCAATGATAAAAATGGATATACATATGGTTATTAAAATATTCGACATCTATATAGAATTCATCTTTACATTTCGTATTTATACCCTACAATTATTCAGATGATTGATTCAATAAATACTTGATAATCTGGGGAACGGTTGTTTTACTTATTTTTCGCTGTTTCTCTCCAATGCGAACTTCTGCCAAACACAATGGATTTTTTTCTAATTCATGTATGAGCCGAGGAATCGACCCATTGATTTGCGGAAGTGACATGATTGCACTTGCCGTAATAGAACTAATACTCGGTATTTGAGATAAAATAATTTCTCCCATATTTTCGGGAGTGAGATTTTCCTTTTTTACTTTTTTCACAACGGTTTCATACCCAAGTTCCTTTTTTTCAGTTTCATTTACATTGGTATAGGCTTTGCCCTTTTTAAAATCTCGTTCAAATTTATCCAACATATAAAGCAAATAATCGGCGGTTTCATTGAGACTGTCTGTGCGAATAATATGGAATCCTTTTCCAATCGATAGAGAGACCATTGCTGAATACACCAATTGTTTTTCTTTACAACTGTGTCCGTGAAGAGACCCTTCAATAATATAACAAATTTTTGGACGAACCTCTGCATCCTTATAGGCACCAATCAAGCGATAGGACTGTTCTTCGTATCGTCCGTCTTTAATACTCGCCAGTAAATCGGAAATCGATTTTCTCTCTAAAACAACAAATTCTTTGTCGGGTGAATTCGCAATAACAATATCTCCCAAATGCAGGACTTTTTTAATAATGGTATGCGACTGGGCAGATGGTTGATTTTGTATTATATTCATTAGCGCGGTCTCACGCTCATCTACAATCATACTAAACGTAGAATCGGCTGATTCTTTCTTTTCGGTTAATTTTTCTTTTTTTTCTTTCTTTGGCTCAGTTGATTTTTCTTTTTTTTCTTTCTTTGGCTCGGTTGATTCTTTCTTTTTTTTAGTTTCTTTTTTTTCGGTTGATTTTTCTTTTTTTTCGGTTGATTTTTCTTTCTTTTCTTTCTCTTTCTTTTCGGTTGGTTCTTTTTTTTCTTTCTTTTCAAGTTCTTGTCTAAATAAAATATTTTCCCATGGGGGAAGAGGAGTAGGTGTATCCATAAGAATAAAACAATAACATATATGGCGGTATTGTTTTATATGTATTCTATGTTATATGGTAAAATTCGCTATATGACTACCTATTGATTACCAGTACCAGGAATATGCCAGTAGGTATTTCCATTTGTCCAACTTCCAACAGGACGAGATTGACTTGCCAATGGAAAGATAGTCGTATTATATACAGCTAATGGTCGGGGAGTTATGAAAATAGAATCCCAGTGATTTCGACCAACCGAAAATGGAAATCCACCTTTCTTATCTCCACCACCTTGATTTTGATTCGTTGTAAACGCATAAAGTCGGGCTTTCTTTGCCGAATTTGCTAATCCAAAAGTCATTGTTATAATATCTGGCTATATATTTTCCCTAAACCGACCGTTTCAAGATAACCGATAATAGCTACTACTACCACTGATTCAAATTATATTATTCATAAATTCATAAAGTGAATACAAGCGGCTTGGCGCAGAGGTTAGCGCATTGGGACCATAACCCAAGGGTCCGTGGAACGAAACCACGAGCCGCTATAATTTTTACAACGCCTTCGATAAAATTGATATATAAATACCTATAAAATACGGTATATATGTCTACACTAGAAGCCGATTTTCGCATTGAACAAAATCCATATGGAGGAGAAATGTATGTATTTGACCCATATAACCCGCAAAATATTATTATTACCCGTGAAGAAATTGAGTCCATTCTTCGAACCTATGGCATTCCAACTCCTGTCCATAATTTACATTTATATCAACGTGCATTTGTGCATCAATCGTATTTAAATTGTCCGCCACCGCTAAACAAGACCGACTCATCCACCACCGTTATTATCGCTAAAAAGCCAGATGATTGTATTTCATTATACACAAAATCAAATGAACGATTGGAATATGTGGGAGATGGAGTTCTTGAATTAATCACCAAATATTATTTATATCGCCGATTTCCAAAAGAAGAGCCCGGATTTTTAACAGACACAAAAATCGCATTGGTTCAGAACAAATCCATCGGAAAAATGGCGCTCGACATGGGATTACATAAATGGCTAATTATGTCTAAAAGCGCCGAATTAAAAGGCACGCGCACAAATTTAAAACGTCTCGGATGTTTATTTGAAGCATTTTTGGGAGCGTTGTTTTTAGATTTCAATAAGATTCAAATACATGATTCGGACCACTGGTTCGAATCATTATTTGTAGTTGGTCCTGGATTTCAAATGGCGCAGATTTTCATCGAACAAATTTTTGAAAAACATGTAAATTGGATGGACCTAATTCAAAATGACCGAAACTTTAAAAATATATTGCAGGAAAAAATACAAAAGGAATTTAAAACCACTCCAGAGTATGTGGAGTTAATTCGAAATGAAAATGGATATAATATGGGCGTGTATTTGTGTTTAGGACAAGCCATTTACGAAACAAAAACGGCACATTCTATTCCTTTAACGAATTTTACATCGTATCAGGATATTCACGAATACATGTGTTTGCATGGAAAAATTCTGGTGTTTCTCGGAATGGGGAAACACAAGAATAAAAAAGAGGCGGAACAGATGGGATGTGAATCCGCCATTCAATATTTATCCACATTTGCTTAAACTTTATGCACAATTGTTAGACCCGGGTTCAGTGGAAATGTAAGCATTTCTATATTTGGATATTTTACACGTATTTTTAATGGAGTCAAGAAACAATCATTGCATCCAGAGGGAGATAGACTTTCTTCTAAACATGGATAGGTATCATGTAAAAAAATATAACCTCCCGTGTGAATATATGTATATATATTTTCAAAATCGACAAACGCCTGTTTCGCGCAGTGGTCCGCATCAATAAACGCATAATGATACGAAATATTGGATAAATGGGAAAGACTAAATTCATCCGTAGTTCCGGAAAACATTTGAATATTGGACAATGTTGGTGTATATGTATGAATATCTACTCCATATGCAATATTTACATACGGTGCAATTTTTTCAATACAGTCTCCGTGTCGAACTCCATATTCAATATAATTTTTTTTGTATGTATTTATAAAATTGGCTTCAATAATACTTGTGATGATAAGAGCGTGGTCAACGGTTTCCCAAGGTAATGGAACAATACGTCGGTAAATCGGTGTTCTAGAAAGGTCAAATGATACGGTCCAATCGGGATTCAACCACGCAATTTGTCGAGGATGGTTATTTCGACAAATAATTATATTTGAACAAACCCGTGCCCAATCAACTCCAATGGGAATATGTGTTGTCGTTTTGTCTTCAATCACAATATAAATGCCGTCTTGTTTCATTGCTTTTAATTCATCCAATTTAAATTCATTTGTAATATACATTTCCGATTTATCTACGGGTTGAATACATTCCGAAATATATTGAATCATTCTATTCATTTGTATTTGTTGTATTATCTTTTATTGTTTATTTATTTGCTTTTTTGTTTGGTTCTTTATTTTTTGGTTTGATTCTTTTTTTGCTTTTATACAATTGTTTTCATACCTCGTTCGAAAAAATAATAAAGTGCGCCAAACATGGCACTTTTAAATAAGAGTCCTAACATAGTAGGTGTTCCATCCGCCCCAAATAATTCGAGAGGAATGCGTTGGGCATATGTATAAAACAATAAATTAAAACTCGGCAATTGAAATAATAAAAACATACATGCTAATATAACGGGAATTTTCCATTCGTCCCATAAATCATCTATCCATGATTGTGTCGTTTTACTGGATTGTTGTTTTCGTCGAACTATATCTTGGTCATAATCATGTTGCGCAATAAAATCTCCCGTAAGTTTTGGTTTGGGCATATAATTTACATGTTGTTGGTCATCCATTGTTAAATGTGTTGTGTCTCTCGGAATATCACGCGACGGCAATTCATATTGTTCTCTATTTGCCGTATTTGGATACGGTGGTGGCATTTGTGGTTGTTTGTATGAAAAATCCGGAAGTTGGTCCGGTTTTTCTACTCCATATGGATTTTTATGAACATCATTGATTGGTTGATATGGCGATGTATTTGGAATAACCATTTCTGATTTTGGACGACCTACAGTAATCGGTTCCATGTGTGGATTGTTTGGAAGATCGGAAATGCGAGTAGAAGATGGACCCGGTGATTGTTGTGTATAATCCATTTTATCTAAAACAAGAAAAATAAATAGTTTTATAAACTTGTTCTCTTTTTATCATAAAAAAATTTATCGTAAAAAATAATAATTATACAATTAACAAACAATTTCATTTATACTTCTCTCAAAATCTTCGGAATAAGGATAAAACAACAACGCCTGACATTGTGCATATATGTATGTATCTTGTTCTATCTCTTCTTTTGTTCTCGTTTCTTTGTCTTTGTCTTGTAAAGCTTCTTTGTCGGTCGTCTTGGTCTCATATTTATGTTGAATATGTTCCCGATATTCTTGTTGTTGCATTTTATATTTACGTTTTGGCAATGCCTTACTAACAATCCAATTTTTGGGTTCATCATATACAATATGAGTTTGTCCTCTTTCAGAAAGAGCTCTCAAAAATGCAATTGCACATGACGTATTTGCCAATTCTAATGTCGCAAAAATATACTGTGTGCCCTTTTTAATGGATGCGTTTGAACCTTTTGTCGTTCGCAACGAATTTACCACAATTTTACCAATTTTTAGTCTATGAAATACATAACTAATCTCAATTTCCGTAAAGATATTATCAACACATGGAATGGTAATGGAAATTCTTGTTGCGGTTCTTGTTGCGGTTGTCATGATTGTTATAGTCGTTTAATTGTTTTAAAGATGCCAAAAATATCTAAAAAAAAGATTTTCAATTTTATTTGGTTAAGTAAATCAATCAATCACTTATGCGCATCAGATACATATAATGTGGTTATAGTACAACGACAGATTGGACAGATTGGTTCGATTTGCATTTGCGTTGTTATCAATGCTGGCATACATGATATACATGCATCATGTTTACAATTCAATTGAATTTTATCATCCGGTTTATCTGTAGTTGTATCATTTAAACAAACACAACATATGTCTTTTAATAATTCGTTATCGTTATTTTTCGAATAAAATAACGAAATATGTTTGGGAATTATAGTATCTAATGTCTTCATAATTGTGTTTTTTTTATGTAGTTGTTCCTGTTCTTGTATAGCAAAATGCGCTCGAGTTCGTTCTCGCATGTATTCTAAATTTTTAGATATATCTTCTTTCGATTTTGGTTGAAACATGAATGAATTTATTTTATATGTTTTGTTTTTATTATTTTTTTATTATCAATTTTTTATTGTCCGATTAACTTGTTCGATTAACTCTTGTCCGATTAACTCTTGTCCGATTAACTCTTGTCCGATTAACTCTTGTCCGATTAACTCTTGTCCGATTAACTCTTGTCCGATTAACTCTTGTCCGATTAACTTGTCCGATTAAACATACATACTTTTCACAATGTCTTGCAATCTATTCGCGTCATCAATCTTGATAAGAACATCTATATCTGCCTTGCTAAGAGTATATGGAAATGTAACCGTTAATGCAATATCTTTTGCAAAGAATGGTTTTGAGTCGGATTTTACAAGTCGAAACAAATTTAATTTGGTATGAATAATTTCCAAACACCGTTTTAAATTTCGCACACCCTCTTCCTTTTGAGTAAACGCATCATTCGTAATAATATATTCCATTACATTTGTCGGAATAATAATATCCTCCTTATTAAAATGAATTTGCTCACGAATTTTTGGGAGAAGATAATCGTTGGCAATAATAACCTTTTCTTTTGTATTATACCCCTTTGTGAAGATTTTATACATACGGTCTCTCAAAATCGGATTCACCAGTGACTCGTCGTTATAACTAAATATGAACAAACACTTGCTTAAATCAAAATCCACTTCCGAAAAATATTTATCATGATATTGGTCATTTTGAGTTGCATCCGTAAGATGTGTTAAAATTCCAATAATTTCTTGTCCTTTCGGCGTGTCACTTACTTTATCCAATTCGTCAAAGAAGAAGATGGGATTCATTGATTTACATTGAATAATAGACTGTATTATTTTACCATACATACTTCCTTCGTATGTATATGAATGCCCCTCCAAATAACTCGCATCCGAACACCCTCCCAAAGGAATAAATACAAATTCTCTGCCAAGAATTTTACTGATGCCATATTTGACGAGCGATGTTTTGCCAGAACCCGGCGGTCCTTTTAATGCAATTGCATTTCCAATTACATCTGGATTTGTAATTAAATTTCCCAACAATTGAATAATTTGCATTTTGGCTTCATCCATGCCATACGTGCACATATTTAACATTTTATTCGCATTTTCCATAAATTCGTGACACTTATCTACCCCATCATCTAATTTTACGGGTAAATTTCGGTAAATTCCAAACGGAATATTCATAAATGCATCTACCCATCCACGTAATTTAAAATATTCACTATCACCCGGTTCCATCATATGTAACGAATTTAATTTTTGAAGCGCAATGACCTTATGTTTTGACGGAATATCCGATTCTAATAATGCCAAACGATACGGTTTATCGATACAAATAGTTGAATTGATATGTTTTAAATCTTCAACGATTTTTTGCTGTTCTTTATTTGACAGTTTTGTCTCAAAATAATCGATTTCGCGAATTCGTTTCGTATCTTGATGAATAAGTTTATAATAGGCTTTTGTATTTCCTTTACGTCCACGATGAACCAAATCTTTAATATCGTTATTGCAATTTTTAATGGCGCGTAAAATAATTTTGTTATTTGGTTTTTTTTCCAATTGGCTTGTAAAATCCCGTCGTAAATCTAATAATTCCAGATATTCTTGTTCAAATGAAATATGCGTGTCGTCCTTTTCTTTTTGTATAGCGTCCTTTTCTTTTTGTATAGTGTCCTTTTCTTTTTTCGGGGTTGATTTTTTTGATAATACAATTGGCACATTCTGATAATTTTCTTTCATAAACACGCGTTCATCTTCACTTGAATGAACCGATTTTTCATCATCGTCGTCCGTGTCTTCGTATTCGCTGTTATAATCGTCGTTTTCTTCTCCACCACCGATTAGAAATATACTTACCTTATTTTCCACATCTTCTTCTGATTCATCTTCTTCGTAATCTTCGTCATCATCTTCGTCCGATGATTCACATTTCTTCTTGTGCGGTTTTTTGGCGTTTTTTTCCTTTTTGTCCTTGACTATTTTCCCTTTTTCCTTTTTATCTGTTGCATGTTTTCCCTTTTTATCTTTGGCTTTTTTCCCTTCCTCCTCTGATAGAATTTGTTCCTTTGCCTTTGCCTTTACCTTTTGTGATTTTTGTCCAGTTGTTTTTGTTTTTTTACTATTTGAATGTTTTGCTTCTGCTTCGGCTTCTGCTTCTTCTACATCTGAACTATCATCTGAATCTGAACTGCTATCTTCATCCGACAAAGAACTTTCATCTTCATCAATGGAAGTGTAATTTGAATCATTGTCTTCTTCACTACTGCTACTATCACTGGTGATAATTCGGCGACGAGAAGATGTAATTTTGGATTGTTTAATTGGCATTATAAATTATTATTTGTATATTTTTATATGATTTGTTTTCATCAATTTTATCTACGAGAAACAACTACAGATTACGAATATGTATAATATGTCTGTTATAAACAACCCGAATCGGTTCCCAATATCTCATTTTATGATTAAATTCACACTCCATAAGTGCCGTTTTACGAGACGCATTCATATACTTATCTTTTCGTGTGTCCCTACTATCGTCTTCCGAATCGGATTCTTCAATATAATCCAAATTTGTATTCTCTCGTATTTTTCGAAAAATAGAATTCATAAATACGCTTACATTATAATTTTTAATATACGCCAACCCAATACAAATAGAAGTTGAAGTATCGGAATAGGCAAACAAATGATATACATCAAATCGAATATCTGCCTCCACGTGAAATATGGTTTTTGCAAAATACTGGGGCTTTTTCAAATTTGGAGAAAAATGTTGTATACCAGCCCGTTGTTTTACAACGGGTGGAGGGGCACTGGCGGTTGTGATTAACATAGTTCGTTTTATTTCATTTAAAAAAGGTAACATGTGTGTTAATGAACGATATTGCACATGATGCACTTGATATGGTATTTTTTTCGGTTTATTATCCGGATTTGTTTTATCGTGTGTTATTTGTATTCCAATATATTCAATATGTGGCAAATAAAAAGGTGCTTTATTTGCACATAACGTTAAAAACTCATACATACAACCTAATTTTTGAGACAAAGGAATTTTACAAAGAAAAATACCTTTGTATGTATACACATCTTCTAATATATATGTTTCATTATAATCCGTTACATAAAAAACAGTGCCTAATGCAAGGTCTTGTCCTTTCCATGAACGAGATAATTCTTGCATAATATCTGGACGACAGATTATTTTTATCACTTTTCTCTCTCTGTTTAATTCCATTACAAAACACATATCGGTATCTTCGTAAAAGGTAAACCAAATATAATATTTTTTACCATAAGGTATCTGTACTTTAATATGATAAAGAGAATTTGGCTCAGGAAGAATTCCTTGATTTTCATATGATGGCTCTACATGTGGGAAATGTCGCATTAATTGTGACATTTCGCATTCATTTAAACACGGATAAGGTGCAGACGACATATAGTATTAATATAATAGACGACATATATTTATATGCTTTTTTATAAGCCAAGTATTCTATATCCCTTGGTTGTTTTTTTACGAGATATAATGGTTGTTGTGTTCTTACTTGATACATGTATTTTATCATGACACGTTCGACATACAGACGATAAATTGCCGGGACGATTTTTATGTTGTCCGTTCGGTAAAAATCCACGGATATCTGCGTCTTGTTGATGAACTAAATGATGCATTTCTTCACCCAATTCTTTTCCACATACTTCACATAATCCTCCTTGTAATATAGAAGATGTATATGCCGAAGGTTTTCTCTCCAATATTCCCGCCACGGACGGATTGTATTTGGTTCGTAGTTGATAGGCTCTATTTAAAAAAGAATCGGGCATGTGTAAGGAACGACACACTTCCAGACCATAAAGTGTTTGTCCGCTACCATCTTTTAATATTCTGTCATATACCAATGCATCATGTTCCGGATTATAATATACTTCCAAATGTTTTAATCGTATTTTACCCGATTCTATAAACGCCTTTAATTCATCGTATTTACATATTTCATGGAAATGTGTGGCAAATAAAAAAGATGCATTGCTTTGAACAAGTGTCTCCAATGCCGACATGAAAATGGATACAGCCGAGTCCGTTTCTGTTCCCGAACATAATTCATCTCCAAGCACAAGACTGTATTTATCCGCCATTTTTAAAATAACATTTAATTCAACCATTTCATATACAAAGGTGGATAATCCTTTATGAAGATCATCCGACGAAACAATGCGAGAAAAAATAGATTTATAGGGAGAAAATACAAATTCTGAACATGGGACAAACATGCCGGCTTGGGCAAGTATAATGGCAATTCCGAGAGATTTCATAAATGAACTTTTTCCAGACGAATTTGTGCCGAATAAAAGAATTCCGGGTCCTCCTTTTTCATCCGTTTTTTTTGCTATATTATCGCTCAAATCAATATCATTTGGCACGTATAATTCATGAATTAAAAGCGGTTCAATTAATACATGTCGTAACTGTTTTACTTTTACATATGAACCATTGGATGATAATATAGTAGGACAACAATAATTGTTTTTTAATGCAATATGAGCTCTACATAATAATACATCTAATTTCCCAATATATTCTACCGCATATTCCAATACGAATAAATGTTCTTCCCAATCCGTTAAAAATTCATGATAAGCTCCTTTGGTAATTCCGGAAAGGTCGTCTCGCATGCCAGATATTTTTTGACATAGTTCATCCAATTTGGGAAATACAACTTCGTCCATCGAAGTGGAAGTTGAGCGAAATGAATATTTGCTGTGTGGCACATTTAATTTATGCCACTTGGCTCTTGTTTTTGTGCATTGTAGAGAGATTCCGGATTTTTCAGTAATATGTATTTTAATCGGTTTGTTTGTGGTTTCCGGAAATTCTCTTGAAATAGAATCATAAATATGTATAAATGTTGCATGTGCCTCTCTATATTCCGCTACTAACGAATGATATGCTTGTGTTTTATTTATTGATGTTGTTGGTTTATTTATTGATGTTTTATTTATTGATGTTGTTGGCATATTCTTTTTTTGTATGTGTGTATCTAATAAAAGTATATTCATTATAGGAATATCCGTAGCTGGATCATTTGTTTCTATAATCCACGTATTTGTAGTTCTGAATTTGGAACATATAGAGAGGTCAATTCTCGCCGATAAAAAAGAACACATTTGTTTAATATGTGTTCGCATTTCATCCGTAAAACCCATATATTCTGTGATAGTCGGATGCTCTTCCAAACAAATATCTATCTGTAATATTTGGTCAAGTGCCTTATAAATCCCGAAAATAGATGCAGGAGCTAATGTTTTTGAAACAATCTGGCGAACCCACCGTTCTATATCGCGAATATGCGACGACAATAAAAAACGAAGAGACTCAATCATTACGGGTTCTTGCATACATGTGCGAACCATTGTGTATTCCTTTTGTAACCACGTTTCATCCCATGAAGGATGCAGTAATTGATGCCGAAACCGGCGTTTTCCAATAATAGTTGAACATTGATTTAATAAGGACACAACACTGCTTTTTTGGTCAGTTGGGTCGGTTTGTATAATATTTAACTGTTTCAATGTATGATTTGCCAGAAAAACATGATTTGTATGATTCACAAATACGGGACATTGAATTTTACGAATAAAATCGGGATTGTGTTCCTGTAAAAAATCCAAGAGATAACAAAAGGATTGTGTCGCCACAATATTTTGGTCGAAATGAATGGAACACGTATAAAAAGCATCATGTCCAAATTGTTTTTCAATAATGGCAATAATATATGTTTGTTTTTCGCAATTACGCGCTTTTTTATCGGTTAAAATCGCAATCCAGTGGGTTCGAATAGTCGGTGATATAAACTCCTTTTGTTTTTGTTCTTGTTCAGATAAAAATAAAATTTCACATGGTTGATACATATATATAGCCGTTTCAATATACGTCAACATTTCCGTATTGGTTTTTGCCATAAATTCCATCATACATGTTTTACCTGTTATGATATTGATAGTGGAAATACCGACTACAATATTTTTCGCCGAAGATTCTATCCAAATACACATTATATTGTTTGTTTCTGTTGAGGTTGGCGTTGCGTCCGATGAAATATATGTGCTTGGTGTGAAAACGCCTTGAAATATACGATTACGTCGTCGTCCTTGTCCTTGTCCTTGTCCAAGTTCATCCTCTTGAACGTATACAACGATAGTATATCCCTGTTTTGTGAATTTATCCAAATATTTATCCAGTTGTGTGTCGCGAAATCCAGCCATGTATATTTGACACACAACTCCATCCAATGTGAAAGATACCTTTTGTTTCATTGTAAATGCCAAGTCTCCCATATGACACGCTTGCTCAATCGTGTCATATTCTGGGATAAATTGTTCAGTATGTTTAAGACCATATATTTCGAAAAATGCACCTACCTGATACAATAAAATAGTGTTTTTACCATATTTTATTTTATTTTCTTTTTCAACCTGAAAATATTCATAATAGATACTTGTCTCCGTCATTTATCTAACTAGACATATAATCTTTATGTTATTGGTGTGCACGAGCCCTATTAATTTAAAAAATAGGTTAAGGAGAGGTCCCAGTTAAAATTGAAATATAATTCTATTCTTTTTGCATGATAATTATAAAAATGTATGATACCGATAGTGAAGAAGACGAAGAAAATTTAATGATACTAGAAGAAGAATTCGAACAAGAAGAATTCAAACAAAAACAAAACGAACAAAAACAAAAACAAAACACCCCCCTATCCAATTCGCTCCGTCGTTGTCTCTCCATTGCAAACCAATCCACAAATCCAGTTTTGTATTTATTTGGGAGAATTACCGATATTATATTTAAAAGCGATATAAGCAAATACCAAAAACACGTACAAAGGAAAATATATAATAAATTAATTATTTCATATTTAACAAATATGCCAGAATCTAAATTGTATGAGCGCGATAAGTTTGGAATTACACCACTCGCAATTGCATGTCGATTGCGGTTTATAACTGTTGCCAAACTAATATTAGATAAAACCCAAAACATAGAAAACATATATATTCCATCGGGGTATGGCAGTTTTGTGATTGATACGTGCGCAAAAGCGAAAAATGCCAAAGGATTGGATACAATATTTTATACAATTCTTCAAAAAACTCCTATAGATATGGCTTCTATCGTCGTTCGTAGTCGGGCACTTCATTTTGCGATTTTAAGTAACAATACACAAAAAGCATTGGCTCTTCTTCGATTTTATCGGACCGATGAAGAATTGTATGCTAAAAAATATAAATGTGTGCCGTTATCTCAGGCGATTCATTCGAACGAATACGAAGTTGCCTGTAAAATTATTCATCTAACAAAATCCGAGAAATCTATACGAGACAATATGGGCTTGTATATTCATGACGATTTATTACGAAAATGTATTTGTGATAAATACAGGCAATTTACAAAAATCGTTCAGACAAAAGTATTTGTTTGTTTGGAAAGTTCTGCGTTGCCGGAAGATATATTATATAACATTTCTGAATATTTGGAACCGATATTTAAGGGATAGATTTCTTCGCGTTGGTGGGTTCAAATGCCGTTAATTGCGATATACGAATTCGCGCATGATTTTTTTTAATTGCCTCCAAATGAAAGTGTCTGTGTTCGCAATCTCCGGTAAATACATTTTTTATTGAACCACCGATTCGTCGCATTTGCTCTCGAATAGCGTTCCCCGAAAATAATGCCATATCTATTTTCCCCGAATAGGTACAATCTAAAAAAATATGCGTCTTATAAATAGCGAATCCATTGAACGCCGAATACACCGGAATAAATTCATTGGGAGATGTTTCTTTCCAACGCGCCATTAATTTTTCAAAATCGGCGCGTAATACCATTACCGCCTTTTCATAATCTGAAAAATGAAAAAAACTATATATAAAAGGATTATACGATAGCGCCCAATGGTCGTAATATCCGTCCTCTCTGTCAAACGAAATACTATCCCATTCATGTTGACGCTGAATAACTGCGCGAATCGTCTCTGGCTTGATTGTTCCTACACAACTGTAGTCATTTGAATCCATCATTATAAAATAATTTGGTTGTTGAGATTGACGGCGTATCATATGTATCAATCCGTTTCTCGCTCGGGCAATTCTCTCGGTGCGAACATTACGCAACGGACGTAATTCGTTATGTATTTCCATATAAAACATGGGGTCAAGTTGGGACAGTATGGTGGTTTGATATTGTTGAAGAATTTGGAGAGATGCATCTTGTGATGTATCATAAAACACTAAAACCGTTATTTTTTGAAATATGTTTGACTCTCGTAAAATATCGATATTTCTTAAAACACGAGGTAGTCCGATTTCATTATTAAATACACATAAACAAATATAACACGAATCGGTCATTTATGTATATAAATATTAAAGATATTATCGTAGGTCGTGTCTCTCAAAAAGGGGCTTGCCCCTTCTTTGAGAGACGCATAATGACGAAAATATATATAAATATTATCAAACAAACCACAATTTCCTATATAGAATCATACACTTACGTATCATACACTTACGTATCATACACTTACGTATCATACACTTACGTATCCCAAACATTTACACGTGGCTCCTCTCTAATATTTAAATCGTCTTTATAGGGAGAGACTTTTTGTTGAATGAGATTGCTCATGATAACCCCCCGTTTTTCAGACACCATGATTCCGTTTTTTTTATATTCAACGGTATGTAACGACTCTCCGACATCTACTTGATTTACCTCCCATTGAAGCTCATGTAATTTTGCCATAATTGGAAACAATTCTTGTGTCTGTTTTTCAACCATGGTTTTCACAATATCGCCCTGATTTATATCGGTTTTTCGGTAATCTTGTTCGAGAGAATACAATTCAACAATCGTGTCATGTATCTTTTGTCGCAACTCATCGATTTTCTCTTTTTTCTCAATATTATCGTGTAAATTCGTCATTTTATGAGTTAAATCTTGATACATTCGTTCTGCCGTCTCGTAATGGCTTCCTTCGTATTTAAATTCACGAATACAGTCAATCGGACTTTTGTATTTATATATTTCATCATTTTTCAAAGATATAATGCATTCTTTTGATGTTTCAATAATATCACGTAACTCATACACCGTATTTTCGATATTTGTAAAATATCCACGATAAATATCGATATGAAGACCGCAGGGGGGAGATGCGTTACAAACTGCCGTATATTTACGATTTTTTTGTGCAAAAATAGTTCCACCGTATGTTCCACAATTAATACAGCGAGGACGTTTTGCGGTTGATTTTGTTTTATCCATATTTTCTTTTGCCAACACCCGAATTTTATTTTCATAATTGCTTTTTAATGCAAAATATTTTTGGAGAGCATTTTCGTAAGATGTTTCTTTGATTTGTTGGTCCTCTTTTTCTTTTTCTTCCTCTTCCTCCTGTCGATTTTCTTCATTTCGTTTTTCTTCTTCTCGTCGTTCCTCTCGTCGATTTTCTTTGGTTTCTTCATGAATAATGCGTTCTTTTGGTATCTCTTTTTTTTTATCACAATCTCCCGTTTTTTTATTTCGGATACTTCCTTTTGGACAACGTTCTTTTTTTTCTTTATCTCCGCCAAAAAACATTCTATCTATATTATAGTAGTAAAACAAATGTTTGATTTTTATCTTGACCTATTTTCTCGTCATTATGGGTGGTTTATTTTTATCGTATATATTATTTATTTTATAGCCTTTTTTGGTGTATTCTCTCTAAATAAAAGTTATATTCATACTTTTAGTAATGTGGTTCAAACTATTATAGGATTGTTTTTATTTATACGATTTATACCTTTTAATACACAATCTACCTCTCTAAAATACAACGATAAAAATGTTATTTTCGGGTCGGCGATTATTTTATTAATGAACTCTGGCTTATTGGAACAAATTGCGCATAGTGTATTATCATCTTTTTCTTTTTCTTCTTCGTCTTCTTCTTCTTCTTCTTCGTCTATTCCTGTCCAACAATCGGCAAACCCGTTATGATGGAAGAATGTTGTAACTGACCTTTATACGCCCGAATTTGAGAGAGAACATATTCTTGTTCGCGCATCATTTTTCTATATAATTCTTCTTCCGTGGGTTTTCCTTTGTATCGAAAATATAAAATAAGCCCCACGATAAAAATCATCGTGAATGTAAAAAAACTATTCCATATAATTCGATATATATTCATTCTATACTCGTGCACATTTGAAAGAGAATATATCAATTGTTGTTGAATATGTGGTTCAACTAATACCATATTACAGTAGTAGTTGAATATATTTTTTACAACAGTCCGTATGAATTTTTACTCTATTATGTATTCAAAGATACATTATGTAATAAGATACACCAACATATGTTAAAATTGCTAAAATAATAGCACCAATCCATATGGGAAATACGGTTTTATGTTTATAGCCAACTCCAAATTGTCGAAATGAACCATCTGGCAAATAAAATAGAGAGGGTTTATATAAATGAATAAGAATAAACATACCTATAAAAAGAAAAATCGCTATATTTAATTTGTTTTTTCGTAAAATGGCTCTCATTATATTATATTACCTTTTTTATCTTGGAATAAGACAGAGGTGTTTAATACAAATTATAGTTTGATTTTTGACGGACTTGTGCAAATAGATTTCCCTCTTTGCTAGATACCATATCTCCGTATAAAAATTGTGAAAATGCCGTCTGGTCGTTCGGAATAGTAGAGCCAGCAGTTGAATTATAATTACGTAACGATTGTTCAAATAAAAATTCATCCCCCATATGTGTAAATAATTTATCCGCAATATCCGGCTGTCCGGGATTCAAATCTTTCACCAATTGTTTGGCTTGTGATAAAATATCATCTCCCACTTTTTGTGTATATGCCGGAGGAGCCGGTTTTTTATTTACATTGTATTCATAATCAGGAATCATGACATTTGAAAAAGGATTTGTAGAGGAAGGTTTATCGAATATATTTGCCGATACTTTAATTCCATTTTCTCTTAAAACATCCGAAACAATATGATTTCCACTACTATCAATATATTCTTCAATATCGTTCGTGCTAAATCCGTCTTTAACATGTTTATTTATATGAAAAAGATGAAACAAATAAATTGCAACTAAACATAAAGTTAATGTCAGTAAAACAAAAAATCGATGTGTAAAAAACCAGATAACAAATGAAAATACAATAATTAACCGAGTTGTCGCATTTAATTTTTCCGTCATGTTCATATGTTCAGTAGGAAAAAAAGATAATTCTTGAAACAATACATTGGGGTCATCTCCCCAAAATTCGGTTTTTTTTACATCATGTTGTTCTTGTTCTAATTTGTATTCCATTTACAATAAACTTTTATTTTTTATTCGAATATTCCGCCAAAATAACCAATGGTATTAATTTATCAACCAATAATTGAAGTTTTTTATGACATTTTCCGATGGTTACCCCACTCACTCCAGAAATAATTTCAATCTGTTGTTTGGTAATCTGTAAATGACAGTTCTCCGAAATAAAATAAATAATTCCGGAAGCAATTGAATGGGGCGTATTGTCGTCAATAATATTTTGTTTTTCAACCTTATCCGCAATAAATTTCGACAGCATAATCAATTTCGGCGGAACTTGTAGCCGACTCGCGAACCGTTCTACAAACGAACTTGGCGTTGTTTTACAAAGTTCTGTTTGTTCGGACGGATCTAAATTTCTCTCAATATTATGTAAAATTTGAACCGCCATAGAACAACCCGCCGTTGCACTTGCTTTATCTAAATGAAATATTTCGGCGATTTCATAGGCGGTTCGGGGGCATTCGTTGTATCTACATGACACATAAATAGACGCCGAAATAATACCATGACGATTTAATCCGCGAAACATTTTTTGTTCAGAAATATATTTATGCACAAACATGGCATAATCGATGAAAATACGCGGTATTCCGGCGTTTGTTGCCATAATAGTAATGTGTTGAAACTCATCGTATAGCGCTTTTTCTTTATGAGGCATACTTTGCCACTCCACCCATTTATGTATTTTTCGCATTTCATACGATGATTTTTGATGAATGGGTATTTTACATCCAAAGGACGATTCTATTAACAGCGGATTTATAGCCGCACCACATCGGGTCATATCGACACTATTTTTATCATCTCCTCCAAAGAATTTCCATTCGGGTGAATAATCAAGCTCATTTTTATAAATAATAGCACATTGAGGATTGGAACATGTCGGAAATCCTTCTTCCATGATAATAAGAGGAGTATCGCATTTGTAACAAAGACACTGTTCTTCAATTGCAATGGGTTTTTCGTCGATTCGAACAACGGCGTGTTCTTGGTCAAAACTCGCCCACAATGCTGCCTTTTCGGAAGAAGACAAAGATGTCTTGTTTTTTCTGGTTTTATTTGAAGAAGACGAGGATGAAGATTTATTTTCTTTTACGGTTTTTGACATAAATGTTTCATTCAAATACTGAAAATTCGTATTCAATTTTCTTCTTCATTATGTATTTGTGTTCATATAGTTATACAATAATGTTTCTGGATTATGATTTTGAACTTCGCCACACATAAGTGTCATAGATTCATACATTTTTCGCAATACATCATTTGGCGCAGTTGAACCTACTTTTATCATCCCGTGCTTTATTAAATATGACCGTATATCTTGAATTGATACTTGGGTAGTTGCGTGTTTTTTATCCATTGTATTATTTCGTATAGTTTTATTTGATACAAGAACACTTATTTTGGGAGACGTTTTTGATTTTCCTACCTGAAATTTACGACGAATTGTTTTCTTTTGTTTTTGTATAGGAGTTTTTCTTTTTTTATCGAGTTGTCGTTGGTTGTGTTGAATATGTTTCTCGGACGTTATTAATTCTTGTGTTTTTAAAAGTTGTGGTTGTTGTTGTTGTGGTTGTTGTGGGTGTGGTTGTTGTAGTAGTTGTGGTTGTGGTTGTTGTAGTAGTTGTGGTTGATTATTTCGCTGGGTTTGATTTTTCCATGTTTTGTATGTTGGCAATCGCCCTCCAGTTTTTAAACATCCATATGTGGGAGGCGGAGGATGTATATACGATTGTTTTATTGGTAGTGGTTGTAGTTGTGGTTGTTGTTGTGGTTGTTGCACATGAATGAGTGGATGTTGTTTTAATGTTTTATTGTGAGAAGGTGCGGACGCTACGGTTAATTTGGACAAGTGGTCAAGAGATTCTTGAAATTCAGTTCTAAATAAGGTTTCCGCCGATTCAGAATTGGTTGTTCTTTTGGGTAAGGTAGTTGAATCCTTATATATTTTCTCTTGTTCATCTCGAATTGCCCGTAATATATTACGGTTGTGTCTATTATGCGTTGTTTTATTTATAGCAGGGCGAAGCATTTTCGTCGGTTTTTGTTTTTGTGTATTTTTTGAAACTTTAAATAATTCTGGATTAATGCTAATTGTCTTTACTTTTAAATCACTCATGGAACAATTTTAATAACGGGCGAAATTATTTAACGTTATATATCTGTAAAATCATTCGGTATCTCTTTAATGCCTGTTCAATATTAATTCGGTCGATAACATTTGGCGTTACCATATCATAAAATAATGAAGAAAATTCATTCACTACGGCATTCGGCATCTTATTACGAACTATATATAAAACATACAAATATGATATTCCAGCTCCGTATATATCAATGGTTTGAATTGTCTTTTTAATAAGTTCATCCCGTGGCAATACTCCATCATGTATTTGTTTAGTTAGAGAGATAACAGCATTCCACATTTTGTTTTTTAATTCGGAATCATCGTCGCAAATGTATTTCTGTGCTCCTTGATAATTCGTTTTAAATTTACTAAATTTCGTGTTCAATTCATCTATACCAAGAATAGTATGGGTTTTTATATAGTCATACCCGTCTTCGGTTAAAAACGGAAATTCTACCGGATATGACCAATGCGATTTTACAGAACCTTTGCCAATTCGTCCCATAACATCTTTTTCCGTTCGCATTTTACCGAAATCAATGATTCGAATAACATTTTTGTTTGAAATAACTATATTTTGTGGTTTTAAATCGTGGTGAATATAGCCTTTTGATAAATACAACTGAATCGATTCCAATATGATTATGGCATTTTTCCAAAATAGTTGTATTTCTTTGGTGGATTGACTTTGTTTATCCGCCCATGTTGCCAAATTATCCCCACCATCGGGCATTATTAAAAGAGAATAGTGAGAGAGTTGTTTTGCCATATCGTCTCCATTTTTACATTTTTTAATGGCATCTATATTTTTACGTGTTTTTCGAACTTTACATGTAGTTGGATTACCTAAATAAGTGTATTTTTTGGGGTCTATCTTTGCTATATTCGTATACTCTTTTTGTTCAATATGTGCGTCATCATCTAATAATATTTTTGATACCGTATTGGGTTCAGATATAGAAGTATTTTCGCATAATAGGGACGGCTTGTGCACACAGCCAAATGTGCCTTGACCAATAACGGTTATTTTTTTTGTTTTCGTTTTTTTTGTTTTTTTCGTTTTTGGCATATATAATAATAGGTCAAAAAAAATTGATATAAATATTACACCTAATTTCATGTAACCTATCATATGTCAAATTCATCTACATCTATTCAATTTCTTTTAGAAAATTATCAATATCTTTTGGCTTCTCCTGTTTTTAAGGAACTGCAGAAGGAAATTGCCGATTTAAAAAAGGAAAATAGTATTTTGTCCAATCTTCTTATTCAACAAAAAGTATACCAACAACCAACAACAACGCGTGTATCCGATAGTCCTCCATTTTATAAGGTTGAAAAAGTTATTGAACCTGTGGTTGAACCCGTGGTTAAACCTGTGATTGAAAAAGTTGTTGAACCCGTGATTGAAAAAGTTGTTGAACCCGTGATTGAAAAAGTTGTCGAACCCGTGATTGAAAAAGTTGTTGAACCTGTAGTTGAAAAAGAACAAACAATCGAAGAAGCTGACGAAGCTGAAGAAGAATCTGACAATAAACTATATTATAAAATCGCAACAGATGCGAATCCGGTAGATTTAGATTCTAAATTTATTATTGTCGGTATTATTCCATTTGAAAAAGGACACAAGGTTACATACAGATACAAGAATGCATCTGAAAAAGAATCTGACGATGTCGAGGAAGAAGAATCTGATAAAGTTGAAGAAGAAGAATCTGGAGAAGAAGAAGAAGAATCTGGAGAAGAAGAATCTGATAAAGTTGAAGAAGAAGAATCTGGAGAAGAAGAATCTGATAAAGTTGAAGAAGAAGAATCTGGAGAAGAAGAATCTGATAAAGTTGAAGAAGAAGAAGCCGAAGAAGAATCTGGAGAAGAAGAAGAATCTGTAGAGGAAGAAGAAGTAGTCGAAGAAGCTGATAAAGTTGAAGAAGAAGTCGAAGAAGAATCTGTCGAGGAAGAAGAAGCTGGAGAAGTCGATTTAACCGAAGTTATTATTAATGGTAAAAAATATTATATGGATGAATCATCAGGAGACGTATATGAAATATTAGAAGATGAAGAAGCCGGTGAAATTATTGGAAAAATGACGAATGGAGTGCTAACCTTATTATAATAAGGGTCTGGGTCGGTATCGCAATATATCCAATGTTTTTGTAGTTGTCGGAAATTCATTGTTTCCATAAATATCTTGTAATAACAGCCACTCAAACATCCCTCCTAAATAAATAGACACATCTATAAATCCGAGTCGGATAAATTCAGATGCTTTTTTTTCCAATGCAGTTCCCGCATGTGAATTTTCGCCATAAATAAAAATACTATAATTTCGTATAGGTTCATTTCCTTCCAAAATTTCATTTATAAGTGTTTCTTCAATATGTATATCAATTGTAGATGGAATTAAACAAAGTTGATTATTTGAAGGAAGAATATTAATAAAAATAGTTTTCTTTGGTCCTACCGTTTTTTGATTTATTTGCATTTGTATTTCTTCAAAACCTATTTTTTTTATTTTATGTTGAGGTTGAAATAAAAACATTGCTTATTATGTAATGGTATTTTGAGATTAAAAAATAGGCGAATGGTTCGACAATCGTTGTTTATTTTATTTTATTACCATCTCTATCATATTCGGATACAGTTGTTGTGATTGTAATGTATGGTTGCGTATGTTTTATTGATTCTTTGGAGAGGGATTCTTCAATAGGATTTTCTTCTATGGATTGAGTAGGAGTGAGTTCTTCTATGGGTTGAGTGAGTTTTTCAATAGGATTTTCTTCTATAGGTTGAGTAGTTAGTTCTTCTATAGGTTGAGTCGGCGTGGGTAGTTGAGTAGTGGGTTCTTCTATTGGTATAGGGATTTCTTCTTGAGTAGTTGGCGGTGAATGTTTTAATATTTCGGATAAAACAGTTATAAATGTATGTAATCGCACAGTCGGCTGTAGTAATTTTGTTATTATTTCAATAAATGACACAATTTCTTGTTTGTTATGGTTCATATTATCATATGAAAAGAATTAAATATATCTATCTATCCACTATAATGTCCGGAAAAATTGCTATACAACTCATGGGCGGAATTGGAAATCAACTGTTTCAATTGTTCGCCCTATTTGCATTTGCCATAGAACAAAAAATACCTCCCCAAATTGTATTTTCCCATAATCTAAATGAACGACAAACCTATTGGGAAACATTCTTGTATGGATTTAAACCTTTTACGACATATCGGTCACCCCCTCCCAAATACGATATAGATAAAATTATGTCTCTTCCCGTATGGCAAGAACCGTCTTTTTTATTTACCCCGATTCCCACCACAAATATACCCGCCCAATTTCGTATTAGTGGCTACTTTCAAAGTTACCGTTATTTTAATAAACCCGAAACAAAATCTCGTATCTATGAATATCTTCATTTGACAGAACAACAAAATGATATGAAACCAACTTATTATGCATATGTCGACGACGATGATATATCTATTAGTATGCACTTTCGGTTAGGAGATTATAAATACAAACAAGAATTTCATCCCGTTTTACCGTATGAATATTACGAACGAGCATTACAAACCATTCTAAAAGATTTTTCATCGGAAGATAAAATAAAGATATTGTATTTTTGTGAAAAAGAAGACAATGCATATGTGAATAATATCATCGCGCGTTTGAAAACAAACATTCAGCATAACTGTGTATTTTCTAAAGTGGATGACACGATTGTGGATTGGAAACAGTTATTATTAATGAGTCTTTGCGACAATCACATTATTGCCAATAGTTCCTTTAGTTGGTTCGGTGCATATTTTTCGGGCAATATGACAGGTATTAAAAAAATATGTTATCCCTCTCTATGGTTTGGACCTGCCTTGCCGAATCATAATACCATTGATTTATTTCCAGCCGAATGGATTAAAATTTAATGTAATTTGTCGTTGACCGTGTCTCTCAAAAAGGGGCTTTGCCCCTCTTTGAGAGACGCATAATGACGAATATACGTATTCTAATATAAATCTTGCTACACCGAACAGTGAAGCAAGATTTTTAGGACAAAGACCAAATAAAGGATGTGTATGTTACCATTTATTTTTCTTTACCATAATATTATTTCCTTTTTTCTTTTTGCTTTCATTTGGGTCATACTCTCCTTCATCATCATCATCCCCCATATTTTTAGATATTTCCCAAAATTCTTTTGCCCCCAATTTAAAATCGGGGCGAGACGATTCCGCTTTATACCAAAAAATCTGGTCCTGAATTCGATTTGTTTTTGCATTGTTATTTATTACCAAACATTCATAATTTTCCGTCGTCTGGTCCATTACACTGCTAAATGCCTCAAGTGTTGGAAACATCGATGCATAATTCTCCCAAATTCGTTTCCGATTTGCGAAATACGGTTCTCTCAAAATAAAAACATAATCTATGTTGGTTCTCAGGTTCGGAGGAATACCTAAAGGGTATTGCATTGTTATGATCAACATCACCTTCCAATGCCGTCCATTCATAAAGAGTAATCTCATGAGTTTATCCTTTGCCCATGATGCGTCATACAAACAATCGTCCAGAATCACAAATGTCCGCGGGTCAATAGTAGTTTTACGATAGGTTTCCATCTCTTTATTCATTTGTTTTAGCACCATTTTTTGTCGTCGCAAAATATTTTCAATCAAAACCGTATTATACTCGTCATGTATAAATAATTTCGGCACATGTTTTGAAAAAAATCCATTTGCCTGCTCCGTTCCAGAAATAACCGTGCCAATTGGAAGGTCTTGATGATAAAAAAGAAGGTCTCGAATCAAAAACGATTTACCCGTATCACGTCTGCCAATAAATACAATCACGGGACCTTTATTTTCGTCAGGTTTAAACGTAATGCTTCTCATGTCAAATTTGCGTAGTTCTAAAGCCATACTATCGTCTATATAATAATGATACTTTCTTTTTTTAGGTTTTAAACCTACTATGGATAACATCCACGGAAACGAATATAAAGACAGCCCTCCATTATATGCAACCAGTATGTCTTCTTCTTCTTCTTCATTGCAAACACACTTGGACATTGTCCATCTAATTGAACGAAACCCAATTGCACGATTTCAAAACAGCACATATCAGAACAAACTTATCCAAAAAATACAACAAAACTTTACCGAATCACACCAACAATTATTTATTGGTAGTTTTTACTGTTATTTAAACTACGCGAAAACAGATTTTGTTATTGATTTGGATAATATTTGGAAATGGTTGGGATTTACAAGAAAAGACAACTGTAAAAGATTGTTGGAAAAATATTTTATAATAGATATTGATTATATAGTTGAAAATCTTGCTCCTCCGATCGGAGGAGCAAGATTTTCAGACAATAAGGTCGAAAAAGCTTTTTCTGAAGAAAAAATGGACAATAATGTTAGCGCTCCACCGATCGGTGGAGCGTTCTTTTCAGACAATAAGGTCGAAAATCTTGCCGCAGAAACTTCTGTAGCAAGATTTTCGGCAGAAAAAATGGACAATAATGTTAGCGCTCCTCCGATCGGAGGAGCGTTCTTTTCAGACAATAAGGTCGAAAAAGCTGCTCCACCGATCGGTGGAGCAGCTTTTTCAACAGAAAAAATAGGATGGGGAGGTATTAATAAAGAACGAGTGCTTTTAAGTGTAAATACTTTTAAAAAATTATGCATAAAATCAAACACAAAAAAGGCGGATGAAATTCATGATTATTTTATCAAATTAGAAGAAACAATACAAGAAACGATTCATGAAGAAAGTAACGAATTGCATCAACAATTAACAGACACAAAAACACAATTAACAGAAGTAAAACACACAATTGAAATAACAAAACGTGAAAAATGCCGAGACGTAGAACATGCACTTATCTCTCAATTTCCCGTAAATACAGAATGTATTTATTTCGGAACAATTGACAATACAAACGCACAACAAGAATGTCTCATTAAATTTGGTCATTCAAACGACCTCTCTACAAGAGTTATGAACCATCACGCGACATATACAAATTTCAATTTAATTTATGTATTTCGAGTGCACAACAAGGTAGAAATAGAAAATCTTATCAAGAACCACCCAAAAATAAAAAAACAAATTCGAAGTATTGAGATACATGGTAAAAATAAAACCGAAATAATTGCATATAACAAAATATTTACTCTTGATAAATTATCAAAATATATCAAGGAAATTATCCAGTTAAGAACATATAGTATTGAAAATTTCAATAAATTAACTGCGCAAAATGAAATTCTGGAAATGGAGAAAATTCAATTGAAAGAACAATTGGCTACCTGTCAAAATACGATTGCACAACAGTCTCTCGAATTGGTTGAACTAAAAACGGCAAATGCTTCCCAACAAACACAAATAAATTTGGCGATGGTAGAAAACCAGTCCGTATATATAAACGCACTTTTACCAGAAGACGAATTGACGATAAAATTCAACAATTTTATAGATACTATGTGTATTGTTCGACCGGATGTAGATGCATCCTCTACAGAAATAGAGGGTCAATATCGTATTTGGAATCACAGCAAACCCACGAAAGAAGTTTTCCATAAATTAAAACATTATTTAGATACCAGATTTAAAGCAAGTCGCATTTCAAAACAAGACAGTGACCAAGTTGTTCATGGATATGTCGGAATAAAACTAAAAGATATTATGTATAAGAAAAAGTTCGTAGATAATGTGACGGAAACATTTTTATTTCAAGTATGCGCATTTTCACCCAATGGAAAAATATTAAATTCGACCTTGTTGGAGGAATACCAGAGATGGAAAACGAGCGTGAATAAGGAAATCGGAGAGAATGATATGAAAGAAATCAAAGATTATTTGAATTCGTGTGAATATGCACTTAAAGCAACGGTTTGGACAGAATACGGAACAAATGAAGGATATTATGGTGTTTTATTGAAAAAAGACATACATAAATATAAAAAAACCTCGTCTACAGGTAAAAAGGTGGAAAAAAGAATGGTCGGAACGGAAATGGTGTTGGGAACGTGGGATACAATCGCAAAGGCGGCGCAATATGAGAGCATGTGTTCATCAAAAATGAGTTTATGTATTAAAAATAAAACGGCGTTTGGCGATTATTATTTTTGTATAGCAGGAACTGACACTACCTCGATTTAGATTTGTTTTATACAAAGTAGGTTCTCAGATAAAATTGATTACTCATTCGTAAAAGAATATACATAAACATCATTATATATATTAATGTCATTGCCATCAAAAAATGAATTCAACAATTATGCCTCCCGAATTATTGGCATTCAGTTTAGCGTGTTATCTCCGGAAGAGATACGCAAATCATCGGTGGTTCATATTACCAGCCGAGATACCTATATAAATAATAAACCGGTTATTGGTGGATTATTTGACCCAAGAATGGGAGTTCTTGAAAAGGGATTTATTTGTCCAACCGATGGTTTAACCTATATTGATACGCCTGGATACCATGGACATATTGAATTGGCTCGTCCCGTATTTTACATTCAACATATTAAGGAAATATCAAAAATTCTAAAATGTATTTGTTTTAAATGTAGCAAACTTCTTATGAATAAAAACAACCACGCGCATATATTGGACCGTCCTGCAAATCAACGTTGGGATTATGTATATGAACATTCGCAAAAAATAAAACGATGTGGTAACGACAATCCCGATGGATGTGGATGCAAACAGCCCGATAAAATTAAACAGGAGCAAATGGCGAAACTTATTGCCGTGTGGGATAGTATTGATACAACCGTAGATGGAGGAGGAGGAGGAGGAGAAGAAAAAGAAAAGGAACGACTTATCATGAATCTCTCGCCCGAAATTGTTATTAAAATATTTAGCCGAATTTCGGATGACGATATTCAATTTATGGGATTTCATCCGAAATGGTCCCGCCCAGAATGGTTTATTTGCACCGTATTGGCAGTTCCACCCCCCGCCGTCCGTCCGTCCGTAAAACAGGATGCTCAACAACGAAGCGAAGACGATTTAACGCATATTTACAGTAATATTATTAAAACCAACACGGATTTATTGAAAAAAATTCACGAAGATGCGCCTCTTCCTGTGATTGAAGGAATGACGGGAGTGCTTCAATATTTTATTGCAATGGTCGTAAATAATAAGGTGAAAGGTGCATCGCCTCTCACCCAACGGTCGGGTCGACCACTTCAATGTATTTCGGGAAGATTAAATACAAAAGGTGGACGTATTCGCGGTAATTTAATGGGAAAACGTGTGAATTTCAGTGCTCGGTCAGTCATCACGGGTGACCCCAATTTGTCTATTCGACAGTTGGGTATTCCGATGAAAGTTGCCAAGAATTTAACCACAAGAGCCTATGTAAATGACCGCAATCGGGATTATCTGACGAAATTAGTTCAAAATGGTCCTGATGTGTATCCGGGTGCAAAAACACTGGAGAGAAAGGGGGAAACCGACCCGATTTCATTGAGAAATGTAGATAGAATGAGTATTCAATTGAAAAATGGTGATATTGTGCATCGTCACATGATGGATGGAGATGCCGTATTGTTTAACAGACAACCGAGTCTTCATCGAATGTCCATGATGTGTCATATTGCCAAAATTATGACGACCGGTGATTCTTTCAGAATGAACGTTGGTTGCACCAAGCCATACAATGCGGATTGTGAAATAGTTCGCAACAGGGAGCGTTAAAAGCGTGAAACTCTCTAGTATATTCAATTCGATTTTAAGAAAATTGATATTCAAATTAAAGTAAATGTGTGGTAGGCGATGGAGGAAAAGTGTTGTAGCAGGTGCGGAGAAATCAAATTATTTGGGTTGTTTATAAAGAATCGAAACATTTGCAAAGAATGTGACAATAAAATTCACAGAGAAAATTATGCAAAACGAACGTATGAACAACCCATCAAATGTTGCAACACGTGCAACATTGAAAAGGATATTGAACTATTTATTAATAACCGAAATATTTGTAAAGATTGCAACAATCTAAAACGCACAACTCGATATCATGGGGATGAGAAATTGCGACAAAAGATTAGTCAACAATCCAGCATATATAAACATGACAAGGTTCTTAAACGACAAGAGGCAAAGAGAGAAAAACAATTGGCAATTGGAGAAGACAACCAACAATGCCCATATTGTGATGTTATTTTCAATAAATCCAACTTCAGACATAATCGGCAAAAGTGCAAAGATTGCGAACGAAAAGATGGAAGAGCATTTATTAAAACTGCTATTTTCAAAGAACGTTTAAAAACCAGATATGAAACAGATCCTATTTTTAGGTTTTTAAGATTGCAACGCACACGAATTTGTAATGCATTGAAATCTCGTAAAACAAATCATACGATTGAATATTTGGGATGCACTGCAAATGAATTTTACGATTGGATGTATTATCAGTTTGATGAAAAATTTACATTTGAAAATCACGGAACTGTGTGGCATATTGACCACGTGATTCCTATTGCCCAATTTAATCTGGATAATGTGGATGAACAATTTCTATGTTTAAATTGGAGAAATACAATGCCCTTATCTGTTCATGAAAACTTGTCAAAAAATAAAAATATAGTTCAATCCCAAATCGCACAACACTACCAAACCCTACTTTTATATCACAAAGAATTTGAAATCGAATTTCCTGAGGAAATCCATGATATGTTGTCTCTACACGGAGGCAATGTATTGAATATGCAACATGACCAAATTGCGGGAAACCCCTTAGAGTCGTAACTACCACCTCTTTGTCGGAAACGACGGAAGAGGGAACTCGGGTAATGACCGAATCCAATGGTAAAAACGTTACGAATTGGGCAATCCGCAGCCATGTCTCTAAACTCGCTTATCGTAGAGTATGAGAAAGGTTCAACGACTTGATGATTGTGGGTATTAAATGACGGAGTAACGACCCCGATAATGCTTAAGGTAAAGTCTGGTCCTGTATCGAAAGAACAGGTGAATTCCCTTCTCAGGAATTCTGTAAAACACTACGTTTGATGGAGATGAAATGAATATGCATGTCCCGCAAAATATATTGGCGGAGACAGAACTGCGGAATTTGGCGGCAATTCCGTATCAAATTGTAAGTCCGGGAAACAACGCGCCTATCATTGGTATTTTCCAAGATTCGATGTTGGGGTCATACCAATTCACGCGCGCAGGACAGAAATTTACGTTTCGTGAAGCGATGAATTTATTAATGATGTTTCCGAATGTACAACCACAAAAATTAGCCGACGCATATACGAAACAGGGACATATTACGAATTTTGATATATTGTCCCAAATTCTCCCCCCACTAACATTAAAATACAATACAAAATTATATAAAGATGCAACCCCCGACCGCAATCACACATTAGAAATCCAAAACGGAGAGTATATTCGCGGTCAAATGGAAAAATCCGTGCTTGGAGGCGGTTCGAAAGGTCTGATTCACCGTATTGTGAATGATTTCGGCAATCGCGTGGCATCCGATTTCATCGATAATTTGCAAAATATTATTACGGAATATATGAAGACGAGTTCGTATAGTGTGGGTGTAAACGATTTAATTGCGAATAAACATACATACGAACGAATTACCCAGATTATTATAGACCGAAAGCGAGAAGTGCAACAACTTATGGAAAAAATCCATTTGGGAATTTTCAAGAACACAACGGCGCAAAACAATCGAGTGGAGTTCGAGACACAGGTAAATAATATATTAAACAAGGCGCGCGGAGATACAGAAAAGGAGGCGGAAAAGAGTTTGAAATCGGACAATCGATTCTTGACTATTGTGAAATCGGGGTCAAAAGGTAATATGGTAAATATTTCACAGATGATTGCGTGTTTAGGTCAAACCAATATTGATGCCAAACGTGTGCCATATGGGTTCGACAATCGAACACTTCCGCATTACCGAAAATTCGATGATAGTCCGGAAGCCCGTGGATTTATTGAAAATTCGTTTATTTCGGGATTGTCTGCTCAAGAAGTGTTCTTTTTGGCGATGGGTGGTCGAGTGGGATTAATAGATACCGCCGTCAAAACAAGTCAAACGGGATATATTCAACGTCGATTGATTAAGGGACTGGAAGATGCGGTTGTCATGTATGATATGACGGTGCGTAACAATATGGGTAAAATTATTCAGTTTCATTATGGAGATGACGGATTTGATTCTACTCGTGTGGAAGTACAACCGATTCCTTTGGCGACAATGTCCATTGAGGATATATACAAACGTTATATGGAAGACACACAAACAACGCTATTGGATGTATTTTCAAAAGGAGCGTCTACTCGCATTTATAAACAGCGAGAAGAAACCGCAGTAAAGAACAAAGAAATGATTGATAAAATGGTCAGTTGGCGAAATCAACTTATTCGTCATGTGTTTAAATTCAAAAACGAAAACAGTGTGAATGTCCCCGTTGCATTTATTTATATTATTAATAATTTGCAAGGACAGCTGGATTTAACGACAAATACAGTTGTGGATATTACGCCATATGAAGCGTATGAACTCATCGAGTCCTATTACGCAAAATTACAAAGTATTGTATTTGCCCCTCCAACGGAATTGTTTGAAATTATGTATTACTATTATTTAAATCCAATTGATTTATTGTATAAAAAACGATTCCATCGCAAAGCTCTCACATTGTTGTTGGAAACGGTTTTGTTAAAATACAAACAGGCAATTGTTCATCCGGGCGAAATGGTGGGAGTTATTGCGGGGCAATCGATTGGCGAACCGACCACCCAGCTTACACTCAATACATTTCATTTGGCAGGTGTAGCATCCAAGTCAAATGTAACTCGCGGTGTTCCCCGAATTGAAGAAATTTTGCGTTTAACGAGAAATCCCAAAAATACGTCCATGACGATTTTCTTGAAGGAATTAGACCGAGAAAGTCAGGACAAGGCAAAATTTTACTCGACTATGGTGGAACATACAAAATTGGTAGATGTGGTGAAATCTACACAGATTTGTTTTGAACCCGATGACCGAACTCCTTCCACAGACGAGTTAATGCTTCAAGAATACTATGCATTTGAACAAATGGTGGAAGAATGCAATACAAATCAACCACAACAGCAACCGCCCCAACCAAAATCAAAATGGATTGTGCGAATGGAAATGAATAGAGAAAAAATGTTGGATAAAAATCTGACGATGGACGATATTCACTTTGCCATTAAAAAAAGCAATGATGGTCAAAATATTACGTGCATATTTTCGGATTACAATATGGATAATTTGATATTTCGTATTCGTATAAACAGTGATGTATTTAAAAAACATACAAAGAAACAAAAAGGTATTGCCCGAACTCTGGACCAGTCCGATGAAATCTATTTGTTGAAGAATTTTCAAGATACCGTTTTAAATAATATTGTTCTGCGAGGTGTTCCGGGTGTGGGAAATGTAATTCCGAGAAAAATCGCAAATATGGTGAAAGACCCGCCCAAAGGTTTAGAAATTACAAAGGAAGGAGGAGAAATAGTAACGAAAGAGGATGTTTGGATTTTAGATACAAATGGGTCAAATATGCTGGATGTTCTTGCACTGGATTTTATAGATTCAACGAGAACCATTAGTAATGATATTCGTGAAGTGTTTGATGTTCTTGGAATTGCGGCTGCGCGTCAAGTTATGTATCAAGAATTTGTGGATGTAATGGAATTCAGTGATGTGTATATCAATCATCATCATTTGAGTTTGTTATGTGACCGCATGACATTAACAAAGGATATGATTCCAATCTTTCGTTCAGGAATTCTTAAAGATGATATTGGACCAATTGGCAAAGCAACGTTCGAGGTTCATACAGAAGTATTATTAGATGCAGGAAGACATGCGGATTTAGATACAATGCGCGGTGTGTCTGGAAACATTATGATGGGACAACAGGGACTTTTCGGAACAAATTCGTTCAATATATTGTTAGATATGGAAAAGATGGCAAAACAATCAAAAAAGACATTGCAATTAAAAGACCCGACGGCGGAAATCAATCGAATGTTGGGTGCTGGAGATGATGGCGGGAAATGTTCGGCGGATTCAATCCGAATTGAAAACAATATTGGCAATATTAAACGTAGCAATGTAATACAAATTTGTGATGACAATAAATATAATATTGGGTTTTAGAGAGAAAAGAAAAGACAGAGAGAAAAGAAATAAAAAAAGAAATAAAAAAAGAAATCAAATAAAAAAAGAAATAAAAAAAGAAAGAAAAAGAAAAAAAGAAATAAAAAAAGAAATAAAATAAACGTATAAAACCATATAAAAGTATATTTATGTAAAATATACTATTTGCACATGTCGGATAAATCTATTTATTTAAAAGCATACAACAAACTTTTTTTTGATTTTTTAGACGAAATTATTGCGATTTTTCCGGATAATAATGATATTAAAGTTGCCAAACAGTCATTCGAAACCATCCGAAAACTGAATGTTACGGCTATTTTAAAGGCGTGGTATAGTTATGTTTATATGCCATACAAAGACCGTATTGATGGTGGCGATATCTCATTTTTTATTGATAAAGATTATGGAAGTGATTTAGTGTATTTATCGAATTCTCAGGAAATTATGGTTATTGTTGATAAAATTCGTAATCCAATTCGAGACATGAGCGACGACAATAAACAGCATTCTCTTGCATATTTACAAAAATTAAGTAAATTAGCAGTGGCTTATTCACAATAATACTACTAAAATAAAGTTGGCTGGTTTTTGGTTGAAAAAACGTTATACATTGTTACAATATGTGATTGAGTTAGCGGTTCAGGATAATACATAACATTACATATTGCTCCATATAATCCATTATGCTCTCCAATGAAAACCGAGTGAATGGGGGGCGGTTCAAAACATTCGAATGTTTTTTGTAGAGTTCCATCAATAAAAACGTCACACATATTATGTCGATAATTCAATACAATATTTGTCCATTTTTGTAATTTTACATCGAACTCTTGTTCTTGTTTTTGTTTTTGTTTGGGATTTTTTGAATATGAATGCACAATTATTTTATTTTGTTCTTTTTCTTTTTGTTCTTTTTCTTTTTGTTCCTTTCTTGTATCATGAGTCCGATACGTAATAATTGGCATGAAGGCATTTATCGTAAAAATAAGATATTCTTTATCTGAAGCTGGTTGGGGGTTTATATATGTCCATAAAGATATGGCGTAATTTGTTTTTAATGAATGAAACGGGGGCAAGGCAGTTTGAATATCTAAAAATGCGGATTCTTTTAAAATAGGTGTTCCTTTTCCCTGAATCAGTGTTGCGGATTTTTGAAGAAAATAGGGAATTGAAATAAATAAAAGAATTGCGATTAGTTCCATCAGGAAAAGAACAAACACAATATTGGGCGTAATTCCGATTTGTTTATTTACATGTTCCAGAAAATCTGTCAATAAACACGGTAAAAATAAAAGGAATTGAATAAGTATATTGTTTTCCCAACTACTTCCTTCTTGTTGCGTATAAAATATTCGGTATGCAATCGCCATACCGGCAACAATCATAAATAAAAATAATGCTATATACAGGAAAGTCATTGAATTAAATCCGGAAAACCATGATAGCCATGTTGTTCTTGTTATGTATGTGGCAATACCGAGAGATACAATCGCAAGAATCCAACGAGACAATACAGTTAATGAAATAGTTCCGAATTTCTGATTTATATAGGTAAGCCAACCGAGTAATGCTAAAGTAATTCCTGTAATAATATCTTGTTGGAACTCTTTTATAACGGGGTCGCCTGTATTTCCGTATATATTTTTAATGCGAATATTTCCAATGATGAAATAGAAATAAAATCCTATTACAATGATGGAAATAAAAAAGAGAATGTATGAATTTATTGTCATGTGTTTCTTATTAAAATAGAAGGTTATTATCTTTAAGAGAAAGAAAATTGTATCATTGTTTTATATAAATGCGATTTGAAATCGTTTTAATCTTGGTTGCATGTTTTTTAGTTGCAAATATTTATACAGAGGGTAAATATGTAAAGAAGCTTTATGCGTTTAAAAAATACTATCAAATAGGAGGAGTTTTATTAGGAGCATTATTTTTGTATTGGTTTATGAAAAAGAATCCAGCGTCTGCCCGAGATATGATTTATAATACACACGAATATGTAAAATATTTGCCAGTCGACCGAAATGTATCTGCGAATTTTATTGAACCGTTAATCAACTTTACAAAAGAGAAATATACAGATGATGGATATTCGCAACCTATTTTATCGTTTGATAAAGAAAAAAAACGGGTTTCTATTCCACAAGCCGGTTTAATTGATACAACCAAACATAAACGTTCCGTTTCAGATGCAAAGAAAAAATATGTGGCGGCAAGACAGAAATGGCGGTGTGCCTCATGCGACAATCTTCTTTCGGCAAGTTATGAAATTGACCATAAAATTCGGGTAGCAAATGGAGGGAATGATCTAAGTAATCTTCAGGCTCTTTGTCGCAATTGTCATGGAGAGAAAACATTAACTGAGGTTTTTTAACGGAAAAATCTATATTTAAGTATAAAACCTTTCTCTATACAAATCTACAAACATTACGTTGTGTAAATAATAAATTGACTTCTCTAAACAATCTTCCTCCCACTCTACAAACATTATATTGTTATTATAACCAACTGACTTCTCTTGACAATCTTCCTTCTACTTTACAAGTATTATGGTGTCAAAACAATCAACTAACTTCTCTTGACAATCTTCCTTCTACTTTACAAGTATTATGGTGTCAAAACAATCAACTAACTTCTCTTGACAATCTTCCTTCTACTTTACAAGTATTATGGTGTCAAAACAATCAACTAACTTCTCTTGACAATCTTCCTCCCAATTTACAAATATTAATTTGTCATGAAAATAAATTAAATTCTATCGAAAATCTTCCTCCAACTTTACAAACATTAATTTGTCATACAAATCAACTAACTTCTCTTGACAATCTTTCTCCCACTTTACAAACATTATCTTTTCGGAAGAATCAATTAATTTCTCTTGATATTTTACCTCTTACTTTACAAGAATTATATTGTTGGGATAATCCAATTTACACAACATGTAAGGAACTATATGGATTTGAACTTTCTGTAGAAACAATTGAACAATACAATGAAATCAAACGCATTGAAAATATGGAAAAAGAATGTTGCCCACTACTAAAATAGTAGCGAAGAAAATTGATATTTATTTGTTTATTTTTTTGTAATAAACAAATAATAAATGACAGATTATACCGTAACAGAATTGGATTTATCGGGACGAAACTTAACTATTTTACCGGATTTATTTTTATACACAAATCTACAAACATTATATTGTGGAAATAATAAATTGACTTCTCTCGACAATCTTCCTCCCAATCTACAAAGATTAGATTGTTATAACAATCAACTGACTTCTCTCGACAATCTTCCTCCCAATCTACAAAGATTAGATTGTTTCAATAATCAACTGACTTCTCTCGAAAATCTTTCTCAGAATCTACAAACATTAAATTGTTTCAATAATCAACTTACATCTATCAACAATCTTCCTATCACTTTACAAACATTGCGTTGTGGTGGCAATCAACTGACTTCTCTCGACAATCTTCCTCCCAATTTACAAGAATTATGGTGTCGCCATAATAAACTCACTTCTCTCGAAAATCTTCCTCCGAATCTACAAAAATTATCTTGTCTGAAGAATCAACTGACTTCTCTGGATATTTTACCTCCTACTTTACAAACACTATTTTGTTCACACAATCCAATTTACACAACATGTAAGGAACTATATGGATTTGAACTTTCTGAAAAAACAATTGAACAATACAATAAAATCAAACACATGGAAAATTTGGAAAAAGAATGTTGCCCACTACTAAAATAGTAGCGAAGAAAATTGATATTTATTTGTTTATTTTTTGTAATAAACAAATAATAAATGACAGATTATACCGTAACCGAATTGGATTTATCGAAACAAAACTTAACTGTTTTACCTGATTTATCTCTCTATACAAATCTACAAAGATTAGATTGTTGTCATAATCAACTGACTTCTCTCGACAATCTTCCTCCCAATTTACAAGGATTATATTGTATTTGTAATAAATTGACTTCTCTAAACAATCTTCCTCCTACTCTACAAACATTATGTTGTGAATATAATCAACTAACTTCTCTCGAAAATCTTCCTCCGAATCTACAAGAATTATATTGTCATCATAATCAACTGACTTCTCTCGACAATCTTCCTCCCAATCTACAAACATTATATTGTTATAATAATCAAATCGTATCTCTTGACAATCTTCCTCCCAATTTACAAGAATTACAGTGTCAATATAATCAACTAACTTCTCTCGATAATCTTCCTTCCACTTTACAAGAATTATGGTGTTATAATAATCAACTGACTTCTCTCGACAATCTTCCTCCCAATTTACAACAAAAATTATATTGTGATAATAATCAATTGACTTCTCTTGACAATCTTCCTCCCAATTTACAAAAATTAGATTGTTCCACAAATAAACTAACGTCTCTTGACAATCTTCCTCCCGATTTACAAATATTGTATTGTGGCGGCAATCAACTGACTTCTCTCGACAATCTTCCTCCCAATTTACAAACATTAGATTGTTTTACAAATCAACTTACGTCTCTCGACAATCTTCCTCCCAATTTACAACACTTATATTGTGAAAATAATCAACTGACTTCTCTTGACAATCTTCCTCCCAATTTACAAACATTAGGTTGTTGGAATAATCAAATCAATTCTCTTGACAATCTTCCTCCGAATCTACAAAAATTATATTGTTCGCATAATCAACTTACATCTCTCGACAATCTTCCTCTCACTTTACAAGAATTCGATTGCACAACTAATCCAATTTATACAACATGTAAGGAACTATATGGATTTGAACTTTCTGTAAAAACAATTGAACAATACAATGAAATCAAACGCATGGAATGTTGTCCAATGTTAAAATAATACTGAAGAAAATTGATAATTATAACTTCTCGTAATAAATATATAAAAATAAATGACAAAGACAAAACAAACATTATCGGACCCTATTTTCGTGTTATGTCCTCATTGTAACCAAATGTGTGAAATTGTAAAATTAAATTGTTGTATATTTCGATGTGGTATTTATCGGTCAACTGGTCGTCAATTAAGTCCACATGCTCCCCAACACGAGTGTATAAAATTAGTTGAAGAAGGAGCACTCTATGGATGCGGAAAACCATTTCAAATAATACAAGAAAATGAACAATATAAAGTAATTATATGTGATTACAAATAAAATGGGTCTTATCGCCCATATAAAAATTTATATGTTATGCCAATAGTTCCATTATTCTCCCAAACCCCCGATATTTTTAAACACGTTATCGGCATAGAATGCTCTTTCCAAACATCCGTTGCATAACTACTTAACTTTATTGTTCCTGATTGTAATACAGTTTGTATAGAAGAAAATCGTAAATGTCTCGACTTGTTTTTTCTTCTATATTCTTGTAATATATGAGATTCAATTGCGATTATATCTCGAATCCATGTTATGTTTTCAATAGGATTAAAATATCCAAAATGATAGTTGACCGATTTTAATGCAATGGGAATGATTGCATATAATCCGTTCATCGTCATAAAAAAATCAGAATAAATTAGTTTTGTAAAAATACCGTTCATCCGAATATTGTCTTTGGTCTCTAAAAATTGTATATTTGTTAAAGATACATTATACAGAGGCAACACCAAATTCATCGTTGGATACGTTAGAATTATTTTTATATGTGGTTTTGGATATTGTTTTATTGTAATAATCAACCGTTGTTGAAATCCAGTGTTTTCTCACCTTTATTTTTTTTTCTTTTATCATTGGAATAATTACATTTGCTCGTATTTGCAAGTATTCATCCCGTAAAAATTTACATAGAAAATTATATACAAAATATAAAATATCATCACAACAATTTCCAGATACGAGACAACTTCCTGTTCGAAATATGGTAAATGTCATTTCGGTATATTTCGGATTTTTACGTAACGCATCTATGGTGCATGAACGGTCCTCCTCATCTATACGACCTATTTGTTTATCCGTATCAAATCCGATTTTATTATTAAAATAAAATTTGCTCTTTACTCCCGGATAACTACACGAATCATATGCCGAATCAATTCCATATTTGGTCCGTAAAATATGGTATGCATTTTCTCGATTCACGTGATATCCACATCGAAAATTTGAATTAATAAGAACTCCTTTATCTTCCATTCCGGCGCTCGTTTCAGAAAATTCAAGTAGAGTTGGCATATGTGGTTGTAAAATACATATGATTTTCTGTTTTACGATATTTAAAAGAGCCCGCTGAGGGACTCCCGGAATTTCCATTTTACCGGTATTAAATATTTTCACGTGAATTTCACGAAACATACCTTCAAATTCCAAACGAATAATAATTGCGAAAGAATTCATAAATGCTTTCTTCTGTTTTTTTCGCGCATTCATAATTTCTTTTTTTGAAATACCGACCATTATTTTTCGGTCATCTTTGAATTTTGGACGTTTTGTATTACGAATATCAATTTGTTTCATAATGTGTTCCTTGTATTCCTCTTTTACATGAGAAAGGTATTCTTTATACAATTCCAATTGTTCGGGTGTGTCTGATACAACTTTCATATGTTTATGAACAACCCCTTCTTCTGGTTTCCAATATTCAATAATAGGAATTTTCCAAAATACAACAAATGTATCTATTTCCTGATTTAAAATAAGTGTTTTTGTATTTGTCGATATATACAATTCCTCGCAGATTGGTATTGGATTTTCGGATTCATTGTTTTGACTGTCCTGTGCTAAATCTCGTTCTTGTTGTCTTTGTTCTGTAGTATAGATTGGTTGTCGAATATCAATAATTTCATGTTGTGAACGTAAAAATAACGACCACTCACTGTCAATATCATTTGTCATTGTTTCCATTCTATTCGTGTATTTTACGATTCAATTTTTATGTAAGTTTAATTATGCTAACATTGATTATAATTTGTTACCGTATCCCATACAACTCCATTTACACTCGCCCATGTTTTTTTTGCACATGTAGCGGATGATACACTTTGTGACGCCCATCCCGCATCTGAAAAGTTAATTTCATTATATCCGAGAGATGATACAGCATAACCGGGAATTAAACTATAGGTAGATTGTGTTAAAATTCCTAAATTTGGTGATGTTGTGGTAGCATTAAACGATACATCAGGAATAATACAATTGCCCGTTGTATTATCCACTAACCATAAATCTGGGCACTGATTTACTACATTTGGGAAAATAGTTCCTTTTGCGTTTGTTGTTTTAATAACATACCAAACTCCAACAAGAACGATTGTTAAAATGACAATGGCGATAGCAATTGTTATTAAATAAAAAAAATCCATATTATAATTACATTAGAAGAGATGTTCGTTTGCATTTTTTGTCTATAGATAAAGATTCACATTGAACGGATTGGGGAACAATTTTTAAAATACATCGCGATTTCTCTCCATACACGGGGTCGGTACAGCCATTTTCCTTTTTTGTGTCCGTGTTTTCCTTTTTTGTGTCCGTGTTTTTATCGGAGTCAGACATTACACACCTCGCCCTAAAATCTTCGTATCTATCTCGAACTTGGTCATAGGTAAGACCGGATTTTTTATGAAGCATTGTATTTACCATTTCATGTAGTTTGTAAATATATAGTGAAAATGTTCCTCGATTTAACATATGATGTATTGTTAAAGGTAGTTTTTTTAGATTTTTACAGAGATTTATGCGACATTTTCCGCAAGGAAGCACATATTGTAGAGAAAGTATAAACTCGCGATATTGTTTTTTTTGATTGCATGTAGGTTCAACGGGATAATTAAATGATACTGTGTGTAAAAAATGCCACATAGGTGGTCCCCAAACGGTTGTCAACATACCATCTCCAGACGAATAATGTTTTTTTGTATAACGGTGTTTTATAGTTTTTTTTCTTGTTTCGGTTTCGTTTTTTCTTGTTTCGTTTTTTCTTGAGGATGTATTCTTTAATGATTTACTAACCATAACATATATAATATGGTGAGAAATAATATGTTATGAAAGAAATAAAAATAATTTGTCTTCGCTTATCCTACCATTGTTGAGACAAACTGATTCAAATTGCCGGTAGTTATTTTTGCATCAAAATCAATTATTTTTCCATCCTTAACCATTTTTACGGTCGGAAAAGATGAAATATTGTATTTTGAACGCATTTTTTGAACTTGAATATCATCTTTATCTGTGCAATCTACTTGAACACAATGAATAACATAAGGACCTATACGTTTTCCTTCATATTGTTCTTTAAATGCCGTCCATTCTGGACGAGCGGTTTTACAGTGAGGACACCATGTAACCGTAAATATATAAATTTCAACTTCTTGTCCTCGAGTTTTAGCATTTGCAACATCACTGTAAGGAGTATCGGTTTTTTTAAACCACTTATAGCCTAAAATACTCAATCCGATAAATAAAACAAGAACAAAAAAGGTAATGAGGTAATGGCGATTTATTTTCGACCAGCGATACAAAATATCGGTAAATTTTGCCATTGTTATACAATATAAAAAGATTTATATTCAAATGGAACTATCCGTTTCCGGATAAATTAACGCTCTTAAACTTGCCATAACTGAATAAATATCGTCTTTCGGAAATGTACGATATGACCCATGATATAAAATCATAATATCGTATGTATCTAATGGAACTCGTGTCAAAAACACACTTGCATTTAATTCGTTTTTTTCGGCAAATTGTATTACATTATCTGAATAATGTTGAATTTGTAAGGGTCGATAGGTTTCAACAGTGAGTTTATTTGTGATATCAATCACCTTATGTGTTGGAAATTCTACACGGAGATATTGAACAATGGAATGAACTTCTTTGTCTTCTTTGTCTTCTTGTTCTTCTTTGAGTAGACAACATTTTTTATATTTTTTATTGGAACCGCACAAACACATGTCATTTCGCCCTATCTTTTTACTCATATACCAATTATGGCGTTATCTATTTATGTTGAAATATAAATTTACCTAATGCCCCAGTTCCTCTCGAAGAACTTCGGAGAACAGACGATGAACTTTTTTGCAACGGTTGAATAGTTACAGATGGTTGAATAGTTAATTGAGGTGATTGTTGGACAGTGGATTGTTTTTGTTGTTGTTTTAATGCATCAGTTTGTTGTTTTAATGCGTCAGTTTGTTGTTGATTTTGTAGTTTATGCTGAAATACCAATGACTGAAGCGATTGCATTTGCTGGGCTTGGTTTAAAATTTGAGTTTGATGCTTCTTAATTTCTGAAACGAGATATGTTACAATATCAAACCATTTTATATTAATAGGATTTCCGCTTGCATCCACAACAACTAAATCCGGATCTACTGCAAATACTTCCTCGGCAATAAGTCCAATATTTTTAATTCCGTCCGATGTATACGTAAATGTGCGAGGTAGTAGTTTATAAATACTGGCGCTCTGAAAAAATGGCAACGAAGTAATATCGGTCTTATCTTCTGCCGTTGAGGTATAATAGGTTATTTCACTTGTAGCATCATTATAATATAACGTATTTGACTGAGATGCATTTCGCAATGGCTGGATAAACAGTCCCGTCGTCTGTGGACTAACACCGGTTATTTGAGCATTTAATACAATACTATGAGCCGGTTGCGCAAGTTGACCCGCATCATGTCCAATAGCAATACTATATTCTCCTTGACTTACTTGACCCGCACTTGTTCCAATGGCAATGGAATATGAACCTTGGTTGGATTGACCCGCATTTTGCCCAATGGCAATTGCATGGTCGGACTGGTTTATCTGTCCGGCATTTTGACCTAAAGCAACCGCTACGGTATTTTGACTATTTTGTCCCGCATTTTGTCCAATGGATATGGAGTATTCAGATTGTTCTACCTGTCCTGCATTTTGTCCAATGGCGACAGATGCGTTCGATTGATTCGTTTGTCCGGAATTTTGTCCAATTGCTACGGCAAATGTTCCTTGACTAGTTTGCCCCGCTTGTTGTCCAATCGCAATAGAGCCGGTTTGTTGGTCAAATTGTCCAGCATTGTTCCCTAAATTTACAGAAGATGAAGACATATATAACTTTAGGAGAGAAATTTATAACGCGTATGACAAAATGGGCGTTATAAATTACGTTTTTTGTTATGTCCATACATTATTATTGTTATGTCTTTAGCAAAAAATACGGAAACATCAAAAAAAAATACGGAAACTGTTCCTCCTATTCGTCATCCAGAAGGTAAAACATTTCATGAAGCATCTAAATTAGCTATTGTTGAAGATAAACCAATTATGATGGATTATTGGGTAGGTTCTATTGAAAAATCGGTTATTCTTGGAATTCGTGAAGAAATTGACGAAGAAACGGGCGAGAAAATTACTGAACGGCTGTTGGTGCGAAGCCCCGAAGAATTTACAAGTTCAATTGTAAATATATACAAGGTTTTAACTGAACTCATTATTATGACGGAGAATTCTATTTATATTGTTGATAGTAAAATTCCGGTAAAGAAAATATCATAAATCATAATATGTCTAATCATATAATAATTAATGAAAAAACCATACACTGGAATAGGAATTATTTGTGTTGCGTTGGTATTTGTTTGTATATTTTTTATATTGAATAATAAAATTGTTGAAGGTCATGGTGGAGGCGGAGGAGGTCACGGAGGAGGAGGACGAGGTGGAGGAGGTCACGGAGGAGGAGGACGAGGTGGAGGAGGAGGAGCAATTGCCGTAAATCCATTATTTTTAGACGAATATGATTATTATCCGTTTGATTATTTTTATAGATATGTCTATCATCCGGTTTACTATTATTTTACGTAATTATGAACATTTTTTATTCGACCCTTTACCGACCTTTAGAAAAATAATCCTTTATATTATAAAATGAATATTCTTCTATTTTTGTATATTGTGCTTCTTTTTGTCGCGTTAACGCCATCCGTGTTGATTACTCTTCCGCCAAAGAGTTCAAAATTAGTCGTTGCCTTAACACATGGTGCTATTTTTGGTGGTATTTGGTGGTTAACTCATAAGTGGGCTTGGATGTTTTCTGAAAAACTAATGGGTTAAAAAATTTTGATTTATTTGATTTATTTGTCCACAAATATACCAAAAAATGGAGCAACATAACAAACTTTATTTAACAAGCGATGAGTCGATTTTATTTGATGAAAATTATCGTTATATAATTTCGGTAATAGAAACAAGTCACAGCAGTAAAAAAGGAACAACAATTACAATGTTGGATAATTTTTCAAAGTTTTGTAAAGAATTAGAATTTGATGAATCTATTCTTCTCTCTATTCTTGGCAAAAAATTATCATGTAAAAGTGGAATTGATAAATATACCAAATATTATTATCTTCAAGGTGAGTTCTCACATTCTCAAATTAAACAAATTCTATATGAGTTTATTCAAAAGTATTTGCTTTGTAATATGTGTGATAAACCCGAGGTCCGTCTTACATATAAACAAAAACAAGACAGAATACAACAAAAATGTAACGCTTGTGGAAATAAATATTATCTTGAAGATGAGAATGAAATTATACATATTTAAGAGAAATACATAATAGATTTTTGGAAAAATAAAAAGAAAAATAAGAAAGGAAAAATATAAGAAAAGCTTAAATATGATTATTATATAACAATCGTATGTTACCAATACAAACACATATATTTGATAATGGTTGTTGTCTAATTTATGAAAAAACCGACCTTCCTCTCTCTTCCATTCAAATCTATCAACAATTTGGGTCTATTCATGAACCACCAAATCTTCGCGCTTCTGCTCACATGATTGAACATATGGTGTTTAAAGGTTGTTCGAAATATGAAAAATCAACTACTATATCGGATATATATGATAAAATAGGAGCTGAAGTAAATGCGTATACTGAAAAATCATATACATGTTATTATGTAAAATGTGGATATCAATATACACAACAAGCATTGGAGCCATTAGGTGAAATGTTATTTTCCTCCGTATTTAATAAAAAAGATTATGAATTAGAACATGCCGTTGTTATTGAAGAAAATACATTAGCCGTAAATGACACAGATGAATTAGAATCGAATGAAATAGAACGACTACTATTTAATGGAACTATATATGATTCTCCGATTGATAATATTGCCTATCATACAAAAAAATCATTAGATAGAGAGACCGTATTTCAATTGTATAAAAATGTCTATATTCCACAAAATACGATATGTAGTATTGTATCGCACCATCCATTTAAAACAATTGTTCATATGTTGCAAAATACCAGATTTACAAAATCGCACATAAAACAGTCGCCCACTTTTTATATTGAACGACAATGCGCCCAACAACAAAATCTATTTCCAATTTCGTGTATTTCTATTCCATTGGAAGCCGTTCGTATTTCTCTCGGATTTCGCACATGTCCCTACAATCACCCAGACCGATATATATTAAATCTTATCAAATCTTTTTTATCCGATGGTATGAATTCTTTTTTATTTAACGAATTACGAGAAAAACATGGATTCACCTATTCGTCTGAAATTGAAGTGAATTATTATAAAACCGTTGGGTCTTTTATTTTATATACAGAAATTGACAAAACCAAGACAAAACAGGTGCTTCCTATTCTTAAACAAATTCTCAAAAATTTATATCATAAAGGGATGACCTATTCACAAATAAAACATACAAAACAAGAATTAAAAGGAAGACAAATATTGCGTTTAAACAATATTGATTTATCGGGAAAACAAAATGCACTTGCAATCATAAATGCCACAAATGCAGTTCCTTTAAGCATCGTCCCTTTAAGCATCGTCCCTTTAAGCACCGTCCCTTTAAGCATCGTCCCTTTAAGCACTATTTTTGAACAAAAATACGCGCCAATAACAAAAGAAGATGTATTGCGAGTTTGTCAAACGTATTTTGCGCCCAATTTACTTAAAGGGTGTTTAGTAGGAAAAGATTTGCCGACCACCCATTCAATTCATTCTTTATTTTCGTAAGTTATAATAATAGAATGAAAAAATTCATGTCAAGAGAGAGTATTTTTTTAAGTGTTTTGTTGGCTATTATTATTTTCTTGTCAGCTGTTCTTCCATCATCATGGAAAAGTTTAGAAGGATTTACCCAATTTCCAACCGAATATTCAACATATCCGGCAAATCAGGCATTAGATTCTCGCGTTGCGTTACTGACCGACGGTTCAAAAGAAAAGCAATGCTCTAAACTGTTTGGTTTTGGAAAAAGCGGACTTTTTTGTGGCGCAGATACACCGGAAGGAATTGACGCGTTTTATGGAGTAAAAGGAGATACAAATTGCACCCAAGGTTCAGGATATACCAATTCAAAAGGTAGTTTGTGTTTTAATGATAAACAGTTGCAATTGTTATCGTCTCGCGGAGGAAATTTGAGCCCGACATATAGCACAAATACAAAAGATTCGCAAATAGGTTAATTACGATAAATAATCTCTATATACAGTATCATAATACTGTATTTGGATAAATTATGAACAATATATTTATAAATGAATATGAATACAACGAAGAAGAATTCGATAGCGACAACAATACAAAAGAAAAAGACACAAATAAAAAGGAAACAAATAATACAAATAAAAAGGACGACAAAGAAACAAATACAAATAAAAAAGAAGAAAAAGAAACAAATAAAAAAGAAGAAAAAGAAGAAAAAAAAGAAGACAAAGAAATTATTGAAGTGTTTCCGCCAATCCACTCACGACTTGGAAAAAATAAAAAAATAAAAAGAGTGATTGTATTGGATTTTGATGAAACTCTTGGGTCCTTTTCTCACCTATATTTTTTATGGAAAATTTCTATTAAACTGTATCCAGAAAAGGGAGAACGCGCTATTTTATTTTCTTTGATGGATGTATATCCGGAGTTTTTACGCGTTGGAATTCTGGTAATACTCGAATATTTATGTCATAAAAAGAAACAGGGAGAATGTTATAAAGTTTTTTTATATACAAACAACCAATGTCCTGTCGATTGGATACATCATGTTATTGCATATTTTCATCATAAATTGGGGGGAGGTGCCGAATTCATTTTGTTTGACCAAATTATTTATGCGTTTAAAATTGGCAATCAAATTGTAAACACACAACGAACCACGCAATTAAAAACATATTCTGATTTTATTCAATGTTCCATGTTATCCAAACATGCCGAAATATGTTTTATAGATGATTTATACCATCCGCTAATGTACAATACGAATAATAAAGTGTACTATATTAAACCAAAAGCATACAATCATCACTTATCAACGAATGATATATTTGACCGATTTTGTGAATTTATTCGGAGAGATAATATACAAAAAATATCGTTACGAGATATCAAGAATGAACTCGCACAATATCCGGTAATAAAATCGTCAAAAGAAGAAAAAAAAATAGATATACTGGTCTCTCAAAAAATTATGTATTATATTCGAGAGTTTTTTTTAATAATGCCGTTAAAATCAAATAGTAGTCGTCAAACTATAAAACGAAGTAGTCGAACAAATGCGTCATCGAAATTTACGCGTAAATCTTACTAACGAAGATGTTTTCGAAATGTAAAAGAATATCGTATATCTTTTACCTTTTTTTCAATCGGTATTTCATGAGTAAATTCTTTTTGAAAATCTCCTCCCATATGTAGTATATGGTTTGATATAGTTGGAATATCTATAACAATTTTTTTTGATATTTTATTTCGAACACGAAATTTTCGGATAGCGCCACATGATATGGCAATAACTCCACCCACATCCAATCCTTTTTCATCATCACTGTGTGCACCAATACAGTCATTTCCGTCGCCGTATTTATTTACTAAAATTCCATTATACTCCATAGCAAAATGTGCGTTTATAATGGTTAATAGTGATAATAAATTCGATGACAGTGGTTTAGATTTTGCGAGTTGTCCAGAATAATAGTATCCAATTGAATTATCGGAAAAGAATCCGATACTCCTGTGTTGAATAGCGGTTTTTCCGTATATTTGAATTGTTGGATTTTCTAATAATTCATTTTTTACATCTTCAATACACATATGAAGTAAATCTTCATTTGTAAATATATATGTATTTAGAAATGACGTATCTGTTCTAACAATGGATTCTATAAATTCTATTTGATTGTTCATATTTGTATTATTTTATACATAATTTTATTATTTTTTTATCAATTTTATCTATCATCTATCCTTTCATTTACCTTTTATCATTTACTTTTCTCATTCGGTTTTAACTTTAATGAATGGTATTTGTGAAACACTTTCTATAAATACGCCTTTTTTCCAGTAACCTTTTTCAATTGTTTCACCATATCCATCTTTGGCATCCTCTTTCCACTCACCTTCATAGGCAGAACCATTTGCATATGTCATTCGACCATGACCATCTTTTTTTCCGTTTTTCCATTCTCCTTCATAGATGTTGCCATTTGAAAATGACATTCGACCATGACCATGTTTTTTATTGTCTATCCACTCTCCTTCATAGATATCGCCATTGGCAAATGTCAGTGTTCCTTGACCGTGTGTTTTATTGTCTATCAATTCTCCTTTATAAATTGCTCCATCGGTAAATGTATATGTTCCTTGACCGTGTTTTTTATCGTCTTTCCATTCTCCTTTATAAATTGCTCCATCGGCATATGTATATGTTCCTTGACCGTGTTTTTTATCGTCTTTCCATTCTCCTTTATAGATATTGCCGTCGGTAAATGTATATGTTCCTTGACCATATTTTTTATTTTCTTTCCACTCTCCTTCATAGATATTTCCATTTGAATAGGTCAATCGACCTTGACCATGTATTTTATTGTCTTTCCACTCTCCTTCTCCTTCATAGATGTTGCCATTTGTAAATATAACACATGCTTTATCATTTGTTTTATTGTATGTTAACTTTCCTTCATAGCTTTTTCCATCTGAATATATTGTGATGCTTTCACCATACTCTCCTTCCTTTTCAATTTCGAGATTCATTGTTTGCTTTTAGTTTGTTTCTGGTTATAAAAAAAAGATTTTCAATTTATTAGTTTATTTGATGCAACAATTATTTGATGCAACAATTATTTGATGCAACAATTATTTGATGCAACAATTATTTGATGCAACAATTATTTCAAAATTTTGAAATTTAACATAATTCTTGTTATGTAAATACCATATCATTTGAAGTGCTGAATCAAACATATCATCTTGTTTTTTAAATTGTGTAACAACATCTTTCCATAAAGAGAGAGATACATTATGGTCAAGTATTTTTGGACAAAATTCTTCAGCTAACTTTTTATTTTCTTTATATGTTCTTGTTTCTTCTCCTTCTCCTTCTTTTTTTGTTTCGCCTTCCATCATTTTTACAAGTTTTAGTTTATTGGAGGACGAAATAAACTCTACATGAATATTCTTTGTCATAAAATACATCGCCAGCATTCCTTGAATTGTATGCATTCTTGTGGCAATGGGGGATATTTGCATTTCTAAAATGGCACACGTAATTTCGGGAAATTTCTCTAACAATATATCCATTTGTATGATAAAACGTTGGGCGATATCTATCAGACTTATTTTATCTGCCGTAATTGCCCGTTTTTCAACGGGACGTTTCTTGATACATTGTGCCAATAATTCAGTCTTGTTTTTATTCGTGGTATCTATGGACTTTTGCGACAATATGGTTTTTAATTCAAGAATGGTTTTCGGTTTATTGTCCGGTAAAATACCGTAGGTCATTTGTTCGTGGGCATGCTTCTCACAAAAATATGACGGGTGGGTCTCTCCATAATTCGCCAATTTTGAGCATGGTTTTAATATAGGTGGTTTATTTTTCTTTTTGTAGGTGGTAGTTGTTATATAACTGCATATGGGTAGAGAGGCGGGTTGAGGAGTAGCATATTCAACACTTAAATTCATTATATTCCAATCCAAAATAGAAAACAATTCATCATCTACTTTACCGATACAATACGCCATATTTTTAATACCAATATCAAAACTAATTAATGTTATCGGCATATTAATAGAATTTTTATTTTTATATTTATATTATTTTTATTTTTTTATTTATTGAAACATGAAACATAAAGATGTGTTTGAAATAAGAATAAATATTATTCAAATACCATAATACAAGTAAATATGGAAGAACTTAATTTAATGGACATCGGAAATGATAATTTAGAACATTTGGATTTGAATATGGATAGTGCAACATCAAAATTTGGTTCTGGATTTGAACTCCTGATGAATGATAAAAAACGGTCGTCCAGTGGTTCGGGGCGTATCGATATGAAAGAATTAGGAGATTTAGAGAATGAATTAAATGAATTAACTGGACAGACTCCTATTCAAACAAAAACCGTATCTTCGTCCGGCTTTGGTAATTTTTTCGGATTTTCACAAAAAAATGCCTCTCCCACTCCTGAAGTTGTATTAGAACACACCGATTCAAATATTGGTCATGCTACCCAAGAGAGTCTTTCTGGAACAAGCAAGACATGGGACGGATTTAGCAAACAAATGCCCGTATCTTCCAAAACAACCACGGTTCCATCGTCCGAGAGAGAACGCAATCGAAAGAAGCGTGCCATGATTAAGAAATTAGAAGAATGGTATGAAAAAGGTTCAATTAAAAACATTTCACATTATACCGTGGATTCGGCGTATGAAGAGATTGAAGACGAGTATGAATCTGCCTTGGAAGATAAACGTAAAAAAGATGGTATAAAACTTCAGGCATATTGGTTAAAAACATTTGTAAGTTCTGTAGAGTGGGCGAACTCAACGTTTGACCCATTTGGGTTGGATTTAGGGGGACTTTCTGATACGGTTGAGGATGATATAGATAGTTATGATGAAATATTTTCGGAACTTCATGACAAATATAGTGGAGGTAAAAAAATACCTCCCGAATTGTCTCTATGTCTAAAATTGGGATTGTCTGTATCAATGATTCATATTACAAATTCGTCACTTACCAATATAGCGCCGGGATTGCAAGATGTATTAAAACAAAGTCCGCAATTAATGAAGGCATTTACAAATGCAACTGTAGATGCAATGAAAGAAAAAAGCCCCGGATTTGCATTTGCACAAGGGCTTGTAAAAGACCCTCCCAATATGTCATCCGGTCCGCCACCTGCACCTTTGGATACCAGAACCAATCAGCCCATTGTGCAAAAAGGAACAATGAATTTTACAGAAAGACCTAACCAACAGCGTCCCGATATTAGTTTGGCGAGAGGAACTACCTTTCGACCGGAACAACCGCAAGATATTCGACAGCAGCAACAACAACAAACACAACAAGAAGGAATTGATGTAGGCGGTCACGCATCTTATACAAATCCACCTCAACAACAACAACAACCTCAATCGCAATTTTCTCCTCCTCCGAGAGCAGAGATGAAAGGACCTTCTTCCGATATTGATAATTTATTGGCAGGATTAAAAACGGTTTCGAATGACGGCAATAGTAAAAAAAATATGAGCCGGCGAAAACCTCGGTCTGAAAAGAATATTATGTCGTTGGATATTTAGAGCAATGCGTATTTTATATAAATAAAACAATTAATACAATAAAAATATTGTATTAACCAAGTTAGCCCAGACAATCCGTTTTAACATATAATTTATGCGCAATTTTGTTGCCCTCTTTTGACACCCATCTTAATATTGATTTTTCTAAATGGAAATTAAACCAACGTGTGTAATACGGTTCTTGTAAAATATAATCAAATTTATCTACATTGTAAATGTAAGAAATATTTTTATTATTTTTTATCCATTCTTCTTCTAACATATGAAATGGTATTTGGTGATCTACTTCGGCATCGAACCCAAATGGTTCATTTGTAATCGGACAAATATTTACAGGATTTAATGGATTATTTTTGCGAAAATCATGAATTTGCGGTTCTATCGCATTTCTTAATGCTCGTATTACATTTGCTTTGTCGTTTCTATTTCCGCCGGCAAGTCTTTTTATAGATGTTGGAAACCGAGTATCATTTACAAAAATACAAAAACATTTATTTCCGTAATTGTCTTTTACTATGGATACATTTGAAATTTGCGAAGAATTAAATTTAGTATATTGGTCGTCTGGTGTATAAAACTTTTCAAATATGTGTTTAAACCATAACGTTTCATTTTCATTCAAAACGCCAACATTATTATTTTTGAGATAATTAGATAATATAAAATGACGTTTTTTTATGGTTTTTTCGTTTATAACTGTTTCAAGAGACATTTTACACCAATTCATAAATAAATGTAATTCAATTTTATATACGTATTGCTCTGCTAAATAACCTTTTTTATCTTGCATTGAATGTCCATAATACGTTCGTTCCACCACTGTAAAATACTGGCTTGTCTATGTATTAATTGAGACGGATTCGCCAATAAAACATTACATATATCAATGGCTTGGTCCCAGTTTTCACAAAATACAAATGGTGGAATATGTCCGTCATAATAAAATGTTTGTTTTATTTCATCTTTTCTCCCCACAATAACTGGTATAGCCCCCAATGCAACTGCTTCATAAATTCGGAAACAGTCCAATGAACAATTGCCTCTTCCAATCGGAACAAATACGGCGTCTCTATATATATCAGCAAGTTGTTGAGGAGATATATGTTGTCGCTCAAGATTCCATGTATTTTTTGATATAACAACGACATTGTTCGGAAAACGTGCAAATGTTTCACACATTTCATATCTATCGGATTTTAATTCACCAACAAATGCCCACACATGCGGGCGAATAGTGGATAAAGGACAATCGTATTTTGTGATAAATCCTTTTATATATCCAAGCGGTATTTGGACAATATTTGTGGGAGATGTTCCTATAGAAAAATGATTGTATTGTTTGCAATACAATGGAGTATAGGCGGACAATGACAACCATTGCGCATGATTTCCTGTTTCGCCGGAGGTAAAAAAAATGGCATTTGGAGATATTTTCTTTACAAACGTTTCAACCTCTTGAAACGGCAGGGTATCTGTCAATATAAGAATTTGCGGATGATTTTGCGTTGCAATAGAAATATCTTCTATTTTATCAAAAAAAATAACATTTTTACAAATTGGTCCCAAAATATCATTCAGTAAAAAATCCTTCTCCCAAAGACACGAATTTAGATAATATACCGTAACGGGTGGATTCGATAGGTCTGATTCAATCATATGAAATTATATTTTATTATTTTATTATCTTTATATCGAACTATATGTTATTTTACTTGTTGGTAAAAAATAAAATGTTGACTCATTTACCAAATGAATTAACGTCATAATTTCAGAACATGGTAATGCACTTTGCGACGCACGATGTATAAAAGAAAGAATATCTGCATCATCCCATGTAATATAATAATCATCATAATTATCAAATGCGACACCGGTTTTTTTTATTAAGAAAAGTAAATCTTTCCAAAAATGTCCTACATTTATTTGCATTTTCTCGGACACATCAAGAATTAATTTTGATTTTTCAAAATCCATAAGAATAACTTTGTATCCCATTGTATCTAATGTAATTGGCTCTATACCACGAATATGATATGTAATGTCTTGTTTTGTCGTTTTTTTAAGAAGAATATTTCCCAAATGTAAGTCTCCGTGAATAAATTGCAGTTGGTCATATGCTACAGTCAATGACATAATTGCGTGAATTAATGTGGATTTTAATAGAAATATATTTTCTGGTGTAAATGTATAGGATTCGAGAGAACCCTCTTGTATGTATGGCATAACAAGCACATTTTGAGCATACTTTTTCAAATGAGGTGCTTGACAAATAGGGTCTGTGTATGCTTTCGGTTTTATTTTTTCACCATTACGAGATTTTGGAGCACGGGATATAGTATCATCAAAACACGGAAATGTGCATAAATACCAAATAAATCCGGAAATTTTATGTTCATAAAGTATCTCTCCAATGCGGTATTCTCTATTTCCGTCTATTTCGTTAGCATATGTTAATTTTATGACTATTTTTTTACGAAATTCATCGTCTTGAGCAAATGCTGTTAAAATAGCAACATTTTGTTTATCAACATTTTTGAGAATCATTTCTGTTTGAATTGATTCGGGATAATTTTGAAATGCCGGACAGTCAATAAAATATTTGGCACCTCCTCCTCTATTTCCATATCGTCGTTTTTTCAAATATTGTATGAGTGGCAGACTTGGCATTATTATATAGTATTATTATTATTATTATATAATAGATTTACCAAAAGACCATATAATTAAAAAATAATAGGCTTGATATTTACTTAATTAGAGAGAGAGCACGTACATTTATTCCCAACATAATTCTAAATTTGAAAGAGAAATGTCTATAGCAGGAGTAACACATGGAGTGGTAACACATAGAGCAGTATTACATACATAATAATGTAATTTAAATTGTTCTTTGACAAAGGAGATAAGCTCACCACCATTTTTCGCCTTTCTTAATTGTTTTCTGCCTTCTTCCCACATATACATAGCATTCATTACACGTGAAATTGGTTCACGATAATGTTTGGCAAATTTGATGGCATATGTAATCGTTTCTTCATTACAATCGACCATGAGTTGGGAGGGAAATAAAATACGTTCAAATTTTTTAATGTCCTTCGCCTCTTTTGTTTTTTCAAATTTTATAGTGGCATATTGTTCGGCTGTATAGGCGCTTCCCGGACTATGTTTCGCATATTCAATAAAGAACTGTTTTCGAACTTCGTATAGAGGAATAAGACTATTTTGCGCGCGATTTATTTTTACAAGTAAATCTTGGATTTCGATTTCGGAAAACATCGTGATAGTAGTAATTCTGTGTTGTACAGTTTTAAAGATGCAATTAAAATATAAAAAAAAGATTTTCAATTTTTCTTTGGTCTTCCAATACGACTATTTCGACAATATAATCGCCCCAATAAACAATGTTGCAATAGTAATTGTCCCCAATACATAAAATGTATTTTCTTGTAATGTAACTTGATGTAAATCATCCGTCAATGCATCTTGAATAGAAGAAGGCGGACCGAGAACAGTTCCACTGTATGCATACATTGGATTTGACATTAAATAATCATACTGTTGGTCATATACACCCGCAGATGTGGATACATTATGTAAAGAATTCGCTAAATTTTGAAACTGTAAATAATATTGACTCCCTGATGTCATTAATTGTTGTTGACATGCGGGGTCGGTAATATTACAACTGGCATCGGTAAATCCTTCATTCAGAATCTTTCCATAATTCACAAATGAAAATCCCTCCAATTGGGGAGGTGAGGTTGGTTGATACGGAGTAGTTGTTTTTAATATAGTTCGTCGTTGTTGCATTTATATAATATATGTGATTGTTTTATATTTTGAATAAACCATAAACAAATCATAACCAAATAAAACCTCCCTCTCTACTCATGTTTCATAAAAATATAAATCGCTAATGATGTGGCGAGAATTGCCCAAATACTGGTGGTTAGTATAGTCGTATCCAATTTCGACTGATACATATTCGGTATTCCCGTATTTGTCGTATAATTTAAATGTAAATCTTTCACATGTTGGTCTAAATTCTGTCGAAATGCCAGAAGTTGTGTATATTGTGTAGTTAGTTCGTTCATAGATGCGTCGTAATTTGGCAGATTAATAGGCTGTATTGTGGCTAATGCTTGGTCAATTGTATTTTGAAGGATTACATAGGATGGATATACCATGGTTTGCCAACTTAAACCTATATTTGTAGTCGGACATCCTAATAATGGATCAGTCGTGCAAGCAGAAGTGGATGCGCCTATACCCGGTTGCATACAATTACACGATAAATATTGTGCATACGCTGTATTAAAATCATTCGATGCATTTGCGATGGCTTGATAATAATTTGGATCTAATGGAATTGAAGATGACATAATATGTATGTATATATATATATAATGTCTGAAAAACAAAAACGTTGCAAAAATGGAACTCGGCGACATAAAAAAACGGGACTTTGTGTAGAAAATAGTAAAACGAAAAAACGTTCTCTTTCTTCTCGGCTTTCTCTTTCGCCTCGGCTTTCTCTTTCTCCTCTATCATGTCCAACAAAATTAAAGATGTGTGAAGAAAAAATAACTATTTTAGAAAAAAAAATTGAAAATCTTTTTATTCCGCAACCAACACAACAATCAACAATGTCTAAAAATGATGAAAAAATGAGCAAAAAGGCGGAATTGAAAGCACAAGCACAAATGGAAAAAATACGCGAAAAGGCAGAATTGAAAATGCAAGCACAAATAGAAAAAGATATGGCGAAAAAACAAATACGCGAAGAAAATAAGGTTGTGCGTAAACAATTCAAACATATGGACAATTCTGTTATGCAACAATCCATTTACGATAGATTATTTGTTCTCGTTGAACAATTTAATGAACCATTGTCTACGAATACATCAAACAACACCGATATACAATATTATAAAAATACGGAAGGTTCATTTATAAATAAATTTCCAGATGATGAAGTGTATTATATGTATAATGCACTTGCGACAAATGATACGAACCGATATTACTGGACAGATTATTATCATAAATTTAGTAAAGAAATGAAAAAACCTGACGAAAAAGGGGAAAATAAACTCCCAGGTCCAAGTAAAACAATTCCTTTAGAAATTAAAAAACGATTTCTTGATTATTTTATTAAAAAAATCCTTAAACATTCGCCGGGAATAAATGGAGATGCCAGATATTGGAATAAGTCGCCGGGAATAAATGGAGACGATGTTGAAACACAAAAAGAAACGATTGTACTATTAAATTCTCTGTTAAATAATCATTTTACTGAGCCAATCAGAAATGAAAATGAAATTCTTTTAAAGTAATTCGTCTATTTGGTTATCGTTTTCTATGCTTACGTGTTTTTTTACCACCAGTAGTAGTAGTTGTGGACGTTGGAAGAATGGACGTTGGAAGAATGGACGTTGGAAGAATGGACGTGGAAGGAGAAGGAGTTGGAGAGGAGGAAGAAGTTGGTTCATCTAAAATAGTTACAATTGCAATAACTGAAACAGTTACTCCAATAAGACCATACGACAAAAAACTTAATGACGACGACATTATTTGTTATATACACATATTTTTACGCCCAACTTTTATGCCGAACACGTTTCACATGTGGTTTCCTCCTCCTCCTCCTCTTCATATTGTGTATGTCCCGTCATTTTGGTAGGTTCAATTGTAAATTTTTGTGCTTGATGTGCCCCTTGTTGGCGTAGATAATATATACCTGTTTTCAATCCTTTTGACCACGCATACATATGCATTTTTGTGAGTTTTGACCGGTCTGGTTTCGCCATCCAATAATTACTGCTTTGACTCTGACAAATAAAAGGACCTCTATCTGCCGCCATATCAATAAGCACCTTTGCCGGAATTTCCCATACAGTTTTGTATTTAACACGAAGTTCCATGGGAATTGACTCAATTGTTTGAATCGACCCTCCATTCGCCACGATTTGATTCTTAACAGTTTCATTCCAAATTCCCATTTCCAGTAAATCTTTCATTAAATATTTGTTTGTCAGTAAAAATTCTCCCGCATTTGTTCGTCTTGAATAAATATTATTTGTTATCGGCTCAATGCATTCATTAAATCCCAATATTTGCGAGGTGGAAGCGGTCGGCATTGGAGCCATTAATAGAGAATTGCGAAGTCCATGTGTAATAATATTTTGTTTTAATGTTGTCCAATCATGCCGTGTATTGTCTTGGCTCACATTCCACATATCAAATTGCAAAATACCTTTGCTTGCCGGAGAATTCGCAAAGGTAGAATAGGGACCATCTTTTTGCGCCAATCGACACGATTCTTTTACGGCACTATAATACATCGTTTCAAAAATATCTCGATTTAATGTTTTCGCCTCTTCACTCTCAAACGAAATGCCCAATATCATAAACACATCTGCCAATCCTTGAATACCGATGCCGATGGGTCGGTGTCTTTGATTTGAATTACGGCATTTTTCCGTGGGATAGTAATTAATATCAATTACGCGATTTAAATTATACGTAATCAATTCGGTTATTTGTTGGAGTTTTACAAAATCAAATGTTTTATTTACGACAAAGGACGGTAATGCAATACTGGCAAGATTACACACAGCCGTTTCATTTTCATCCGAATATTGAACGACTTCACAACATAAATTCGACGATTTAATCGTTCCTAAATTCTTCTGATTTGATTTTGAATTGCACGCGTCTTTATAAAGAAGATACGGCATTCCTGTTTCCATTTGTGCATCTAAAATTTGATACCATAAATCTCTCGCCAAAATGGTTTTTCTCCCGCGTCCATTACGTTCATATGTTGTATATAAGGTAACAAACTCTTCGCCATATACATCCGCCAAACCGGGGCACTCATCGGGGCACATAAGTGTCCATTGCCCGCCGGACTTGACCCGTTCCATAAATAAATCGGGAATCCATAATCCGTAAAACAAATCACGCGCCTTTAAATTCTCGTCGCCGTGATTCATCCGCAATTGTAAATAACTTTCAATATCGGCGTGCCATGGTTCCAGATAAATGGCAAAACTACCATTTCTTTTACCTCCTCCATTATGCACAAGTCCATTATGTAACAGATAATTGTGTTCCTTTTCCAACTGCAAATCATACAATACTCCCGAATAATGCGTTTTGGTTATCTCCTGAACAGGAGATAAAAGAAAATGGTCGATTCGATTTTTATCGGAAAGGCAATCTCTATCGGAAATATCCAATAATTTGCAAATAAATGGAGTTGGTATAATACGAACACGAAAAAATAGGTCGTCTTCCACTTCACTGGTAGTAAGTGTTCCAAGTTTCATACATAAAAAACGAACACATTCAATTAATTCGGAAGATTTACTATGAATACACATATCTTCTGTATCAACCAATCCTCGAATAATATGGGCACTCTTTTCAATCGGTAAATGCAACCACTTATGATGAATTCTTTTATTTTGTGCCGTATTATATATGTCATTATGGCGAAATGGTAAATGAATTGATTTTTTCCATTGAATGTGGTCGGAATGAATCGTATATTGAACCAGATTTGTATCGAAATAATTTGTGATAAATGCAACCATCTTTGGTTTATTTTTGATGCAAATATTATTTTCTTTGTTGTTATCTCCTAACAATATTCCATACATATAACAGTCATCCTCTGTAATGGTATCAATATCTTTACTATAGGTAGGCATCGGATACACAATCATATCATTTTTTGTTAATTCGCCTGCATCTACCCATTCAAAATTATTGCATGTATTGGCAACTCCATTTCGCAAACAATATACGGGATGTTCTGCCGTAATTTGTAAAGGAAAAAAGGAATGCTGTGTTTTTATATGTAACAATTCTCCTTCATATGTGTGTTCCAATATATTTTGAATAACTTCTGTTTCTCCATGCAAATTATAAATCTCCGTTTCACCGACACAACAATTTTGAATTTCGGTCGGTCCGGTTTTTGTATAAATAATAGTTTCTGGCACAACACACTGATCCACATATTTTGCCGTATTATTAAAAACTTTTAACATCGGCACAATTCCATTTGACTGACCATTTGTTCCGCGAATATGTGATCCACTTGCGCGAATATTATGTATATGCAATCCAATTCCGCCGGAATGTTTTGAAATAATAGCACAATCTTTCAATGTATCATAAATACCATTAATACTATCTGATTCCATTGCCAATAAAAAACAACTACTTAATTGCGGTTTGGGAGTGCCGGCATTAAATAATGTTGGAGTTGCATGTGTGAAATATTTTTGTGACATTCCGTCATATGTCTCTCGAATTTTATCTAAAATAGATTCAATGCTACACACTTGCACTACAGTTCGTCGCTCTGCCACCATAAGTTTCTCGAACATGGGTTGTTGCGTATGAATGTGCGGATAAGATTCATCGGCATAAGATTTATCGTCACAAGACCAAGCCCCAAATCCATCAACACAAGATTTATCGGCATAAGATTTATCGGCATAAGATTTATCGATACAAGTATTGTATTCAGATATATTTGAATTGGTGCAATGAATTCCACATGCAACGCGAAGCCACATATCTTGAGGTCGTTCAATAATTTTACCGTCTAATTTAAATAAATAGGCTCGTTCAAGTGTTTTAAATCCAAAATAATCGATTAAAAAATCTCTCGAATAATCACAAATAGAGTCTAATATATCGCCATGGAGAGACACCAATTCATACAATTCATTGGATATCTTTGGACAATGTTTTCCGTGAATATCGCGAAATTCATACAATTGTGTCATTTTTTTAGAAAATGAGTCGGATGTATTTTTTTGGTGATTCGATACAAGCAATTGTCCGGCAAGAATACTATAATCTGTATGTGAAGAAGATAACGAAATACACTGTTCCGCCAATAATTCGTCAATTTTACTTGTGGATATGTTGTCACACAATTGGTCAATTACTTTTACTACAAGACTCGTGTAATTTATTTTTACACCAGTTTCTTCGCCAATTCTTCGAACACGATTTAGAATTTTATCAAATTCAACCGTTTCATTTGTGCCATCACGCTTGATAACGGTCATTTCTTTATTGGTAAAGGAAGACATGAGATTACTAGTTATAGTAGGACGTGTTTATATTCTTTCATGTACGCTAACCCATTTTAGAAAAAACATGCGTATACTATTTTCGTCATTATGCGTCTCTCAAAGAAGGAGCAAAGCCCCTCTTTGAGAGACACGGACTAATTGTAAAAGATATATGCCAAATAAAAAAGATTCACATAAATTCCTATTCCATTCTATTCCAAAATGGAATAGAAGTCTCTCTATAAAGATAGATAGTTTGAACATTCCTCTTCTAAAATTTTGTCGTCGTCCGTGTCTCTCAAAAAGGGGCTTTGCCCCTTCTTTGAGAGACGCATAATGACGAAAATATTATTAGAGAGATTTAATATATTCTCTCTCCTCTTTTCTCCCCCCCCCCGAAATATTCTCTCCCGAAATATTATTACAATGAAATTTCCAAGTCTTTGTCTTCCAAGTAAGCTTTATCTGGGCATATCTCTTGTATGTCTTCTACTTCTCATATGGCAAAATATGGGAAACACCAATTTATTTTGCGTCGGTATGTTATCGTGTTCTGTCGCAAATACCTATTTGTTATTTTTAGCGCAATTGCTATATATTATATTCTGGACATTTATTTTAAATATTATATGTAAATCCGGTTACCCTTGGCTAAGTTGGCTTTTGTTATTGTTACCGTTTGTTTTATTTGCCCTTACCGTATTTTCTGTTATGGTGTAATCATAACAACAATCGTGAAAACATAAACCAATTGTCATAGTTCGGATTCACCTCTCTGTGTAAATAAAACAATCCTCCGTATTTCAACGAAAATACCGCCTCCGCCACAATTATTTGGTCGTCTTTCACCAATTTATTTGCGTCAATATATTCCTGTAAAATAATCGTAAAAACATCTCTCCATTCTTCTATCTTTTCTTTTGTTCCAAAAAAACATCCGCCTCCAACCGAAATTTGTTGGGGATGAATTGGTTGCCCCGTTTGAACACAATGTTCTATATATTGTATTTGTGGCATATTGTTATTTACCAATGCATAATGTATTTTCGTGGGGTCTAATGCACGAATGCGGGATGGATTTGGAAATTCCGTTAAACGACGGAGTTCTGTGTCGACCGGTCGCCCGCGAAAATATCCAATGTCAATCCACCCGTACATACTATTTTGTGCATCTTCCACGAAATAATTATACATAATTGTATTCCACACAAAATGCACCTTTTCGGACCAAAGCATGTTTAATTTCCAATCTATTTTTTGGTTTAGGAAAACGTTTTTTGTATGATTTTCCTGCCAAAAGATTCGATTTTCGTATTGAGTCCATTCTTCTATCGGTTTTACGACAATATGTATCCGTGGATTTGATAGATAGGGGGAAAATAGGGAGAGAGATTCTGTATTTGTATATACCACCAAATAATAATTTTTTACCCGACTTAACATATTGTGTATCCAACTATGAAACGTCGCTTCTGGAAATTTTGCCCCCAAGGGATACCACGCAGTTGACAATATGGTTTTTAATGGCGGTTGATTGATTTTTTTGTTTTGTTGTGGATGTTTTATTTGTCGTTGATAATGATTCATTATTATATTAAATTCCTATAAAAATCTCTCTATTTCATATAACATACAATGATTTCATCGTCGGACCAATTCCATCAATTGTATTCACCTATTTCTGATGAAGGAACGAGTTTTCGAGAGACTTTATTTTATGGACAAAATCAGCGTGTAGAAGAATTAAATGATCGCATTTATGACAGAAATAAATCGGATATTTCATTGGAACCCAATTTTGACCCCCGTTCCATTTCCACAAAATATGCGAAATTTCCTATTATTATGACGACACATACACAAAATACGGTTGCTCCTATTCATGCAAAATCGCCGTATATGATACATACCAATTTTTCTCCCGCAAATCGGCAAGGTCCTGTGTCGGGGTATTTGTCGAATATTGATAGAGAAAGTGAATTAAAAAATCAAAACACGCTCTTGTCCCGACCTCGCGAAATGGATTCTTTTTTTTCACAACAATCCAAACAACAACATCCACAAAAAACAAAAGATGCTTATATACCGTCGTCGCAGTCGGATTTGTATAAAACCGTCATTGTATCTCGCCCATCGGAACAACCGTATCCTCGTTTATTTGAGAGATATATGTTTGACCAATCTCCCCATGAAAATCTGATGGGAAACACTATTGGAGGAAATAGTATGCATAATCATACACGCACGCAATTAAGAGGACAATATACACAGGGGTTTGACAGCAATCGAAGTGGTGGAATATAAAAATTGAAAATTTTATTTTTTTAATAAATAACCAAATAAAATGAACACAATTACTAATGCGATACGAACTGAATGTAATGAAATATATAAATCGTTACATAATATTCCATATATTTGTAAGGTAGTTATAGGAGGTAGTGACTTGTATATTGGAGAAATGAAGGGAAATAAACGCCATGGAAAAGGAAAATATGTATATGGTGATAAGGATCTCTACTTGGCATGGAATATAAGATTGTTTAATGAAGAAAATGGAGATATATATGAAGGAGAATGGAAAGATGACCAAAAAAATGGATATGGTATTTATATACACGCAAATGGAGATGTGTATGAAGGAGAATGGAGAGATGGAAAAAGACACGGATATGGTACATATAAACGCCATGGACACGACGGGTTCGCAATGGAATGTGAATGGTATAATGGCAAACCAAATACAAATACAAATATATTACCTATTTTGAAATAAATAAACAAAAAATTATATATCAAATACATCGTAGGAAACACATTTTTCCATTAGAGGATACCGTTCTTGAATATTTTCTGGCATATGTATGGTGCATAAATATTTTTTGAATCCGTCTTCTGTAATTTCCGTATCATCTACGGTAACAATCAATCCTCTCGGCAATAATATTTCGTTTTCCGCTTTATACCGACTTATCTGGTTCATTGTTATATACGGAATACCTGCTTCCACAGTATAAACATAAATACAACATTGGTCATCTGCTGAAATAAATGCATTTCCTCCCATGTCAAGAATGTCTTCATCTGATGTCGTAGAAATAAATCCCTGTTGAATTCCATCGTAAGGTGCATCGGTTTGTGCATTTTTTGTTCCTCGAAATACCGTTACCGATTTTCCGGTTCTTGGAGCATAGGTAAATGCCATATCTATATTTTCAATATTTTTCAATACGTTTTCTTTCGCTTCATCCACATTTTTTCCAAAACGATGATAATATTTTAAAAATTCAGTCGATAAAAAATAGTTGGGACCTTTGCGTAAATAGGAGTTCATAGCAATATCCCAGTGTTTTGAATAATTCGTTAAGGACAAGCTTTGTTTTGTGGCGAAGCCCGTATATTTTCCTTCTGTAAGTAATCCATGCGAGGACGGATGATATAATACATACTGTCGTAAAATCCCACGAATCGTTTTTTGTTTTGTTAGATGCACGTGTTTTCCCGCTAATTTATTTACATTTTTGATTGCATCTAATTTATGCGTAAAACTGTTTAAATCTATTAAAATGGGATTTTTTATACCAATAATTCCGATAGACGATATATTCATATATATTTCCGGCAGTTCGCGGGTTTTAACATAATCTAATAATGCACCTTTAATATATACGCATTCTTTCACATATACAGATGGCTGACGTAGAGCAGTTCCAATATTCGGTGATGTCATACAAATAGTAGGATAATTACCAACAATTGTATTTGGGTCAAATGATAATGCCAAATTCATTGGACTTTGTAATAACCATGTATTTACATCAACATATTGAAGTTCGATTGGATTCCATCCATTTTTTATCGTTGTTCGCTCATTTGTGTTCATTTCAGGTGTCTTGAATTTTTTTGATGGAGCAATATAAGCATGTTTCATTTTCTCATCCAATTCATGAATTCGGTGCAACACATGTTTCATACGAAATTGTTTCGCATAATAAATTGCATCATATCCAAAATCGTCTTTTTTATGGAGAGTCGTGTTGTCTTGTAATCGAGAAACAATACATTCTGCCAATTCAACATCATTATTTTTACATGCATGTAGTAAATAGGTTTCTTTTGTATCTACATCAAATATGGCATTTACTTTATTTTCTGGCATAATTCCAAATAAATATATTGCAATGTTACGATTTTCAATAACTGGTGCATGTTCAACAAATAAAACGGACAATTGTATTAATTTGTTTTCGTTATCATTATCAAATAGATGATTTTCCATAAAAAAACGAATCGCTGTAATACAATTCAATCTATTTGTATGTAATCTATTTTTGATACTATTGTTGATACTACGTTTAATTTCATCCATGATTTCTGGGCGATGATGCAATAGATAGGTAAGATATTCTTCGACTATTGGAGATTCATCCCAAAATAATGGAAGACTCAGGTCGAGTCTCCCGCCACGAGTTAATGTGTCATTTATTTCATTTGTAGAGTGATGTTTCATATATAATTCATGTTTTTGAGCTGTTGTATAAAATGATGTTGAATCTGCAAAAATACTTGGATTTGATGATAAATATTCCCAAGCTATTTTTTCTGGATTCGCTTCCAATAAAGAAATGGCATTTGGATTTTGCGATAACCATAACCAGTCTATTTTTTCTGGATTCGCTTCTAATAAAGAAATTGCATTTGGATTTTGAGATAATTGCTTCCAAACTATTTTTTCTGGATTCGCTTCTAATAAAGAGATGGCGTTGGGATTTTGAGATAACCAATACCAAACTATTTTTTCTGGATTTGCTTCCAATAAAGAAATGGCATTTGGATTTTGCGATAATGAATGCCAGTCTATTTTTAAAGGATTCGCTTCCAATAAAGAAATGGCATTTGGATTTTTCGATAATGAATGCCAGTCTATTTTTAAAGGATTCGCTTCTAATAAAGGAATGGCATTTGGATTTGCTGATAACCAATACCAAGATATTTTTGTTGGAAGCGCTTCCAATAAAGAAATGGCATTTGGATTTTTCGATAATGAAGCCCAGTCTATTTTTAAAGGATTTGCTTTAAATAAAGGAATCGCATTTGGATTTGATGATAAATTATGCCAAAATATTTTGTCTGGATTCGCTTCTAATAAATCTATCGCATTTGGATTTGATGATAAATTACGCCAATCTATTTTTTTCACATCGACCCAAGGTAACAATTGCATCGACTTGGCTATAGTGCCCATCGACGGACTGCTGCGGTCGTTCGCACTACGTCTTCTTGTTTTTGTATTTCGTCGTCTATTTGTTTTTCGTTGTTGTTTGTTTGTTTGTTGGGTTTTTCTTAAATGTATAATTGTCATGGTATAATATGTATATATATAATCTCTCCTAGTTGCACTCTCTCACAAAACACACATGTCCTTTATCTGACCACTCACGCCAACAACAAACATGTTCATCTTCACCACACATTAAAACTATTTTTTCGGGAGGATAATAGTTCAATATTTTTTCCAACATGGGTTTTTCTCGATGAATGTGACAATATATGATAATATCATACTCTCTATTTTCAATGTTTTTCTCCATATCGGCATCTCCCGACAAATCATATAGCTCATTATTCAAACCTTCGGTATATGTAAATCCCTTTCCATACATTGTACGAACATCTATATGAGAGTTTTCATACATATATGGTTTATACGGAAATTCATGGCAGTCTTTGTGAAACACCGATTTAAATCCGTGTTGAACACAACTCTCCAAATAATCCTCACACGGTTTGTTCTGAAACAGAAGGATTTTTTGGGGAGATACATTCGGTAATTTACTTATTATATTACGGCACATGTGTTCCGTTGTTAATTGATGTTTTGTATATTCTAATAATTCATCCGCAAATCGGTAGCACGTTTCCCATTCGTCTTTCGTTAAAACGATGGGACTATTATTTGAAAAAGGAGTTATCTTGTATTTTTGAGATAAATGGATAAACAGTTCGTTCGTTTGCAAAAGTAGCGATTTTGGGAGAGTCGTTACAATAGTAGGAGGACAATTTTCCAATCCGACAAAAAAGGGAATACATCCATTCGCCAATATTTCGTAATGTCGCATACAGTCCCATCCTCCTTTTTTCATTGTAACGGCAAACAATGATTTCTGATATTCGGCGTAATAATCGGATTCATATTCATAAATATATGTTTCTTGAATACCCGGAATAAGATTTGACATGAATTGTGTTTTTTGATATGGTCGGTCAATTATTTTTTGTTTAGGAATAGAAAACGATATTGGATAAATAGGCATAGTAGTTTATATGTTGGGTTTTTTCTAACCTTATTTTATATGTCATCTAAAAAAACTGTAAAACGTGTTCAACATATAAAACGCATTACGCGTAAAATTTTAGGTAAAGCATCCTCGCCACATAGCATCACTAAGAAAACGGATTTTATTGAAAAATTCGTAAATACACATTTTATAGATGTTTTGAATGAACTAAAAACAATTGGTCGCGATACAGAAAGAAAACACGTATTTTCTCATTTATCAGAAACCAAAAAATCATTTCTGAAAAAAAAGGTCATCAAACAAACATTTCAACATTTCATTATTGAAAATCACAGTCATACAAATCGTGAAAATATTTTGGCAAATATGCGCAAAATATTAATTGATTGGTATTCAACAACAACAAGAACACCGCATTAAGATTCTAAGAAAAAAATGAAAAGAATATAGAGACTATATTCTTTATATACTATATTATATGAACTCTTCCATTCAACAAATTATGAATTCTCAATCGAAAACCGGCATTGTTGCGGGAGATATGGCAACCTCGTATAACAACAATGTCTCCGATATTGACCAGATATTGGAACGCGAAAAAACACACAATAAAACCGAAGTTTGGTCCAAACTCGATAAAACTCTGAAAATACAAAAATTATATACATATGCCGACAAATACGGATTCACCCACGAATATTCGGCAAAAGATATAAAGGCTCTCAAAGTATTTTTCGTATCCGCGCTGGATAAAGGCAAATTGCAAAAAATAAAGGATGTTGTGTATAACAAAGAAAAACAGGAAATTCAAAATATTCCTGCTCTTCATTTTGACACAAATACCCATAATTTTACATTAAAAAATATAGACGTAAAACGTGTGTCGACATTAAAATCTCTCACGCCAAAACGTGCGGTTTCACAAACGGCACTGGATACAATTATAGATACCGATATTGGAATACACTTTGTTTAATGAATGTGGTCTTTTATATAAAAATAAATGTGACATCTATATATCTATATATGTCAACTGTGGGGCTAACAAATTTGGGAAATACGTGTTTTATCAATGTATGCATTCAATTATTGTACGCCATTCCTGAATTGGCGTATATTCAAAATAACAATAACAATAGTTTATTACATGCATTACAAAAATTCAATGCATTTTTATCGGAACAGCGACGACGACAGACCAAACAAATATCTCCCGACTGGTTTGTCCGAATTGTGAAATCTGTGGCAAATCAAAAACACGCCGATTTTGCCTCTTACGGACAAGCCGATATGACGGAATTTTTCGCATTTTTATTGGATGAATTTCACATGAGTTTGGTGAGACCGTATAGTATGGACCCGCCCGATATTAACACGTTACACCCATTGGCAAAATCTTGTTTTGAATTTGTGAAACAGGATTATTCAAAAGATTATTCCGAGATTAAAGAATTGTTTTACGGAATTATCGTTTCGGAAATACGAACTCCGACACATACGCGTTTTCTTCCTCCCGAAATGTTCGGTTCCCTACATGTAGAAATAAAAGGGTCTATATACGATTGTCTGGATGATTTTTTTTCGGATGAACGGATTGAGGGAGAGAATGCGTTATTGAATGAAACCACCGGTATAAAGGAAGATATCATAAAAGGCACGTGTGTTTGGAATTTTCCGAAAATTCTTATCATATCGTTTAAGAGAGTGCATAACTCGTCTCGAAATAAAAATGATACGGCAATTCATTACCCCATCGATGGACTGGATTTACAAAAATACGTATCGGGATTTTCGCCTGAAAAATATGTATATGATTTATTTGGGGTGTGTTTGCATCACGGACAAGTGAATTACGGACATTATACGGCATTTGTGCGTTTACAACAAGATTGGTATCACTATAATGACCATTTAGTGACACCGGTAAAAAATATAAACGATATTGTATCGCCTTATGCATATTCTCTCTTTTATCGAAGAAAATAAATTAAGACTCTTATTTTAACATTGGACAACATTCTTTTTCCAAATTTGCAATGTGTCTGGCTTTATTGTGTTGTTTCATCGTTTCTGTTGAAAGTTCAATTCCATACGTTTTCTTATATGTATAATAAATTGGATTTCCATTACAATTAAATTCTTGTAATGTAAGAGGTAAATTATCAAAGTCAAATTCTTCTCCTTCAATCATTACAATTTGATTGCTTGAACAATGTAATATTCGTAAATTTGATGGAAGATTGTCGAGCGAAGTTAGTTGATTATATGAACACAATAAGCCTCGTAGATTCGGAGGAAGATTGTCGAGAGAAGTTAATTTATTACCGTAACAATGTAATGTTTGTAAATTGGGAGGAAGATATTTAATAGAAGTTAGTAGATTATTTCCACACCATAAGTCTTGTAGATTCGGAGGAAGATTGTCCAGAGAAGTCAGTTTATTATTGCCACAATGTAATACCCGTAATGTTAAAGGAAAATTGTCCTCAGCTCCACCGAGCCTTGTGAATTGATTACCCGAACAAACTAATACTTGTAAATTTGGGGGAAGATTGTTTAAATGAGCAAAGCCTGACAAAAACATAGTCCATATTCCTCGAACACCGAGTTGATTATTTTCACAATTTAATGTTTGTAAAGTCGACGGAAGATTTTCAAGTGACGTCAGTTGATTATTACTACAATGTAATTCTTGTAGATTCGGAGGAAGATTGTTGAGAGACGTTAGTTGATTATTATAACACCATAATTCTCGTAGATTCGGAGGAAGATTGTCGAGAGAAGTGAGTTGATTGTGTGAACACCATAATTCTTGTAACGTGTGAGGAAGATTGTCAAGAGAAGTGAGTTGATGCTCTGAACAATCTAATATTAGTAGATTTGGGTATAAAGACAAATCGGGCAAAACTTTTAAGCGGTGGTTAAAATATACTCTTAATTCTTGTTTTTGCTCATCGAACATCATATTTAAACTAAAACTCATTTTATTGTTTATTTGATAAATTTGATAAAAAATAAAATCAATTTTACACAGAATTAATAATATTCTTTGATTCAATCACACATAAAAAATTGATAAATGATACAAATAAAACAGAAAAAAACGAAAGATTATACAGTAACCGAATTGGATTTAGTTTGTCGAAAATTGACCGTTTTACCAGATTTATCTTTGTACACAAATTTACTAATATTATCTTGTCACAGTAATCGACTCACTTCTTTAAGCAATCTTCCTCCCACTTTACAAAAATTACAATGTGATAATAATCTACTAACTTCTCTAGACCATCTTCCTCCGAATCTACAAGTATTATGGTGTTCATATAATCAACTCGCAAGGCTCGGCGGAGCTGAGTCCGCCTTTGGCACGTCTCTTCCTCTGAATCTACAAACATTACATTGTTCACATAATCAACTCACAACTCTTGACAATCTTCCTCACACGTTACAAGAATTATGGTGTTTACACAATCAACTCACTTCTCTCGACAATCTTCCTCTGAATCTACAAATATTATATTGTAACAAGAATCAATTGACTTCTCTAAACAATCTCCCCCAAAATTTACAAAAATTAGATTGTGACGAGAATCAATTGACTTCTCTCGACAATCTTCCTCCAAATCTACAAACATTATGGTGTCAATATAATCAAATTACTTCTCTTGACAATCTTCCTTTAACGTTACGGGTATTACGTTGTTCATGTAATCAACTCACAATGCTCAGCTTTCGAGGGAGTGATAACTACCAATTAGAGTCCGCCTTCGGTCCGAATCTACAACAATTATATTGTCCAACTAATAATTTGACTTATTTCGATATTTTACCTGTTACATTACAAGTACTCTATTGTGAAGAAAATCCGATTTATACAACATGTGAAGAAGTGTATGGATTTACACTTAACCGACACACGATTAAAAAATACAATGAAATAAAACGCATGGAAAAAGAATGTTGTCCAATATTAAAATAAAATAGGGTGAAGATATATATGGTATTATCGGTAAAAAAAATAACATCAATATTTTTTTTGGTAGCGATTGTATGTATTTGTTTATTTTTACAAAATAGCACATGTGTAATAAAAGAATCATTTAGCGCATCGTCACAGGCAAATGCATATAGCATACAATTGTTAAATACACTTGGACCTATTGTATTTGCAAAAAATCAAACAAGTGCGGATAAAATTACCGCTATTCAGGCGCTTCAACCGCCTATCGCGGACACGACTGTTACATCTATTTTAGGAAATGCGGTTGGAGTAGATGCGCAAATTACACAAATACAACAATATTTGGCATCAAATCCATCGGGTCCTTCGCCGACACCTCCTGCAATAAATACGTAACTAACCAAAAAAATTGATACATATATTATTATTAAACACATAATAAATGACTAATTATACCGTAACAGAATTGGATTTTTCGAACCAAAACTTACATGTTTTACCTAATTTATCGCTATATACAAATCTACAAATATTACATTGTGAATACAATCAACTGACTTCTCTGGACAATCTTCCTCCCAACTTACGAATATTATGGTGTCACCACAATCAATTAACTTCTCTCGACCACCTTCCTCCGAATTTACAAACATTATGGTGTAGTGATAATAAACTCGCAAGGCTCGGCGGAGCTGAGTCCGCCTTTGGCACTTCTCTTGACCACCTTCCTCCCAATTTACGAGAATTATATTGTTCCGCAAATAAACTAACGTTTCTTGACAATCTTCCTCCCAATTTACAAAAATTGTATTGTGCAGAGAATAAACTAACTTCTCTCGATAATCTTCCTCTCAATTTACAAAAATTATGGTGTCCATATACTCCAATTTTTACAGCGTGTATAAAAATGACCAACCATTTTGTGACGGAATTAAATTTATCGCATCAAAAATTAAAGGTTTTACCGGATTTATCTTGGTACACAAATTTACAAAAATTAGATTGTTCTCATAATAAACTTACATCTCTCGACAATCTTCCTTCCCATTTACAAGAATTATGTTGTTGGGATAACCAACTAACTTCTCTTGACAATCTTCCTCCCAATTTACAAAAATTATTTTGTTCCACGAATCAACTGACGTCTCTTGACCACCTTCCTCCCAATTTACGAGATTTATCTTGTTCCGTAAATAAACTAACTTCTCTAAACAATCTTCCTCTTACTTTACAAGAATTATTTTGTGAATATAATCAATTGACTTCTCTGGACAATCTTCCGCCCAATTTACAAACATTATTTTGTCGAATGAATAAACTAACTTCTATTGATATTTTACCAGTTACGTTACAAAAACTTAATTGTATAGGAAATCCTATGTATACAGAATATGGATTTGAACTTTCGATAAAAACGATTGAACAATACAATGAAATCAAACAATCTCTAAGAAAAAGAAAGTGTTAATATTTTCGTCATTATGCGTCTCCCTTGGGAGACACGGTCTACGACAAGAAAGACCCAGTTATTTTGGCAATTATAAAGAGAAAAATTATTGTTACAATATGAAGAACCTCTCTAACAAAAACAGAGAGATTGAAATGGAATAACAAAAGATTTGGAGAAATAAAAAGAGAGAGATAAAATTAAAAAAGCTCTAAACAGAGTTTTTTTAACAAGATAAATTGAAAATCTTTTTTTTAATATAATTGACAAAACCTACGCTAAAATAAAATGACTGATTATTCTGTAACCTATTTGGTTTTATCGTATAAAAACTTACAAGTTTTACCGGATTTATCTCTATACAAAAATTTACAATCATTGTATTGTTCAAATAATCAATTAACTTCTCTAAATAATCTTCCCCCAACTTTACAAAAATTAGTTTGTTCAAATAATAGACTCGCATCTCTAAACAATCTTCCTCTCACTTTACAAGAATTACATTGTCAAGACAATAAACTGACTTCTCTTGACAATCTTCCTCCGAATTTACAAAAATTAAATTGTTCTAATAATCGAATCACTTCTCTTGATCATCTTCCTCCGAATTTGCAAGAATTAGGGTGTTCAAATAATTATTTGACTTCTCTCGACGACCTTCCTCCCAATTTACAACAATTACATTGTGATAACAATCAACTCACAAGGCTCGGCTTTCGAGGGAGTGATAACGACCGATTAGAGTCCGCCTTTGGGACTTCTCTTCCCAAAACTTTACAAAGATTATATTGTCATCATAATCAACTCACTTCTCTGGATCATCTTCCTCCCAATCTACAAACATTATGGTGTCAATACAATCAACTAACGTCTCTCGAACATCTTCCATCCACGTTAAAAACATTAGATTGTTATAATAATCAACTCACAAGGATCGGCGTTCGATTAGAGTCCGCCTTTGGAATCTCTCTCGAACATCTTCCATCCACATTACAAGAATTACATTGTCAAAATAACCAACTGACTTCTTTAAACAATCTTCCTCCCAATTTACAAGAATTATGTTGTCGAGACAATCAACTAACTTCTCTCGAAAATCTTCCTCTCAATTTACTATTTGTAAATTGTTCAAACAATCCGCTCACTTCTCTCGAAAATCTTCCTCCCACTTTACAAACATTATATTGTGAAAAGAATCATTTGACTTCTCTTGACAATCTTCCGCATACTTTACAAGAATTATATTGTTCAAACAATGAACTCACAAGGCTTGAAAATCTTCCTCGTAATTTACAAATATTATATTGTTATCATAATCAACTAACTTCTCTAACCAATCTTCCTCCAAATTTACAAATATTATGTTGTTCAAATAATAAATTGACTTCCCTCGATATTTTACCTGTTACTTTACATAGGCTCGAATGTACTGAAAATCCAATTTATACATCATATGGATTTCAACTTTCGGAAAAAACAGTTGAACAATACAATGAAAAATTCATGTATGTCCCATTTGTATTCCGTAGGGATAAATAAAACATCAGGGACAAATAAAACATCTTGTCTGATGTTAATGAACACATTTGACCTCGGTCTTTTTAACAATTTATCTACATTTCAATTTGATATGTTTTCTATACAAATAACCCTTTTTTTCATAATTATTTTCATTAGTTTAGTAACAATAGTCGGTATATCCTATCAATTTCCGTTTTGGAGTTCGCAACCAATGTTTCACACATACGATATATGTCGTTATTTTGTCTATCTACCTCAACGTATTAAAAAAACAAATAAACCCAACAAACCCAATAAAAATCGATGGATAAGTCCGAATATGATAACTACCGTTTCTATATACGATATCGATACATCTTCCGACTATCAAACACACTTATTTCATATTATAAAACAATATTATTTAACAACTATTCAGACATTTAATACGATGGTGTATGAAGATATTCGCACCTATTTATCCGGATTGTCCTATATTTCTTTTTTATCAATAGACAAAGGTTGTTTAGCAACACAGCCAATACATATGTTATTAACTAAAAATGAAAACGCATCGGCGCTCATGTCTGGACAAAAAATTCGAGAGACAGTTCAACATGCAGTTTTTTTCGCAGTTTCCCCCCATACTCCCAAAAAACATATTTATGGACTTATTCAGGAACACTTATTTTCATTGGAACGACGACAGATAGTAGAAAAAGGACAGATAGTAGAAAAAGGAGAAAAAGATATTGTTTTATTTTCATCCTGTGTGCCAATACAAGGATTGGTTCCGTGTATATCAACGATTTCAAATGTATATGATTTTTCAAAAATACCACATAGTCCAATCTCTCTTCCTTATTCTCTTTTACAAATGCCCATAGGTCACATATCCACTCTTGTTACACAAATAGAACAATATACGCCCTCAGAAAAAACATGGTCGTGTAGTTTTTATCCGTCAAATGTGGATTTATTTTCTTTCATTCAACGGCGATTGTTGTATATATATTATTGTCAGAGAGATGGAAAAATTTGTGAATATTATTTTTTTAAAGTAGACAAGGTGGAAGACCATATGGGAAAAGAACGAATTCATTGGACCGGCACTCTTACAATTACACCTATATCAGAGCAAATACGTGCGCAAAGTGCAATTCTGGCATTGCGTGAAATACAAAAAGAACAACCGCAAATTCAATATGTATATACATCAGAAATAATATACGGACAACCATTATTGGCAATTGTGCCTCACTATTATTATTTATATAATTATATTTGTCCCTACGGAACACAAATGGGGCATATATTAATTTAGAGATTCGATTATTTTCTTTCTTTAATGAAAATGGAAGAACATATAAAAGCGGTTCGCGTGAAAAAAAATGATATTCTGTATACCTATTCGGACCCCATACAAGCACAACGTAGAGCACACGCATATCTGGGGAAACATGCGACTATTTATAAATCAACAAAAAACGACAAAAAATATATGATATGTGACAATGGTGGTCACTGGGTTCATTTTGGACAACTTGGGTATGAAGACTTTCTCAAACATAAAAATCCAATTCGCCAAAAGAATTATTTGCGCAGGTCCGCTTCTATTTTGGGAGATTGGAAAGACAACAAATACTCTCCCAACAATTTAAGTCGTAATATTTTATGGTAGATTTTGTGTTGTTTGTGTTGTGTTTGTTGTTTCATTCGTATCCCAATCATGAACCGATTTACATAAGCCGAATGTTTTACGATGCCATGGTGAATTTCCGTATTTCGCAATTCCAGCCATATGAACTTTTGTTCCATATCCCATATTGGTTTGTAACTGATATTTATCTATTAATGCCGGATACATTTCACACAAATGTAAAATATAATCATCTCTCGCAACTTTGGCAAGAATAGATGCCGCAGCAATAGCCATATATTTGCCGTCTCCTTGTGGAATCGTTATATGAGGCACATATCGAATATGTTCGGAGTTATTTATCGGCATCATATATGGACTAAAATCGGTTCCGTCAATAAGAAGAAATGCCGTTTCTTCCGTTAATGACATTTGTTCCATAATATTCGAGATACATTTTGACATTCCTTTCATAACTGCCTCTCGAATATTTATTCGGTCTATTTCATCGGACTCAATAAATTCAACCGTCCACGCAACCGCATTTTGTTTAATAATCTCCGCAACTTTATGAATTTTATCTGTTTTATTGGGTGTTTTATTGGTTGTTTTTGTGAATTTTTTACTGTCTTTAATATCTGCGGTCCAAAGAGGTGAATCTTGGGAAGAAGTCGGAAGAACGACCGCTGCAACATAAAGACGACCAAACATAGGTCCTCTGCCGGATTCATCTACGCCAATTTCGGTTAACATAGAATTCTCTGTATTGTAATATCGTTCAAGTCGTGTAACAATCTTTTCTTTCTTTTCTTCTGGATTGTTCATATTATGGTTATTGTTATATTGTATGTTATTTGTTTTTCATTTTTATTTCAATAAAGTCAGCAAATGTTTCCAGATATATTATACTGTTTTTTTTATAAAATAAAAGAAAAGATATAAAAATAAAATAAAAAAGAAATCATTATGGATATTTATATACGCACTCCTCAAAAAGCCGACCAATTCGCCTCTATTTTTCAAAATAAAGATGTCGCAGATGTAGTTAATATTTTTTTCAATAAAAAACAAATGTTTATTCAGTCCATGGATAAATCCAGTGTTATTCTCTCTGAAGTCTATTTGCAGAGCACGTGGTTCGACCAGTATGATATGATGGATGAATCTGTTACAATTGGTATAAGTTCTAAAATTCTGCACATGGTATTAAAAACAAGAGAAAAAAATCAAACTATTCAATTGCATTATTCTTCAGAAGAATCCGATAAACTATTTTTGTATTTTCATAGTGAGCAGAAAAACGAATATGACAAGAATTTTGAACTCCCGTTAATTGATTTGACGTCGGATATTTTGGAAATTCCTCCATGCAATTATACGGCAGAAGTTACCTATTCGTCGGACCGTTTTTTTGGAATTGTATCACAGTTAAAATCCATGGGAGATACAGTGGATATTCGATGTAGTGAAGAAAAAATCATATTTTCATCGCAAAGTTTGGAAAAGGGTAAAATGTCCATTGAAATGTTAATTGATGAAGTAGAGTCCTTTGCAATTGAAGAGGGAGAAACTATTCACATTTCATTTTCTCTTCGTTATATGGAAATGATTTGCAGTTATCATAAAATCGCAAAAGAAGTTGAACTAAAATTTATTAGCGGAAAACCCATTTGCGTTACATATTTTTTCGAAGAGGATGAAGAAGGAGAAGGTGAAGAAGAAGGAGAAAGTGAAAAAGAAAGCAAAGTAAGAGCAAGAATATTGTTTTATTTGTCGCCAAAAATGGATGATGATGAGGAAGATTAAGAACCGAACCAAATAGGTTAGGATATTCCTAACCTATTTAAAAGAATCCATCAATTTTACTTGGCAGAAGACTTATTCTATAACGAACATAAAGACAATGGACAAACATATGTAACATGGTAGAGCAAGTAACATTCGAACAATCAGCCCTTTCAACTCGTAACATTGGAATCGTAAAGTGGTTTAATTCTTCTTCTGGATTTGGATTTATTACGGTATTATCCGGAGATTCTGAATTTGTTGGAAAGGATATTTTTGTTCATTATAGCAATTTACGGACAAAAGAATCGCAATATAAATATTTAGTTATGGGCGAATATGTAGATTTTGCGGTAACAAAAGCTCATAATGAAAAGTATGAGTATTTTGCCGAGGACATCAGTGGTATTTTGGGAGGAAATATTATGTGTGAGACTCGACGTATTGCAAACGAAGATAAAAAGGAATATGACGAACGTAGCGAGCAAGTGAGACCACAAGGGCAACAAGACCGACAACAAGGACAACAAGACCGACCACAAGGACAACAAGACCGACAACAAGACCGACAACAAGACCGACAACAAGGACAACAAGACCGTCCACGTCCTCAACGACCATATCAAGGTCGGTCACAACAAGACCGTCCACAAGGACAACATGACCGTCCACAAGGACAACGAGACCGTCCACAAGACCGACAACAACGCCCCCCAAGACAACCACAACAAGACCGACCACAACAACCTCCAAAAAGTAAAAAAACCAAACCAGTTGTTGATGCCGATGGATTTATGACTGTATAGAAAAACATAACAAGCAAAAAAAGTAAAGTAAAAATATAAATATGTGTTATTATAAATACATATTTAATGAATACTATTTTATTAGATTTACAATCACTACATAACAAACATAATACATTAATGCAGTTGCATAATGATTTTTTTAAGGAATTTCAAGAACTTGAAAAACTCGTGCAAAAATTGGCAAAACAAGAACAAAAAAAGGAGAAAAAAAAATCTGGGTTTGCGCGAAATCAACTGGTGAGCACGGATTTATGTGATTTTTTAAATATTTCACATGATACATTAATTTCACGTGCCGAAACTACGATTCGGTTGAATACATATATTAAACAAAATAATTTGCAAAATCCACAGGCGAAACGAGAAATTATAATGGATGATAAATTATGTAAATTATTAGGAAGTGATGCAGAAGGTCAAATCATTACGTATTTCACAATACAAAAATACATGACGAAACATTTTTTATAATGAGTTCGAAAATGAAAGTTTTCTGGGTATTTTGACGATAGGTTCCGGCGCCGTATGAAATTCGGGAGATTCCGAACGGATATGTGGCGTGTGATATACAGAAGATGGCGAGTGTTCTACATGATAATGACGTTGTGAACTGTATGGCGTTAATGGTTTTTTATTTGTTTTTCGCGCCTTTTTGTATTTCGGATGATTTACTAAATAACGATTTACATAGGCTTGCGCATTCATTCGTTTTCCTGAAGGGGGTTTTGGTTTTGGATCACAATTTCCAGTAACTTTATTTTTACGAGTTCCATTTTTGCAACGGGTCTTTACAGAGTGTTTTTCACAATTTCCAGTGGTCTTATTTTTACGAGTTCCATTTGCACAACGAGCCATTATTATATATTAACGCATTATAAAAATTATCTAAATGCCATAATCATTATATTTGCAATTCTTCCGTGTTTATGTTTTTTCCAAAAATGTATTTTATTTCGCATAAATGCCTTTTCGTGAACGTGATACATATTCTCAAATCCTTTTTTGAATTTAATATCTGTATATTCAATGCAATCTGGACTGTCTGTAAAATATCTATTGCACCACGCAATACATCCGTCTCCAATACCCGAAATATTCTCTTTTAATTTATATATATTTTCAACAGTTACCTCTCCTCCCAATTCAAATGCAACATATTCGCATATATGCGCATATATAGTTCGTTTTTTTGGCTGAATACGCACATCGTTTGCTATGTCATACATATTACATAATATACAATTCATATCATTTGATGCTAATAAAGGATATATAATGTCCCACTGAGCAAGAGCAAATGTAAATCTTACTCCGGAACAACAAACATAAAAGAGAACGGCTTCAAACAACGAATGTACGTTCTCGTATGGAAATTGCTCTCTTGGACTAAGTGGAATGTAGGTGCAAATTTTGAATTCGGGGTTTAATTGGATGAATTCGTCAATTACGCGCCCCCATTCGGGATTTGTATTGTAAATAAATTCCATTCTATTCATTTTTTTATAGTATAAATTTTATTTTTTAAAATTTTCAATTTTACTGGGGGGGGCACTAACATGATAAATCCATCATATTTTGCAAAATTTCAGTCGGATAATCCATTTCTCTTAAAATATGAATACCTCCTTCTATCTCTGAAATTCCCTCCGATAAATGATATTTTTCCATATGATAATTTTTTATGTTATGACTGGCGTGAAAATCAGGTATTTTGACATCTTTTTCGATTCCATCTTTTTCGATTCCATCTTTTTCGATAGAATCTTTTTCGATTCCATCTTTTTCGCTGACATCACTAAAATATTTACATACATCAACATTATGAGTTGTCAATAAAAAAGTAACATTTTCATGTCGGTCAAGATATTTTAAAAGAGAAATAGATGATTTTACTGCGTCATTATGATTTGTTCCTGAATACAATTCGTCAAAAATACAAAAATGGCGTTTGTTTTCTTTTTCTTGTTTGTTTTCTTTTTCTATGTCAGTTTCATCTTTAATAATATCTAATATTTCTTTACACCGGCGAGATTCGGCTTGAAATAAACTATCTCTTCCCGATGTATCAGGAATATTTAAATACGAATGAATGTGTGTATACGGAATGATAGAACATGCATCATAAAATCCAACACCAAATTGTTGTGAAAATATAATATTCAACATGGTTGTTTTTAATGTGGTTGTTTTACCAGAAGCATTTACTCCACTTAAAATAATATTTTTAGAGAGAGATACCGTATTTTTTACATTTTCGTGTAATTGAATTGGATACGACTGATTCTTTATAATACATGGTTTTGTTTTTTTGTTTCGAACGATTTTATTTTTGTTTTGTTTGGGTTGTTCTGGCGGGTCGATGAAAATGGCGCATTGTAGAGTCCCCGATAACAATTGACGATGAATCCCCAGAATATTGTCCAAATAACCTTCAAATCCAAACGAGAATCGAAAACTTGCATCCAAGTCATTATCTTTATAAAACATATAATACATTTGCATTAGCTTACCCATAAAAGGTGTATGTGTAATTCCAAATATGGCTTTTGTATCAAGTAGCCATGCATTCTTTGTATACCAACACATCAATCGTTCTCTGTGTATTTGTATATCTTTTAAAAAAGGCGCATAGGCGGATTTGGACGAAAAACGCAATAAAAACGCATCCATGTGTTGTGTATTCGTATGTACATACGAAAGCATTTGATGCATATCTGTGTGCATTTGCTGTAAATTCGCGGTCATTCGCCAGCATTCTGCCATATTTTGATACATGGACAATCCGTAGAAGCCGAGATAACATAGTACATAAATAATACTTTGTGCGTCTGGGCGAACATTACATATTTTTCCTATAAAATGGTTTTTCGCTATTACACTTAAAATATCTATATATGTGTGTATCGTAATAGGAATGCGTTTTATTTTCAACAGAAAAAAAGGAATGCAAAGAAGAAATAGGGGAAGAAGAAGAGAGATTAACGGACTTGCGTATTTTAATGTTGCGAGTGTTTGCAGAAACGACGATGAACGATTGAGAGAAGCCAACACATCCCATTCCAAATATTGATATTTATTGATAAAATCGGCATCACATTTTCTTGCCCAAATTTCTTTTATTCCGTTAATATGGAGGTTTGGCACATGTTCATCCTTGGACAAGTCCAATAAAATGTCTTGCGTTTGCTGTAAAAAACTCGTATCGGAGGTAAATGTAGATTTCCATGAATGGGTCATTTGACGACCAAATTCGTGGGTCGGATGCATCAAATGTGCATACATGGATTTATTTTCTTTTTCTTTTGTTGATTCTTTTTGTTCTGTCGTTTCTTGGTCGATATTTCTACTTACATCCAATTCCAAATCTTCCGCAATGGTAGGTGAGAGAGGATGAACTTGTTTTTCTAAATAAGAAATCGGAAGATTAAAATAACCTGAAAACAATGGTGGTTCTTCCATATATGATACATGTGTGTATTTTTACATTTTATTTAACGTAACTAAAATGTAACACTAAAATATAATGCAAACGAAAAAAAATACAGTAATAAAAAATAAAAAAAATAAAACCGTAAAAGGTGTGCCCAAAAAAACGATAACAAATACGATAAAATCCGACATTGTTAAAATATTTATGGAAACATTAAATTTAGTCAAACTGTATCATTGGAAAACTCGTGTATTTTCACAACATAAAGCAACCGATGATTTGTATGAACGTTTGAACGAAAATATTGATAAATTTGTTGAAATATTATTGGGTAAAGATGCATCAAGAATTCAAATGACGCATAAAACATTACAATTTCATGATTGTAAAAATGATACAGATTTTAAACAACGATTGACCGAATTTCGACAATTATTAATCCATATGAACCGTAGTTTCGACCCATCCGATAACAGCGATTTATTAAATGTGCGAGATGAAATATTGGGAGATGTAAACCAATTTTTATATTTAATGACATTTGACCGGTTATAATGGAGACGTTAGTAATACAATTTCGGTAACGCCTGTTGCTACACATACTTGACTAATTGCAATTCCTGCCCCAACTGGACCACCGACAATAAACCCTGAAATTCCTGCAACTGTCACAATAACTGTTTTACCGATTATATATCCAAGTAGTGCCATATTTTATTTGTTTGTTTATTCGTATTTATTGTTTATATCTTTTTCAATTTTTTTTGCGCGCGTTAAATAAAATCAAATAAATTATAAAGAAATAATAATACATTAAATGGCATTTTTTAATTACGTAGAAAGTTCGCTTTGGCTAACTTTAGGAATAACGTTTATTTTAATTTTATTCCTAATTTATCATTACAAAAATAGGATACAATTATTAGAACAAAAAACCGATACATTTTTATCAATGATTAGTCGAACTATCGATGAAATTCAGCTTGTAAAGCGTCGAATAAATCAATGTATTGACCAAGTTCAACATACTCCTGTTGTAAAGAAAGAGGAAGAAGAAACAGAAGCTGAAGCTGAAGCTGAAGATATAAACACATATTTTTTAGACGAACAAGATGATGATGATGACGGCGAACAAGAAGACGATGAACAAGAAGACGATGATGGCGATGAATCTATTACCCTTGAAGAATTTATACCAGAAGAAGAAGATAAGCCAACTCTTGTATTACAAGAAGAATTTGTGTCTGAAATAGAAGAAGTTTTATTACAACAAGAATCTGTTCTACAACAAGAATCTGTTCTACAACAAGAATCTGTTCTACAACAAGAATCTGTTCTACAAGAAGAATCTGTTCTACAAGACGAACCTATTTTACAAGAAGAATCTGTTCTACAAGACGAACCTATTTTACAAGAAGAATCTATTTTACAAGAAGAATCTATTTTACAAGACGAACTTATTACACAAGATGAACCTATTCTACAAGACGAACCTATTCTACAAGAAAAAATAGACTATAGTAAATTAAGTTTATCAGAGTTAAAAAAAATCGCAATTGAAAAAAAAATTCAATTTAATGTAAAAACAAAACATAATGAATTAGTGCGTATATTAGAAAAATCATAAGAAGTAACAAATTTCATATAACATATTTATCTACCTATAAATAAATATGAATCCATCGAATTTTAGAGGATATTCTGACAATAATTTATATGACGGTTACCCCCCTCTTATGTCCGACGGCAGAACTATTATTGCCTCCTATCAGCCAACATCGGATATAAATAAAACCATTATTGAAAAAAATGGAATCCAGTCCAATTGGCAGTATCGCGCATATTTAACACATAATGCCGACGATTTACGAAAACAAATGTTTATTGAAAGCGCAAATGATACTGGATATATAGGACATACCTATGCACCTATACATAAAGCCCCCGATTCAGATCTAAAGAAATTATATCTAACGCGCGAAGAATTATACACAAAAATGGACCCAACACAACCACCTATTAAAAAGAGCGGTCATACCTTGATGGAACCATTTTCTACATATAATCGTTAGGTTTAGCGATACTTGATTATCTTTATATAAAGTAAGTATCATATGTCATCACAATTACCCGGATTTACGTATATTGGATGTTATAATGACGTTCCTAGTCGTACTCTTCCAAATCAGCATCAAAATATAAGTAATTCAGCTATTCAAAATGCACATGCCGGAAAAATGAGCCAAGCGTTGATTGAATGTTGGAAACAAACCGATTCAAATGATACGGTCATTGGTCTTCAAGATGGAGGTCAATGTTTTAGCGGAACGGGGCAACAATATTCCAAATATGGAAGTGGAAAATGCCCCGGTGGAACACACTCTCCAACGAAAAATCCATTGGGGGGGGCGTGGTATCAACAAATATATGCGTTGGCAGAAGGATTTCATACAAACAAATCACAAAAACAAATAGAAGAACACCAAGAACAAAAAAAACAAATAGAACCCATGTCTTCTTCAACGGGTGTGGCGGAAGCGATTTCTACAACTACCGAAACCGCCACATTGCAAAAAAAAATGGATAAAATGAAAGACAATTTAAATGCGTGTTACGAAAAAAATGGCGTATTGTTGAAAAGCAACATGAATTTACAGCAAGAAGTCATTGATATTTGTAATAATTACGTTTCATTGCAAAATAGTTATCAGTCATTGAACAATCAACTTATACAGGCAAATATGGCACAAAGTTCATTACATGCCGACAACGCCTTATTATCATCGGAAGTGCAAAATGAAGCCGGTATAGTTAGTCAAATTTCAAATAGCATAAATACATGTTTTCTAACGGGAACATGTAGTGAAAGTTTTAATACGTCGTATTATTATGACAAAACAGAAGGTATGGCAACACCACAAACATCCACATATACGACATCATTGGCATCTGGAGTTATTAACGACTACCAGAATAATATACAGAATTTACAGGGAATATTAAACAACGAAAACACACGTCTTCAACAAAAACAACAAACGGTAAACAACGCCATTCAAACGCAGGAACGGGTGATTCAATTTAATGAAAGTTACAATAAAAAATACGGAGAATATGTGTATATGGTAAAGGTAGTTGTTATAGGACTTATTCTTATATTTTGTTCGAATTTACTTCACTCCTTCGTGCCTTTTTTTCCGTCGGCGTTTTTTACGGTATTGATTGTTTTTATTGTTAGTATTATAATTGGCATGACATGGTGGAATATGAGTTTGCGGAGCAATATGGATTTTACACAATATAATTTGAATCCTCCCGCAATACAATCGTCCGCTACCGCAACAACGGCTACAAACACTGCATCGGAATTAGCGGGAAATTTATTAGGCGGATTTAATGGATGTGTGGGGTCAAATTGTTGCTCGACGGGAACCGAGTGGGATAGTGGAAATGCCGTATGCATTCCCATGCCGACCATATAATTTATACTGTTTTAGACTTTTTTGTTTTATTTATCTTTCTTTTTCTCTTTAACACGGAAGAAGTTGTACGTTTTTTTCGTGAGACAGTATTTTTTCGTTTACGTGTCATTCGTTTTATTTTTTTATGGAGTTGTTTTATGACACCTCCTTTCATCGTATATAACAAAGGTTCTATAAAAATATCTTCTTTCCATATTCCATTTTCAACAGTTCCATCAGAATATGTCATATTTCCAATACCATCTTTTTGATTATTTTTCCACTCACCAATATATTTCTTTTTACTGTATACATAATATTCCATTTTACCATATCCATTTATTTCATCATTTTCCCAATTTCCATCATATTCTTGATATACATCATTCGTATTACCAACATCATAATATTTCATTATACCGTGTCCGGTTCTATCACCATTTTCCCAATTTCCATCATATTCTTGATATACATCATTCGTATTACCAACATCATAATATTTCATTATACCGTGTCCGGTTCTATCACCATTTTCCCAATTTCCTTCATATTCTTCATATGGTAAATCATCGTCCTCATAATAATCCATTTTACCATATCCATTTATTTCATCATTTTCCCACTCTCCTTGATAGATTTTTCTTCCATCTTCAAAATTATATGTACCTTCTCCATTTTTTTTATCATCTTGCCATTCTCCTTGATAGGTTTCTCCATTTTTGTATGTCATTGCACCTTCTCCATTTTTTTTATCATCTTGCCATTCTCCTTGATAGGTTTCTCCATTTTTGTATGTCATTGCACCTTCTCCATTTTTTTTATCATCTTGCCATTCTCCTTGATAGGTTTCTCCATTTTTGTATGTCATTGTACCTTCTCCATTTCTTTTGCCATCTTTTAACTCTCCTTCATATATACCAACTGAATATTTTTTGGTTTCACCTCCTTTCATTATATTATATAAATACATAAAATAATGCAAAGTAAAAAATTGAAATAATATTTATTGTTAAATACATAAAATACCAACAAATGTTTTACGAAATTGGCGAAATGATATCCAAAAATAAAATTATTGATATTTATTTAAAAATATATATTAACAAAAGTCGAAACAATACAAATATCGTAACTACAACAAATCCCGCGCCAAATCTTATTTCCGCTATGGCTCTTTATAAACGCACCCAAATAAAATACGATTTATATAGAGAATTTATGCGAAATACATTTATCGATGACCGCACAAAACAAGAATTTATGGAAGTGTTTTATAAAATGCAACGAACCAGTCGTCTTCTTACCCGATGTATAATGAATAAAATCCATAAAACACGACTTGTGCATAATACAACGGATTTATACCAAGAACCCATTTATAAAACATCTCCCCATGTATTGGCTTTACATGAAGGAAAATTCACGTATTTATTTACACACAAAGAACTTATTCATCTTATGTTAACGGCACTCACCTATATTGACGGACCGTTGGCGATAAAAAATCCATACAATAACAAACCATTTACCAAATCGGCTCTATATAATATATATTTCGCACTTTCCGACCATTTTCGGACTACATTACCTATATTGCTTCATTTGTTCTTTCTGTGTGAAATGAATAGCGCCAAATTTGCACACACATACAAACACGAAATATTTGAATATGTATTGTATTGTAGATTACTTCACCCACCAACACACATAATTCATCAAATGTTGGAATTTTATAACAACCGTATTCGGATCGACCATATGAATATTCGAGAGCCAATTCGGGAAGATGGTATTTATAAAGAAGATGGTAGCAGTAAATATGAAATACGTATAGACCCCGATTTTCCCGAAGATGTATTGATGGATGCTTTTAAACCGGCTTTACGGGCATTTTATGTATATAGACATGAAACATCGACAAATAATAGACGTACTCTGAAACAAAAATTTATGTTACATTTAGTTCAGTTTTCGATAAAAAACCAAACGTTTGGACGAAAATTATACTATACAAACACCGAAGAGGCATTGTTTCAAACAAAATATATAAATGTGGTGCAACGAAATAAATTAGAAATACAGAATCGGCGATTCTTATATACACATTTGCCGAATAATACCGATGAATATGATAGTGATGAATATGATGAATAAAGAATTCTTTCTTCTTTCTTCTTTCTTCTTTCTTTCTACACATAATAAAAGATGCAAATTATTCCATCGGTTTTTTTCTCAAAAAATGCACAAACTCGGTGGTTAAAAGTTCTTATTCTTATATCTCTTTTTCTCTTGATTTTAGTCATTTACAATCGTATGTATGGCAAACAACAAACCGAGGGATTCGACCAGAACAAACGATTTCTTTTAAAACGCAACGACGATATTTATGATGATTTTTATGTTCAAGTATACGATGATATTCATCCGTCGGCAACACGCATAGAGCGCGAATTAAATGCCATTATTCAAGCAACCCAACCCTCTCCCAATGCCAGCACATTTTTAGATGTTGGGTGTAGCACGGGGGCAATTATAGATTATTTGTCTGGACACGGATACCGCGCCTATGGAATTGATAAGTCGAATGCCATGGTCGAACATGTGAAACACAATTTGCCGACGTTAAAAGAAGCGGTTCAACAGGGCGACGCAACTACTGATTCTTTATTGTATGACCGTGGGTCGTTTACCCATATTTTGTGTTTAGACAAAACCATTTATCAAATGAAAGATAAAATCGCATTTTTCAAGAATTGTCATCATTGGTTAAAAAATGGCGGGTATTTGGTCTTGCACGTGGTGAATAATCCCCGATTTAATTTAACGATTCCCTCTCAAAATACATTCAATCCATTTCATTTTGGAACTATGCTTTCATCGCTCATGAGTCCAACACCAAACAAACCATCCAATACACAAGCCATGCCAAAAATCCTTGATAATGGAGTGATGTATCAATCCAAATATGATACGCCTTCTTCTTCGTCCTCAGATAAACATATGGTATTTACCGAAACATTTACAGATAAATCCACTGCAAATATACGCCAAAATGAACAAACGTTATATATGGAAGAAATGTCCGATATCATTAATGATGCGTTGTTTTGTGGGTTTTTCGTTCATGGAAAATGGGGGTTGAAGGATGGAAGTAAAGTAGAGATAGATTCAGTTACAGAGGATGCCAATGAAAATCATTTTTTATATATTTTGGAGAAAACGATGTAGAAGATTGAACCTCTCTAATAAAAAGTTATTTGTATCGCTCCCTCCACGGTCCGACGATTATTTTATACAAGGTAGTTGCGAAACACTTTCAATAAATTCACCGTCTTTCCAGTAACCTTCCTCAATTGTTTTTCCATATCCATGTTTTTTATCGTTTTTCCACTCACCTTCATAGGCAGAACCATTTGCATATGTAATTCGACCGTGACCATGTTTTTCATTCTCTTTCCATTCACCTTCATAGATATCTCCATTGACATATGTACATGTTCCTTGACCGTTCACATCATCGTTTTTGAATTCTCCTTTATAGATATCGCCTTCGGCAAATGTAAATGTTCCTTGACCATGTTTTTCATTCTCTTTCCATTCACCTTCATAGATATCTCCATATACAAATGTAAATATTCCTTGACCATTCATTTGACCATTTTTGAATTCTCCTTCATAAATTGCTCCATCTGTATATCTAAATATTCCTTGACCATGTCTTTTATTGTCTTTCCACTCTCCTTCATAGATATCTCCATCTACAAATGTCATTTTACCTTGACCATGTCTATTATTCTCTTTCCACTCTCCTTCATAAATTGCTCCATCTGCATATGTAAATATTTCTAATAAATTCATTGTAGTTAATAATACAAAATATAAAGAACAATAATCAATTTTATCTTGGAAAAAGAGAAGATTTACTCGTTTCTTGAAGTAAAAGAAAATATAGAACACATACATAATATGTTTTTATATATCGGTATTTTCGTTGTTCTCTTTTTATTTTATCTTCATTTTATGGACCAATTTAAAAAGGGTGACCAATATGAAATCTATGAAATAGATTACGCCGGAAACACGCATCTCCAAGAAATATGTCAATTAAAACAGCCCATTTTATTTGATTTTGCACCAACTATTTCAACGTTTCATTACTTGAATACACTGTCTTTAGAAGATTTATCCGCAAAAGTGGGGCAACAAGATGTATTTGTAAATGTGCGTGATACAAATGATACACCCAGTGATGATTCGATACCTCTTTCCTTTTCAAGTGCATTGGCACTTATGGATACAGATTCGACGGGACATTATATTAGCGAAGGAAACAAAGAATTCGTTCAGGCGACTGTGTTGGAGGAATATTTTGATTCGTTTCATGAATATATCAAACCGAATTACACATGTCATACTATATATGATGTCTGTTTTGGTAGTAAGGGAGCGAGCACGATAATGCGACATCATACAGATTCGCGTAAATTTATCTATGTTCCTATGAAGGGAGGTCGCATTACGGTACAAATGACGCCTTTTAAAAGTTCAAAATATATGCATCCAATATACGATTATGAAAAATATGAATTTCGCAGCGACTATAAAGGGAAAGATAATAAAAATGAGAATATCCAAATGTTAGAATATGATGTAACGGGAGGAATGATGCTGTATATTCCCCCCTATTGGTGGTATTCTATTCAAATAGAAGAACCGGGGTCATATTATGGTGTAATTACATATTGCACCGCAATGAATATTTTGGCAAATTCAATATCCTTGGTCAGATATTTTTATCGTCAATACGAACAAAGCGGACAAACAAAAATTGTCCGAACTCTCGCATTAAAAAAGAATGACATGCAAACCGAAACACAAACACAAGAAAAAGAAACTATATCTTTGCCAAAATCCATTGACTAAACTTCGTATTCATAAACTTCGTATTCATAAACTTCGTATTCATAAATTCTCTCCACCATATGATGCAATGTTTCCACCATCATTTCATCATCGTAATTCACATATTCGCGATATCCGAGTAAAAAGGATTCTTTTAATGCGTGGTCGGTTGGTAATAAAGACATACTGATAAGTGCGCCAAATAAAAAGGAGGCTATTTTTTTCGAACTTGTAAATTCATAGTTATCCGTGGTTTGTTCATCTATTTTTCGTTTTGCTATAAACCCAATTTTGTATTCAATACACGAAACTTTATCAAAATCAATACACGCAATCACATTTTTCGTAGAAAGTTTTCCCAACAACAATTCACAGTCATATCCGTCAAATAATAACTGGAAATGAAAGAATGAAAACAATTTTCCTATTTCACACACAAATTCTTCTTTGGACATTTTGAATATTTTGAGCGGCAATACATTCAATCCCAAAAAATGCCCCACGTTTGGCAAATATTGATTCATATCTGGGTCGCTTATATTTACCTGTATAAGTGGCGCATCAGCTAAAGGTGAAACCGGAGCTAATGGAGCTAATGGAGCTAATGGAGCTAAAGGTGAAATTCTCTCCATTTCATATTGACATGTATCCGGCGTAGACGAAAATGTATATGCTTTTGGCACAATAACTCGTATATGTGTTTTTGATAATTCCGATTCAATATATTTTTGAACTAAATATTCGTATTGAACCGTATCACAAGTTGTATTAATTTCATCTAAAATACGAGGGCATAATGTATGTCCTTTTTGTTTTATATTTTTGAATTCTTTGATGACTTTATTTTCGTCCATGACTCGAATTGTTCCGTGAGTTCCTTCTCCAATAATTTTGTTCTGTTCTTTTTCTTTGTCTTTTATTTCTTTTTCTTTGTCTTTTATTTCTTTTTCTTTGTCTTTTTCTTTTGTTTCTTTGTCTTTTATTTCTTTGCCTCCTCCATGTTGTTTCATCATCTTTCTACTTTTACTTTTATTACTCCCTCTACTTTTTTTAAATTTTTCAATTTTTTTACCTCTTCTTTTTTTCGTTATATTCATATACATATATTGTATGCATTTATTTTAATCACGAGTTCCCGAATAATCCGCCGAATTCATAAGTTCCATTTTTCCGAGAGATTTCTTTAAATTAATCTCCTTTTCCGACAATCCCATAAACATATAGTTGGCATTTTCATCTATAATTTCATGCTTTTTTATTTGTTTATACACTTGGTCGATTTGGTCCACCACAGTTTGCATTAATTCTCGGTCGGTAATAAAAGCAGGTGATACAAAATCCACGGTTTCTGTAATTAATTCCACCGCAAAATAAAGCAAATACCGCCGTTTTTTCGGTGTTCCTGTGGTATATTTAATACAAAATAAATCGTGAAGTGCCAAAAGTGTTTTCTGTATAAATTCGGGTTTGTGTTTCTCCTCTCCATAATACAGAATTGCCTCCCATAAAATCCATATTATATCGCATTTGTGTTTATTTTCTACCGATAATTCAGTGCGTTTTTCGGCAAAACATTTATCTCCACGCGTTTTACAAATAACATCAAACTCAATTAACCATTCAATCCAATAACACGCATTTAACATATTATTGTTTTTTAAATCGTAGGAAAATTCATTGATAGCCAATGTTAATTCGAGAGGGTCTTCTTTTTTCATAATGGGGCGAGCATAATCAAGAGAATCCGCTTTAATTCGTGTATGATTGGTCATATCAAATTCCTCGCGCTGGATTTTCACTTGTTCAAAACTATTCTTTTTTGCCGATGTCGACATGATACACACAATTTCGGCGAACATATTTCGAATCATACGATTGTTACGAAGTTCAAGTTCTGTGGCGAAATGTCCCTGTATCATGATATCGCGAAATTGAGAGAAACGTTTCTGTAAATAAATAACGATTTTTGGATTTGCTATATGAATATGTTTTCCGATAAATAAAAGAAGTGTCTCCCAGATTTCCATAAACTGACCGCTACAAATAAGTTCGGCGCACCAGTGACATGCGGGTTCAACCTTTTCTTGTGACATGGATTTTATAAGAGCGTCTTTCACTTCAATCTTTTTATAATTTGAAAACGTCATTGTTTTGAATTCGCTTATTTGGCGAGGGTCGTAAATAGGAAAATGTAAAATAGGAGGGATTGATTCTTCCATATATATATATAATTCTTTCATTATTACTGGTTTATGTCCATTCATATTTAGAGAGAGAAGAACAAAGACAAGGAAAAAAGACAAAGAAAAAAGACAAAGACAAAGAAAAAGACAAAGAAAAAAGGAAAAAAAAGAAAAAGACAAAGAAAAAGAAAAAGAAAAAGACAAAGAAAAAGAAAAAGAAAAAGACAAAGAAAAAAATATGGTATAATTATATAATGGATCTTCGCATTTTAGGATTTAAAAATCGCAATTGGGCAATAAAAAAGAAAGAAAGTCGTAAAAAAAATATCGCAAAACAACATCGCCAAAAAACCCAAAAAAATCTTCAACAAAAACGTAAGAATGATGTATCTCTTATGTCACAAATTCGTCAGAATCGCAAAACATTTAAACAGATACCTTTTTCTCGACAACCGCGTCCATTGAATGAAATCGAAATAAAATTATTGGAAAGACGTAAACATATTGAGCCACTTGCTTCCGCTTCTGCTTCTGCTTCTGCTTCCTCCTCCTTTTCGTCCATTGATATTCCAAAACCACCAAAAAAACATTTAAAAAATAAACAAATGCAGATGGCGGCGATTCCAACACAACCTAAAGTAGAACAAAACAAGGGATTTAATGTAGGCATGTTAAAAAAGGTTAAGGTAAAGGCGAATCCTGTTTCCCCGTCCTCTTCCTCCTCGTGGAAATAGAAGCTGTGTATTAATTTTCTGTTTTTAATATATAATGGTTATTAAAAAAACATTGAAAAACCGAACTTATAAAGCAAATCGTATTCATGGGAAAATAAAACCAAAAAATGCAAATAAAACAAAGAGAGTTGTTATGCGTAAAAAAATACGGTCCGTAAAAATGGATATTTCTCCTCCCTCTTCTCCGTTTGATGAAAATGCATTTAACATAAATGATATTCGTGAAAAGGCGAAAAAGCGGGAAAGTCAGCCATATGAAAATAAAAAAAAGAGTTCGACCGAATCTATAAATTTAGATGAAATTCGAGAAAAGGCGAAAAAGAGAGAGGGTCATCCATATTCGTATAAACCTGCGCAAAAACCACAAAAACCTGAACCTGAACCTGAACCAAAACCCGAACCAAAACCCGACCCAAAACCCGAACCAAAACCCGAACCAAAACCAAAACAAAGTGGGTGTGTATCATCAAATATTAATAATGTTTCAAATGAATTAAAAAAAAAGATTGATACTATTTTTAAAGATATGCAGGAACATCCGGCGAATAATAATAAAGAGTTTTTTACAAAAAAATTTACAAGTATGTATAAACAAATGACATTAAAATTACATCCAGATAAAAACCCAGATTGCCAAACAGATGCGAATACAAAGTTTCAGGAACTGGGCGATAAAATTGAGAAGATAAAAAAACTTATTGATGAGTCTTTCACTAAAATCGACAAAAATGCTGTTTATGATATCATTCAGTAGAGGACAACATTTACAAAAGTGTTATTTCAGTAGAGGACAACATTCTTTTTCCAATCGTTTGATTTCGTTGTATTTTTCAATTGTTTGTATAGAAAGTTCAAATCCATATAGTTCTTTACATGTTGTATAAATCGGATTCTTTTCACAATCTAAGTATTCATCATAGACGTATTCGGGGTTGGAACTATTCATTTGGTTTATTTGATTCATTTGATTATTGTAAAAAAATATGAATTATATTATCAATTTTAATTAACAGGCAGTTTTATTTTAATAGAGGACAGCATTCTTTTTCCATACGTTTAATTTCATTGTATTGGTTCATTGTTTTTGTCGAAAGTTCAAATCCATATAGTGTATAAATTGGATTGTTATTACAACACAAATCTTCTAACAAAGGAAGATAATCAAGAGAAGTAAGTTGATTATTGGAACAATATAATACATCTAACAAAATAGGTAAAATATCAAGAGACGTGAGTTGATTATTGTCACAATATAATTCTCGTAATCCGGAAGGAAAAGAAGTTCCAAAAAGACTTACAATTTGATTGTCATTACATTCTAAGTATTGTAAAGTGGGAGGAAGATTATCCAGCGAAGTCAGTTGATTAAATGAACACCATAATTCTTGTAAATTGGGAGGAAGAATGTCCAGAGAAGTCAATTGATTATTTCCACAATATAATTTTTGTAAATTGGGAGGAAGATTTTCGAGAGAAGTAAAATGATTATGTTCACAATTTAATCCTTGTAGATTCAGAGGAAGATTGTCAAGAGAAGTGAGTTGATTGTTTGAACAATTTAATCCTTGTAGATTCAGAGGAAGATTGTCAAGAGAAGTGAGTTGATTATTTAAACAAAGTAATGTTTGTAAATTTGGAGGAAGATTGTCCAGAGAAGTGAGTTGATTCTCATAACAATATAATTTTTGTAAATTTGGAGGAAGATTGTCCAGAGAAGTGAGTTGATTCTCATAACAATATAATTTTTGTAAAGTAAGAGGAAGATTATCGAGACTTGTGAGATGATTGTTATGACAATATAACTGTTGTAGATTGGGAGGAAGATTGGTTAGAGAAGTCAGTGTATTGTTTGAACAAGTTAATATTTGTAGATTGGGAGGAAGATTGTCAAGAGACGTTAGTTTATTATTGTAACAATTTAATATTTGTAGATTGGGAGGAAGATTGGTTAGAGAAGTTAGTTTATTATTGTAACAATTTAATGTTTGTAAATTGGTGGGAAGATTTTCGAGAGAAGTCAATTGATTCTGGTCACAATATAATGTTTGTAAATTTGTATAGAGAGATAAATCCGGTAAAACTGTTAGATTTTGACAAGATAAATTCAATTCTGTTACGGTATAGTCTGTCATTTATTATTTGTTTGATTAAAAAATAAATAATATATGTATCAATTTTCTTCTGTCGTTTCATTTAAGTAGCGGACAACATTCTTTTTCCAATCGTTTGATTTCATTGTATTTTTCAATTGTTTTTTCAGAAAGTTCAAATCCATATAGTTCCTTGCATGTTGTATCAATTGGATTGTTTTCACAACGTAATATTTGTAAAGTAAGAGGTAAAATATCAAGGGAAGTAATTTGATTGTCGCGACACCATAATTCTTGTAAATTGGGAGGAAGATTGTCAAGAGAAGTAATTTGATTGTTGCGACACCATAATGTTTGTAAATTGGGAGGAAGATTGTTTAGAGAAGTGCCAAAGGCGGACTCAGCTCCGCCGAGCCTTGCGGGTTGATTCTCTTCACACCATAATGTTTGTAAATTGGGAGGAAGATTGT